GTACATCTGTTAAAAGAAAAATTTGTGAGTTCACAATAACAGATAAAAAGAAATTATTGTCTGGGCCTTTTGAATTAATGTCTGGAACACTTGGTGGTACTGGACCAATTGCAACTCATCAAATTCAATGTAATACTTTTACAGAAGGTACTAATTCAAATACATTAGAAGGTGCAATTTATTTATGTGGTACCGCTGGTGGAGCTATGGCAACTGGAAGTACTTTTAGCGTAGAATTTTTTCCAATAGCCCCAAGAAATATGAGTGTATAGAATAAATAAAATAAGATAAATTATATATAATAGTATTTTAAATATATTTTGATAGGACAATAATGGTTGAATATGAAAAAACACCATGGAGAAATGGTGAAACTGCACTAAGTGCAGGTAATTTAAATCACATAGAAACTGGTATAGAGAATAATGCCAATGCTATAAATTCTATATCTGAAGGAATGAGATTTAAAGGATCTGTTAGTAGAATGGCAGATATTTCAAATCCAAGTATTGGGGATGTTTATCAAGCAGATGCAGTTATAATAGTAAATGCTTCTACTAGTTTACGAACAAAACCTGGAGATTTACTTGTATATACAGGAAGTAATACTGGCTGGCATGTAATACCATCTGGTGATGATGCTTATGGTACTGTAACATCAATAACAGCTGGTGCTGGTTTAACCACTAATGGTGGACCTATAGTATCTTCAGGTACTCTTTCTATAGATGCTAATTATATAAATAATATGATAACTACTAAGTTAAACTCTGATTTAGCTCCTATTGCAAGAAGTGGTAGTTATGCAGATTTAATAGCTGTTCCTTCTGATGTAGGTCATCCTTTTCATTCAGTAATAGGAGAAGAACCTTCAGCAGATGCAGTATTATCAGAATCAGCAATAGTTAATGCATTAAATGGAAAATCTGATTCTAATCATATACATTCAATAAGTGATATAACAAGTTTAGAAGATCAATTAGATAATAAAGCGTTAGCTGATCATAGACATGGAAGAATTACAGTAGATGGTAAGATGTTAAATGATTTAAATCAAATAGTTACTACTTCTGGATTCTTAAAGACTAATAATAATGGTTTAATAATTCATTCTTCTTATGTTAATTCAAATGAAGTATATGGAACTCAATTTAATGTTATAAGATCTCAACAAGGTGAGACACCTGTATACATATTAACATCTGATACTAGTCCACAAACTGGAAAAACTTATTATAGCTTAAATAATAATAACTATATAGCTATAAATCCAGCTCCTACAAATCCTAAAGAAGCTAAAGCTTATGAGATTGAAAAGATAGAAACTATAGATCTAAAAACTTTAGTAAGAGATATAAGATCTATTAAATATGTATTACCACAATCTCCTGCTACAGAAACAGCTCCAGCTACATTAGTAAATGCGGCTGCGGAAGATCATACACATGAAGTATTTTCAAATAAAAATGATGGATTTGCCCCTACTACAAAAGATTTACAATTAGAAACAGGAGATTCAGTAGCAAATTATGTTCTTTGTGGTGATGGTACTTGGAAAAAGAGAACGTCAGGAGTAGTAACAGAAGAACAGAATGAATTTATAAAATTTTATACAACTACTGATGGACAACCTGAACTAGGTGATAATCAAATGAAAATAGTTGTTTTAGATGAGCAACCTCCAGCTGACTTTGCGTATCAGGAAAATTGGTTATATCTTATAAAAGGTTAAATATAGTGGCTAATACAGAAGAACTTAAAGCATTAAAATTTGGTAATAATACTATCAAACAAGTTTACTTTGGAGATCAAAGTATTTGTAAAATATTACTTGGAAATTCTGATGGATCTTGTAGTGAAGTCTTTTTAGATAGAACTGTAGAACCTTGGGCAAAAGCTTCAGCTGAAGGTCTTAAAAGAGCTCTTGAAAGACATAGAGCTGGTATAGTAAATCTTTATAATGATGAAGGCTGGAAAATAGGTTCTAAGAGAGAGGTTACATTAAAACCGATTTCAAAAGCTGGCATGAAATCATTAGCTGGTACTACTTGGGTATTTAAAGGTAGAAAACCAGATGCAGCAAAAATAATAGATACTGATTCTCTTCCAGATTATTCTGATGGTAAAAAGAAATGGAGAATAAATTTTTCTTATTATAAAGTATCTTCTGGTGGTACTACAAAAGCAACTAAAAAGAAAGGGAAAGATCCTTTAAAAGAGTGGGTTGGTTCTTATAACGCATTAGCTAAAGATTCTTTAAGACATTCAGATTCTATGTGTTATATAAAAGAAAAGGATACTAGTTATGAAACATCTTTAGTTTTTTATAACACGAAAGATTCAGAAGGAAAGATAACATCTTCAAAATGGGTTGTTCCTTCTCCTAAAAAGAATTATAAGAGTTTATCTTATTATAAGGTTAATGGTAGTAAAGTATTGTCTCCATATCAAGAAATAAAAATAACTGATGGAGAAGATGTTCAAAATGAAGAATTAATTAATTGGTTTAAAGCAAATGCAACATGTTTAACAACTAAATTTACTGACGCTGAATGGTCAGTAGCTGAAGAACATCCACAACAGACGGTACATTTAGTATTAGCTCATAAAGCATCTGAATATAATGGTGATATAAAAGGATTTTCTTTAGCAACTGGGTCTGATGAAGATGATCCTGAAATACCTAACCAGAAACCTGTATTCATTGTATGTCAAGATGAGTGTTTAAATACTAGTGGCAAACTATTGGCAAAAACAAAAACTGAGAAAAAAACTGTTAATGGTAAGACGAAATCAGTAACTACTGAAGTCGGTTCAAATGCTAGATCTTGGGGAGGTACCTCTAGACGAGAGTGGTGTAATAGAGGATATTTTTTATCTCTTCCTAAAGATATTCAAGATATATTACAACCATTTAAATGGGAAGTTGGTAATGAAGGTGGTACAGAAGGAACTACGGAGTTTACAGATACTATAGCGTTGCCTTTAGAAAAACATGTTCTTAATGCTAGAGTAACAAGTACAATAAGGGAATCTAATACATATGATACTTGGGAATATTATAAAGATAAAGATAAAGATGGTGCGCATATAAAAGAGAAGAGTGACGGAACTAAAATTAATTATTGGACAGCTTCTCCTAGCAAAGGCAGTACTACAAGTTTTGCTTATATAAAGCCACAAAAAACTTCAGTAATTCTGGATAAAGTATCTTATCCATCTGGATCAGCTGCTTCTAATAAAACAAATGGTTTATCACCTTTTATGATTATATAAGGAGTTTTAATGAAATACTTAATTCAAAACAGAAAAGAATGTACTATGACGATAGTTGCTTTAATAGTAGCTATTCTGGACTTTATTAAAGTTTTCGTTGGAATAGACTTAGGCATAAATGAAGGACAGATATTAGCAGTTGTTTCTGCAATTATGGGAATATTAGTATGGTACTATAACATGCCAACTTCAAAAGAAAATAGTGAAGCAACTGGTGAAATGAGATTAAAGAAGAAGATGAATAAAATTCTTAAGACAGGTAAGAAGTTTGTTGGTGAGAATTTTTATGATGAAGTAGAAGAAAAAGAAGAGGAATAATTAATGGGTTATATTACTTATAAACAAGCAGATTCCAGATGGGGCAGTAAAAATTATAATGGCTCTTCCTCAATGGCTACGGCCGGGTGTGGACCAACATCTGTGGCTATGCTTGCTTATGCAGTAGATGGAAAAACAAATCCTTGGGACGTTGCTAAATTTATGAAGTCTAAAGGATATGCTATAAGAAATAACGGCACTGCATGGGCTGGAATTCCAGCAGCTATGAAACATTTTGGATTAACTGATGTAAAAGAAATAAATGTTAGTTCTTCTATGACTAATGTTTGGAAATATTTAGATAAAGGTTATTGTGCTGTATTCTTATTTAGAAGTGGTTCAAGAGGTGGTATTACTTGGACAACGAGTGGCCATTATGTAGCTGTAACAAATTATAAAGTAGAAAATGGCAAGCATAAATTATATACTAGAGATAGTGGTGGAAGAAATCATACTGGCTGGTATACATATGAAACTCAAATGAAAGGGTTGATCCCTAAAGTTTGGGTAGGATTAGCTAAGAAGAAAGAAGAAAAACCAGTTCCTAAACCTACAGGTAAATATAGTGACACTATCGCTAAACCTACTTTAAAGAGAGGTTCCTCTGGTATCCAAGTTGAATATTTACAGAAATTTTTAAATTGGTATCTTGGTATAAAACTTAAAATTGATAAAGAGTTTGGTGAAGCAACTGAGGAAGCAGTTGAAAAATTCCAGGTAGCAGAAGGATTAACCAAAGATGGAGTTTATGGTACTAAATCTTATAATCATGCAAACGCTTATAAACAAAAGCAAACTACTCCCTCAGTAGAAACAAAAGAATATAAAATAGTAGATGTTTCCTATTGGCAGCATACTATTGATTGGGCAAAAGTAAAAAAGGATAAAGTTGATGGTGCTATATTAAGAACATCATATACTTCTCAATCAACTTTTTCAATGTCAAAAGATAGTACTTTTGTTACTAATTTAAAGGAAGCAGTAAAGAATAATATTGCAGTTGGAGCTTATCACTATTCACAAGCTATTTCAGTAACGGAAGCTAAAAAAGAAGCACAATATATGTGTGATATATTAAAGCCGTATAAATCTTCTATAACACTTCCTGTAGTATGTGACTGGGAATTCGGTGGAAGACTATCTTCAAGCAAAGCTAAATCACTTGGAAAATCAAAATGTACAGAAATAGTTAGTGCCTTTTGTGATGTAGTTAAAGATAATGGTTACGTACCTATGTTATATGCTAACTATTCTACTTTTTCAAATTATCTAAACCTAGATACTTTAAAGAAAAAGTATTTAATATGGTTAGCTCAGTATGCTAGCAAAGCTTCTATGGATTATGACTTATGGCAATATAGTTCTAGCGGTAAAGTTTCTGGAATATCAGGATCTGTAGATGTTAATAAAACAAAAAAAGATCTTGTCAAAAAGCAAGAAGATCCAACACCTACTCCTGTTGAACCAGAAGTTACTAAGACAAATGCTGATTTAGTATGTGAAAAAGCGATTGAACTAGCTTGGCCTCTAAATACTAAAACAGAAAAATATGATTACAGTACTGGCGCTCCTACAGCTAAGATGAAAGAAGCTTTAAATGAACGTGGATATACTAGTAAGATAGCTTATTCAGATTGTGGGTATAATTTAAATGCAGTTTTATATGCAGCGTTAGGTATTAAAGTAAAAGTTCTTGCTGGTGTTAATGAAGAATTTCCTGAGATTTCACAATGTGAAATTATATGGAAAGGTAAGAAAATTGTAAAGGGTGTATTAAAACCAGGCTGTGTAGTAAGATATAAGAAAAAAGATAGTAAAGGAAAAATTAAGTCACAACATGCTCTTATGTATGTAGGAAATAATAATTTTGTAGAAGCTGGTCGTGGCATAAGATTCTTTGTTATGAAACATTTTGACTATCTATCTAAGGCCAAATTTAATAAATCTAATGTAGCATTTGAAACTTTAGAAGTTTTAATGCCAAAATAAGAAATTAACCATGTGATTTAATGTCGGGGACAGCTTTGTTATTTAGGGGAGCTGTGTAGAAGGTCTGGTGGGTATTCCTTTTAACATATACATATTTTAAAAGTTGACTAGTTTAGGGAAATTTAAATGACAATGATAGAATTTTTAACAGCTGTGGTGGTTGCTATTATAGGATCGAATGGTTTGTGGATGTGTTTTTCTAAAGTAATTGATAAGAATTCACAAAAAACCAAAGATTTACAAGAGTTAAAAAATACCGTGAGCGAGATCAAGCAAGAAATCAAAAAAATAGCCGAATTTGGTGAAAAGAATAATAATCTAGCTAAAGCAACTGCTAGGGAACGATTAAACAGCTTAAATCATAAGTATAGACAGCAAGGATATATTCCATCGGAAGATTTAGTTGCTTATAAACTAATAGGAGAAGCCTATGAGGAGGCAGATGGCAATACAGTTGTTTATGAAGAATTTAAACTATGTATGGAAGAGCTCCCCAGAAAATAAGTTACTTAATAAAATTACACAATGTTTACAAAAATAGTTTATTAGTATATAATTATATTGATAAACTATTTTTTTTATACTTACATAGGAGAATAATTATAATGGAAGAATTAGTAGTATTAGATAGTCTTGAAAAATCAGCAGAATATATGTGCAGTGACGATTGGAAAAAAAGATTTATCGCTGAGTATGCTCAATTAGTAACTAGAATAGATAAACTATTAGATTATCTTTGGGAAGAAGATTCTAATGATGAGGATCCTTGTCCTACAGGAATTTTATCTATGCAGCTTGATAGAATGGGTGAATACCAGCAGTTATTAGAAATTAGAGCACAAATTTATGGTATTGATTTAAATCAGGAAATTTATAATTTAAATGGTAAAGAAATAGAAAAAAGTTTTTAAAAAGTATGTACATTATCTCCAGAATATGTTATTATACTTATAGGAAGAGTAGTTAGTAACATTAAGGAGGTAAATAAGATGTTAGAAGTTGATGGAAAGAAGTTAAAGTATTTGTACATGGCAACTACTAAAGATGAATACGAGTTGCCAATAGCAGTAGCTGATAGCGTTTCAGAATTAGCTGAGATGTTAGATATGAAACCTACAACTATTTCTATTTACCTTACGTTGGGTAGACCAGGATTTTATAAAATTGCAGTTTAGAGATAGATTAATTTCTATCTCTACTTTTGTTTGTTAAGGAGGTTTGATTATGAGTTTTATGAATAGAGAATTACCTTATGTAAATGCGTTTGGAACAGTAGATATTTCAAAGTCTACTTCAATAGAAGAAGCACTGGTTGCAGCAGATATGGATTGGAATGTTTTATCAAAATCATTATATGATGAAAATGGTAGAGAATATCCAGGATTTAGAGCTAATGTAAATGAACGTAATGGAAATCTTTTAGGTATTGTATCAGATAAATATAGTATTGTACAAAATAAAGAAGCTTTTGAATTTGTAAATGATCTAACTGATGATGGATTTATGTTTGATAAAGCTGGTAGCTTTAGAAATGGTAAATCTATATGGATTATGGGTAAATTTGAATCACAAGATATTCTTGGAGACGATATAGATACTAATGTAGTATTTGTTAATTCACATGATGGATCATCTGGTGTTAAAGTAATGATGACTCCAATTAGGGTTGTTTGTGCTAATATGCTTAATCTGGCACTTAAACGAGCAGAAAGATCATGGACAACGAAACATACTAGAAGTATTTATACAAAATTGGAGGAAGCCAAATACACGTTGGGTCTTGTAAATGATTACATGTTAGAATTAAGAATTGAGCTTGATAGGTTAGCACATATTAAAGTAACGGATGATAAAATAGAAGATATATTTGATAATCTGTTTCCTGTTGATCCACTTAAAGATTCTGAAAGAAAGATTAAAAATGTATCTATTATGAAAGATAATTTCATAAAATGTTATAACGAACAGGATATTATTAAATATAAAGGTACAGCTTATGGGGCACTAAATGCTATGTCTGATTTAATTAGTCATAAACAGCCAATTAGAAATACTGCTAATTATTATGAAAATAGTTGGTGTAATCTAGTTAATGGAAATATCGTACTAGATAATTTCTACAAAGCATTGAGGTAATAATTATGCTTAGGGTTGAAAATAATATTGCCTATGTTGAAGGAACAGCTAAATCAATATGTGTTGAGTTTACTCATTTAGTTGTACAATTAATTACAGTATTAGAAACAGAGTTTAATTTATCACAAGAAGAAGCAATAGCTGTTATAAATGAAAGTTGCAAAATAGCCTATATGGATGAAGAGCAAAGAACGGAAATGATAAAGAATTTGAAAGGAGAATAATTATGAGCTCAAAATCTAATTTAGATCTTGCAAGAAAGTATGAATGGAATTCTTATATATCTAGAAATAGTGGTAACGAATCGGAAGCAATTAGATATGAGTCAATGTCAAAAATGGCGTTAATGGATGCTGCTAATGATAAGATAAGAGAAGATAAATATAAAAATGATAAATATAAAGTTGATACTGTAACATTTAACGGTTATAGGAGTAATAATATTAGTCTAAAAGAACATCCTGTTTATAGTATAATTGGTGTTATTATAGCAATAGTATTAATTGGAGGGGCATATTTATTGGGTATGGTAATTTAAGGTGTCAAGTTATGTGTAAAAAAATGTTTAGATATTTGGAAAAGTATACTGGTACCTATAGAGTTTTAGGTTACTTAGATTTAGATACCAATGATTTTCCAAAGGATGAAAACGGAAGTATAGATAGTTCATATGATGATTTATATATACCATGCAGTAGAGGAAAAAGTATTATCAAGCATACTTATGAAGATGGTAAACTAGTTATATGTTTTTATAATAAAGCAAGTACTGCTAGAAATGTATATAAAGAATTGAAAGACAAATATAAATCTATATATCTAAAATTAGATATAGTTGGAGAAGATGGATTAATATTCTTTAATGATGAAGATATGAAAAAAATAGCAACCATAGTTAAACCTAAAACGAGTGGTGCTTCTATTAAGTGGAACTCCAATAGGAATTTACCAAAGGTTAATTATGATATTAATGATAATGATCTTGATAAGTTAAATAAAATAACGAATGGGCTTACTAAAACAGAAAAGATGCAGTTTGGAAGAAAACTTGCTTCAGAATTTCTTGAGAATAATAATTTGAAAGAGGCACAAAAATCATCTAGATTGAACGCTAAAGAATTTGTTCATAAATCTGGATTATGGGAAGAATATATAAAGGCAGCTAAAAAATTAAAGAAGGAGATGTATACTTAATATGACAGATATGGTAAATCACCCAGCACATTACGTTGGTAAAATAGAAGTTATAGATTATTTGGAAGATAAATTAACAAGTGAACAGTTTGAAGGATATTTAGTTGGTAATGTATTAAAATATCTTTCTAGATACAGAAAGAAAAACGGTTTAGAAGATCTTAAAAAAGGTCAATGGTACCTAAATAAATTAGTGGAGTTTAAAAATGAAGAGAAAGAAGTTTGATCATTTAAATTTATGTGATTATAGTAATTTATTTAAGTTAGATTATCCTGCAAGAAGAATTATAAAAAATATAAGATGTTTTAAAATACGTATTAAAGCTATGGTGCAGAGAGCAAAGTATGGTGTATCACAGTATGATGCATGGGATTTTAATTATTTCATTATGGTGGCTATGGAAAATGGTCTTAAATTCTTAAAAGATGCGGGTAATAGTTATCCTGGATGGACATCATATGAAGATTGGCAAAGAAAGTTAGAATATATTATAAAGTTATGTGAAATGTCTAATTTTGAAGAATCTCAAATAACTGAGAAATCTTTTGATAAATACTTGGATTATTTGGATCAATATGGTAAAGATTCTAAAGAAACTGAAGATGCTAGAAAAGAATGGTTAGAGGATGAGTTAGAAAAAGATAAATTACAACATAAAGCAAGACATAAAGCATTAAAAGAATTAGAAAAATATATAGAAGATTTATGGGATTAATATTTAATCCCATTTTTAATTAAATTCTATTGTTAAAATTATCTAATTAGTTCATATATTGCTAAATTATTTATATTATTGAAATTAATCATATTAAGGATATAGATATGCTAATAGAAAAATACATGAATGTTGAAACTGAATTTCAGACTGGAGAAAATGATTTTGAGACATATACAGAAGAAGTAGAAGTTTCTGATGATGATATTAGGCATTATATAGATACATATTTATCTGCTGAAGATGTTATTAATTTTGCTAAACAAATAGCACCTGAGGAGTTTAAGAATAATGCTGATTTAGATTTTGCTTATGAATTACTAATAGATGAATTTGATGAGCATGATGATATTCCTGATATTGCTGATCTAAATGATTATATACAAGACTGTGTTCAGAATGATTATGAGGAAGAAGCAAGAGAACAGATAATAACTGCTAAAGAAAATGAAGACGTTGGGGTTAGACAATCTGACTTTATTTAATTTTTTTCTTACGTATTAACAAAATTGTTAATACCCTATTAACAAAAATGTTAATACCCTATTAACAAAATTGTTAAAGATAATATTACATATTAATAATACATATTAATAATATATATAGTTAAGTTTAGGATTTATATTGATATTAGATAATAGTTATACAGAAATAACAAAAGATCTACAAATTATAGAAGATCTTTTTATAGAGACAGAAGAAGATTATGAGAAATTATATAGGCAGATAGATTTAACTCCTGATGAATTTACAGATATGAAAGCTGGTAGATTAATACCAGATAAAATTCAACTCGAGAATATATATAATTTTGCTTATAATCATAATTTATACTTAAATGAAATTTCATGGCTAGAAGCAGAAGATGAATATAATAAAGGAAATATATCAATAAAAAGTCATGGCGCTCATATCCCTATTACTGGTGATATAATACTTAAAAAAGCTCCTGGTAGTAGTAATGATTTTGGTGATGGATTCTATTTAGGAGAAGATATTTCACAAGCAGGTATGTGGGTAGCTAATGATATTAATTCATCATTATATATTTTTACATTTGATAAATCAGATTTAATAGAAGCAAGATTTAATGTAGATGTAGATTGGATGCTTGCTGTCGCTTTATGTAGAAATAAACTTGATGATTATTTAGATACTCCAAGATTAAAAGAAATAAAGGAGCAAATTGATAATTGTGATTATGTATATGCTCCTATAGCCGATAATAATTTATTTGAAATAATAGATTCATTTATTAATGGAGAAATAACTGATCTTCAATGTTTATATGCAATATCAGCAACTCATTTAGGTTATCAAGTTGTATTAAAGAATGAAAAAGCATTAAGTCATATAGATCTTAAGAAACATTTATATTTATGTTCTGTTGAAAAGAGTTTATTTAATAAAGAATCTGATATAGAAAGTAACACATCTATGAATAAGGCTAAAATAGCTCATACAAAATATAAAGATGTTGGAAAATATATAGATGAAGTATTGAAAGAGTATAACTAATGATATTAATAGAGAAGAGAATTGAAATTAACAATGAATTATATATAGATTCTTGGTATGATAAATATTCTAAAAATTATATTACACAAGTTAAAGATTTAGAAGATAATGAAGTAGATTATGCTTATTCTGGTAATTCTAAAGATAGAGATGCAGATATAAAATATTTTAAAAAGCAATATAAAAATGAATTATCCGAAGAGTATAAAAAGAAAAAGAAACAAGCCGAATTACCTATGACTGGATTATCTCCTATACTTCCAGACCAAGGTAAAGGAATAGATACATTTAATAAAAATATGGACGTTGGTGGTGAAGCTGCTGGCGAAATGTCTGGAGGATCTGGAGAATGAGTGATGTAAAGAAATATACAGTTGGAAAAGAAATAAAAGAAAATTTAACTCAATACTATGGTTTGAATAGTAATGGTGATACTGTATATGTGGCTATGTCGGCTGAAGAAGTAAGAAACTATGCTAAAAAACATCCAAAGGAAGATATAGTGAAAATAGAAGATAGTAATTATAACTACCATTCCTTAGTGGAATCATTAAAAAGATTTGATAGAAAAGAGTTTGATGAAAATTGTAACACGTATGAGTTAGAAATGTTGTTTGAATCGGTTAAGACTACATTATCTGCTCAACAGAAAAATGATCTAGCTAGATTTGTTAGAAAAGCTAAAACTGCTGAAGAAGTAAATACTTATATGACTGGTATGGTGGCGCAAGACAGGGCTAATGAATCCTTAAATGAAGAAAAAGTATATTCATCAAGAGATTCCATCAATAAGAACTTTGATAAAGAAATTGAAGATATTCTAAGTGATAATGGAATAATAGAAACTGTAGAGTATGGTGCTATTAACGATGTCGGCCCAAAGACAGCATTAAAGATTAAAAACATATTAGATAATCTTAACTATAATTGTGAGATAATCAAAGATTATGATACTTGTCAAGTAATTATTAAAGAATCATTTACAGAAGATGTAGATGAAGAATCATTTAATAAATTAAATGAATCTCTTGTAGGTATTTATGAAGATTATATTTTAAGAATATTTGAAAAGTATCATGTAAAAGTAGCAGAAAGTTACCATGATAGATATTATCCAGAATTAGAGCGAATGGTAAGAACTGTTGATTGCTTTGTAGTTGAAGCCATAGGAAAAGATTTTTCAGAAAAGTTCTTAAAAGAATTACGTTCATTAGAATCTCATGATATATATCTAGATATAGAAAAGGAACCTGTATTATCCAACCTTGACCCAGAGTATGAACAAAAGAAAAATACAAGAACTGCTTTTGTATTTTATGCTGTTATTGATGGGAAAATAACAGAAGCTTTTGATGAAGAATCATTTAATAAACTTAAAGAGATAGCATACGAGTTAGATGATTATATAGAAGATAAAGTTTGGGTAAGAGATTTTTGGTATGATGCTCAATTTGATAACACTATTACATTTAGTATAAGTGGTGATTGGAAACACGATCACGCAAGATTTGACTACTATGCTAAAGAGTGGTTAGATAATAAGGGACTTGATTATAAAATCTGGCAACATGTAACAGATGATGATGGTAGTGATTCTTATGTAGCTGATCATACCATAAGAATTTATAACTTATAATACAGTCTTATAAAGGATTTATATGAAGTTAAAGTTAAAAGAAAATGCAGATATAAATGTTGTTACTGGTATATCTGATATTATTATAGATTCTATTAATAAAAAGTGGGATAATATAAGAGATTTTAACAGTATTATTGTTAACTTAAATGAAGAAGGTTATGAAGATTTAGTACCAGTAATTCAAAGCATACTAGAAGATGAAAATAAGAATGTTGGGAAATTACAACAGCTGGTTGAGCTAATTTCCCCAAATGCTAAATCAATAGATGATGGTAAACAAGAAGCTATTGACGAATTAGATAATACAGATATAAAGGTAGAAGAAATGAAATTAAGTGAAAATTTCCCTAATGTTCCAGAAAAGGTGTCAACAAATGTTGATCCTGTATTTGGGAAAGCAGTTGAAGATAAAGAAAGAGATGATAAAGAAAAAGAAGCTGCTTTAAAAGAAAATGAGAAGTTAGCTAAAGAAACAATTCCTAAAGAAGGTGAGACTGGTAAGAAGGTAACTTCAAAAGCTCTTAAAGCTATGCATCTGAGTGAGGCATTATTTGATGAAGATGTCATGCCCTTAGGTGAAGACCTTAGTGAGCATGGTCAATTATGTTTAAATGTTGATATAAGTGATGCTATTGAGGAAGTATTCCGGAAATATCAGAATGTGACTAGAGAAGAAATGGAAGCAGCTTTTAAGTATGCATACGATGATTTTTTTAAAAATGTTACAAACTTAGCTGAAGATTTATCACAAGGCGAAATCCAGAATTTCAATAGTGATGTTTATCATGCGTTAGAAGATGTAGCATTTAAGTGGCGAAATAAGCAGGTAACTCCTGATGAATGGGCTCAAGCTTTAGAGTGGTTTGAATTTCATTTTATAGACGATGGTGAGTGGGAAGAGTATAATGAATCTCTAACAGAAGCTTTTGGAGACAAGAAAGCTGTGTTAGAAAAGCAATTGATAAATTTTTTATCAAAAAAAGAATTTGAAAATAAATTTAAAATATCTGATGAGGATAAAAAAGAATTTATATCTAGAGCATTAAAAACGCTATCTAAAGTATTTGCTAAAGATGATCATGTAACTGGCGAAGAAATTGGTGATTTAGTAAATAGATTGTTTAAATTATCTTTTACTAGAGATGGTAATTTAATGACAGAGTCTGTTAAGTTTGATATAGCAAAAGAACAGATAAAAAGATTTAAAGAAGGCAAGATGCCAAAAGATTGGTCACCTGAACAATACGTTAAAAATTTAGTTAGTAAACACCATTTAACTAAAGAAGAAGGTCAAAAGTTACTATCAGAAAGTACTTTAAACGAAGACTTGACTTCTAAAGATGATTTTAGATCAGAAATGAAAAAAATTCTTCAAGAACTGAAACAAGCTTATTATTCTTTAGCAGATAATACTTCAGATGGATTTGATACTTCTGCTAGTATTATAAAAACGCTTGGATATGAAGTCAATGAATTATCCAATGCGATGCAAAATTTTAATTGGACAGAAAATGACTAATAAATACGATTCATATGAAAGTGAATTATTTTGTTATGAATACCCATTTAAGTGGGATAGAAGAAATAAAAATTATCTTAAGAAAAAGTATGATAGAAAATTAGTTAAAGAATATATTGAACCTATTGTATTCAGATTAAGATTTTATTCTGTTAATAACGATTTACTTTCAGATGAAGTTTATTCACCAAATAAAAATAGAATTAAATTTCCAGTACCAGAACAAATAGAAGATAAAACATTTTCTGGTTGGGAATTTAGTTATGGAGATAAAACAGTAATTATATCTCAAGAAGATTATACAGAATTAAAAACTGCTGTTATGGAAGGTTATGATGATATAGTATTAACAGCAGTATATCAAGATAATTAAGGAAAACTATTAATGGCAATTAGGGTATATAATACAAAATATCAGTCATTAAATGCTGAAAAAGTAGCTGAATTATTTAATTTTGCTAATAATGATTTTTGTGGGTTGGTATCTTCTATTGAAGCTCCTTTTGTATTTACTACAGATAATACAACAGGTAACAAAAGTTGGGCTTGGTCAGCTCTACTTGGTGATATAATAAAATTTGTAGGTGGCGGTATTAATATTGATTACGATAGAGAGGTTGGGAAATCATATGATCTATCTGGTGCACCTGAAGGATTCCCATGCGTTGTATGGGGATTAGATATTACAGTACCAGATGAAAAAAACTCAAATATAACTACTAATAATTATTCTGATCTTGCTAACTTTTCAAAAATATATTGTAAAGAAATTCAATTAGATAATTTATATTCAGTAGTTAATAATCCAACTGGGAGTCCTGCCGATAAGGGATACTATGAGTATTCAGAAGGTAGTTTTATTCCTTCTCCAGATACAGAAGTTGATGGAGGAAAGCAATATTACTTTATGTTAGAGAAAGAAGTTATAAGAATAAATAACATAAAGGAAGATACCTTTAATACTAATAAACAAATGCTAAGTTTTGAATACTATGGTAATACACTTTGGGTATCACCTGGTAGATTTTTTATACCTTTCTGTGGTTTAGATCAAGGTGGACATTTTATATCTATGATATTCAATAGAGATAAAACTGGTTATGAATCATTTTTATCCGCAAGAACATATTATCATTTACTTGCAGAACTTGGCGATAAGTTTGTATTCAGAGTTGGTGGTCCAACAAAAGGTGATATAGGTAACCTTAATGTTACAAACAGTTTAATAGCGAATGTAAAAACTAATGATGGTGTAAATATAAAACAACCTGTTGTATCTAGTGTAGTTGCAGATTCGCAGTCTGATGACACATCTTTAGATAATATGGATAATTTAGTATTGCTTGGGAAGTCTAAAGATACTAATGAAGACGGCTCAATAAATGAAAATGGTTCAAGAACAGTATATAGATCTAAAACTAATTATAAAATTCCAATAAGACATGGTGGTACCAGTGCTGATATACAATCAGAAGCAAGAAAGAATCTTGGGTTTACGTATGGTACAAATGAGCCATCAGGTATACCTACAAATAGAAATGGCGAATCAGATATAGGTGCTGTATATTTTAAAATACTGTAAGGAAATGTAAATGGCTAAAATTACTAAAACATGGAGTAAAGCAGGGACTTTACCTGGCCAGTACCAAAAACTTACAATTACATATAAATCAAGAGATGGCGATAAGGTAAAAGTACATTATAAATTATATGTAAAATCTAAAGGCACAGATAATTATCCATACGGTTCTAGACATAATAAATTTAGTATATATCATCCTAAAGGTAAAAAAGTAGCTGGAGGCACATATCAAGCAAAAGGTACTCATGCTACTAGAACTAGACAGGGTAATATTACTATTTCTGGAGTAGGCGACTCTACTACATCATTAAATTTCTGGTATAGAAACCAAAGAGTTTGGCCAGGTAGAACTAATTCTTGGGATCCAAGAAGTACTGGTGTTGTTGGTAAAACTAAAATTGGTAGTTTAAAAATACCTTCAAATGTTGAATATGATATTACTTTCGACCCAGTTTTAACAAATAATATAACTGAAAAATCTTGTTACAAAGGTAATAAATTTACAATACCTAATTTAGGATTATCAAGTCATTTTTATGAGTTTAAAGGTTGGACAGATGTAGATTATATATCTGCATGGGAAGAATCTAGATCAGATTCATCGACTCCTGATGAAGGACAAGCAAATCCAGAACCAGGTTCTGGTGAAGAGCAAACAACACCTGAGCCTGATGATTCTATAGCTGGTGAACCTGTTGTTGTAGATGATAGTGGTACTATTGAATCATATGAGGAAGAAATTCCAACGAGTTTAATAGTTAACACACAATTTTTATCTAAGTATAATCCTGGCAGCGCTATAACAGTATCTAAAAATATAGATTTATTTGCTGTATGGTATCCAAAAACATGTCGATATAGATTTTATAATTATAAAAATGAAGAAGTCGATTTTGGTTTATATCAATATACTTTTTGTATTCTTGAAGATCCAGAAACTAAAGAATCATATAGGAAAAAAACAAATCTTCCAAATGCAAGTTTAATTGAAAATAAGGGTGTCATACCAAATGGTTATGTATTCTGTGGGTGGCAATGTAGAACAGATGGACCTGGAAACTATAGAGATTATTTAGTAGATGAAAATGGTGATTCTTCTTGTTCTGAATGGTATAGTCGATATTCAGAAAAGCAAGAAGTTTGGTTCTATCCTATATTTAAACCAGCAAAGAATAAAGTTACATTCTTCTTGCCAAGTTCTTATGGGGAAGATGGTAGTTTAACTACAGATTATGAAACTGATAGTGTTTTTAATATGAGATGGCCATTAGTAAAGTTACAAAAGGATGAAATTTCATTTAATCCAGGATTCAAACTAGTTGGGTGGATGACTATGCCGCCTGATAATCCTTCGTCACCATTACCTAGAAAAGGGGCTGCTTTTCCTAATGAAGCATTTAATATTCAAGGACTATCAAAAACTCAGAGTCATAGGAATTATAGTTCTTCAACCTCAACTTCAACATGGTCAATCATAAATGGTCCTGGATATTATGTCGGTAATGGGTATAAAATTTATCCTACATCTGGTAATGTTATATTTGATTATTCAGATTTTAAGGATAAATTTAAAAAATTATTTACCTACGAAGGTGAAGAATATACAGGAACTAGTGAATTACAATTATACCCATATTATGAATACTACACAACAATTTATATATATGTTGACAATACATGGAAATTAGCAATGCCGTATATTTATTATAATGGTAAATGGAATATGGCTCTATCCTATGTATATACAAAAGATGGGTGGAAATTATAAGGTATGACAAATTTAGATAACCTTAAAGAATTAAATAGTTTAAGCAGAGAAGAAAAAGAAGAAGTTTTAAAGATAATAACACAATTATCTACTACTGGTCAATCGGAAGAATATAATAAGTTAATATTAGAAGATTATGAAGAAATACCAGTAGATATTGAAACTTTTTTAAAAGATAAGAAATATCTTGGAAATGGGTTAATAAACGATGAAGGAAAATTTACTGTATTTCCATTTTGGGTAAATACGTTAAAACAAATTTTTCCAGATCCTTTAAAACCAGCTAGTTATAATACTCTTGCTTTAACTGGTTCTATTGGTATTGGTAAATCTTTTATGGCAGTATTATGTATGTTATATGAACTATACAGAATGTTATGCTTAAAAGATCCGTATGTATATTATGGATTACAGCCAATAGATAAAATAACTTTTGCAGTAATGAATATTACATTAGATGCAAGTAAAGGTGTAGCTTGGGATAAACTTCAACAACTATTACAATCCTCTGATTGGTTTTTATCAAAAGGTACTGTTAGAGGAGATATTAATGTTGAATGGAGTCCTAGTAAAAATATAGAGTTAATAGCTGGTTCATTAAGTAGACATATAATTGGTCGTGCTGTATTTAGTGCATTCTTCGATGAAATTTCATTTCAACCAAATCAAGATGTAGAAAAGCAGAAAGAAAAAGCGAAAGCTTTAGTAAATACTGCTTCTGCTCGTATGCAGTCCAGATTTATGAAGGGTGATAAAAATCCTACATTATTAATATTAGCTTCATCTAAAAGAACAGAACAATCTTATATGGAGACTTTCATTGAAAGTAAGAAACAGAATGAAAGTAAAACTACATTAGTAATAGATGAACCACAATGGGTAATTAGAGAGGATAAAAACAGCAGTTCCAAATTTAAAGTTGCTATAGGGAATAAATTTTTATCTTCAGAGGTTATACCATTAACTGCTACTGAAAATGATGTACAAATATATCGTGATAGAGGATTTAAAGTTATTGATGTACCAATGGGATATTATGAAAACTTTATTGATGATATAGATATTGCATTAACTGATATAGCTGGAATATCTACTACTAGTAGCAGTAGATACTTATCTGGACCAAGAATAGCAGCAATAAAACACAAAGAATTTAAAAATCCATTTTCTTCAGATATATTAGAAATAGGGAATAATCCAGAGGATAAAAATCAATATTATGATTTCTTTGATTTAGAAAGTATTGATAAAACATTACTTCAATATCCATTATATATACATTTAGATATGTCTATATCAGGGGACAAAACAGGATTAGCAGGTGTTTGGATAAGAGGTAAAAAACCTCCCGTAGAAGGTCAACCACCTTCAAAAGAATTATATTATAGAACGGCTTTTGTTGTATCTATAAAAGCACCTAAAGGCTATCAAATAAGTTTTGAAAAGAATAGACAGTTTATTTATTGGCTCAAAGAAAATGGATTTAATATAAAAGGCATATCATTTGATACATACCAAAGTGCAGATATGAAACAGCAATTAATTGGAAAAGGGTATGAAGCTGAAACAATATCTGTAGATAGGGTTAAAGATAATATATGCTTACCTTATCAATATTTAAAATCAACAATATATGAAGAACGATTAGAATTGTTTGAAAATACTTTATTAACAGAAGAGTTACTAGGGTTAGAAAGAAATAATTCTAATGGAAAAATAGATCATACTCCTTCTGGGATAAATTCAAAAGACTCAGCAGACGCATTATGTGGTGCTATATGGAATGCATCCCAACATGGAGAAGAGTTTAATTTTGAATTTGGTGAAACTATTGATACAATCATAAATGTATCTAGTTCATCAGAAATAGCAGATAATAAACAGCAAATAACAGTAGATTTTGAGGAAGAACTTAAACGAGTATCTAATGCATTTGGACAAAGTTTAAATAAAGATACTATGTATACTGATTTTGGTTTAGGGGCTTCTACTACTGATTATGCTTTGTTTGGTGATTGTTTAGTAATTTAAGAGGTAATTAAATGCCAGATAATGATACTATCTTTAATAAAGATAATACTAAAATAGGTAACAAAATAAATGCGCAGCCTGTGCCAGAAACACCGACAGGGTTAGATACTAATAATCAATTTTTTAATGATATTATAGAAGCAGCAACTTCTACTAGTATTGATATAACATCAATAAATAGTTTTTCTCAACTGTCACATAGTAGAGAGTCCTTGTATCAAGTACTTGATACAATGGCACAAGATTCTACAGTTGCTGCAATACTAGAAATATATGCAGAAGATTCTACAGAAACAAATGAACAAGGACAAACGGTCTGGGTAGAATCAAGTGATGCTAATGTTTCTAGTTATATAACTTTTTTATTAAAAAGTTTGAATGTAGAAAAGAATATTTATAGATGGGTATATTCTTTATGTAAATATGGAGATTTATATTTAAAGCTCTTCAGACAATCAGATTTTGAAGATAGTCTTTTAGAAAAAGATCAGAAGAGTAAATTAAATGAAGCATTTACAAAGTTGGGGGATCAACCAGAACCAGAACAACTGAAGGAAAATGTTGTATTAAAGGGATATTCTTCAGATGATAGACTAGTCAATTTTGTTGAAATGGTGCCAAATCCTGGAGAGATGTTTGAGTTAACTAAGTTTGGAAAAAGTTATGCCTATATAAAAACAAATGAACTTCCTACAATGATGCAGCAGGATAATCCATTAATATCTTCTTATTATCTATATAAATTAAGAAAGAAAGATATAGAAATTTATAATGCTGTAAGTTATGTACATGCTGCGTTGTTAGATGATACTCCTAGAATACCAGAACAAGTACAAATATTTAATGATGGTGATTTAGAAACAGATGATGTTAATATATTTTCTGTAAATAGAGGTCAATCATTACTATATAGTTCCTATAAAATATGGCGACAGATGATGCTTTTAGAAAACGCATTACTTTTAAATAGATTAACTAAGTCATCTATTTTAAGAGTGATAGAAGTTGAAGTAGCGGACATGCCAAAAGAAAGAGTTCAGCCGTATTTACAAAGAATTAAATCATTAGTAGAACAGAAAACTTCTATTAGTGACAACGATAAGATGTCTGAATACACTAATCCAGGTGCTATGGAAAATAATATTTATGTTCCTACTAGAAATGGTATTGGTGCTATTAATACACAGCAAATTGGTGGTGATGTTAATGTAAGAGATATTGCAGATATTGATTACTTTAAGAATAAATTTTATGGTAGTTTAAAAATTCCTAAACAATATTTAGGCGATACAGATGATGCAACTGGATTTAATGGTGGTACTTCATTATCAATAGTATCATCTAGATATGCAAAAACTGTAAAAAGAATACAATCTACTATAAAACAAATGTTAACAGACTGCATTAATATTTTATTAATAGATAGAGGACTTGATTCTTATGTAAATAAGTTTACTTTACAGATGCAAGAACCAGTTACTCAAGAAGAATTAGATAAGAGAGATAGTTTATCAGCTGAAATACAAATAACTGATGATATTATGAGAATGGTTGGAGATATAGAGGATCCAATTATTAAGCTTAAAATGTTAAAATCATTACTATCAAAAGTAATATCTAATCAAGAAGTTATACAGCTCATTCAAGATACTATTGACGGGTTAGAATCAGATGCGGAAGAACAAGACACAGGCGGTGATGATTCTTTCGATGATGATATGTTCGGTGATGATCTTGGTGGAGATTTTGGTGGATCAGATCTTGATGGAGATTTTGATTTTGATGACGGTGGTGATGATTTTGGAGATCTAGGAGATGATTTTGGTTCAGAAGAATCTGGTGGAGATGAACTTCCAACCCCATCTGATTTAGGTGCAGGAGATTTTACTGAAATGTAGTTTAATTCATTTGGTTATACCAAGGAGAAATAATTAATGATAACTAAAAATGATTGTTTATTATTATTGATAGACTTAAAAGAATTATATCCAGATAAAAGAGAAGAAATAGAAGGTCACATAAAGAGATTAATAATTTCTTCAGAACCTACAATAGAAATTATTAAGTTTATAAATGATAACAAAGAATTAAATCTTAGAAGCTTTTATGAAAAACTAAGAAAGAGTTATAACTCAGGTCATTCTAAATTATATAAAAATATAGTTAACGAAACAGAGTTAGAGCCAAAAGAACTCATTTGTTGTTTAGGAGCATTACAGCAACAAATATTATTATATTATAAAATGTTAGATGATATTTCATTTTTAAAACAAGCAAGATTTGATTCTATATCTAGATGTTTATTAAATTATTATAAGACAGGGGATATAATTCCTTGTCAAAAACTTCTTAATATATTTAAGATAGATCTAAAACTATTAGAGGAAATAAGTAAATAATTAATAATAAAATAATTATAATAAAATAGTTAAATTTATTGCTAAATTAATATATAAATATTAAAAATAACAACTAAGAGAGGATGTGATTAAACTTGGCACAAGTTTATGTAAAGAAAATTAATAAGAATGATTATAAATCATATGCAGAATATAAAGATGCATGTGCAGATAATGTCGAGGCTGCTATAAAATTATTCAGAAAAAAAGTTATAAATGAAGGTATTTTAAAAGAATGTCAAGATAGAATGTATTACGTAAGTAAAGGTGATAAAAGAAGAAAAGCAGCTAAAGTTGCAAGAAGAAAGCAACTGAAAAAGATGTATAAAGAAAGAAGATATTATCACGATTAAGGATAAAGAGTGAGTAGAATAGAAGAAAGTTTATATAGAGTTACTGAAGTTGATTATAGAATAATAAATGAAGAATATGATATTCATCAATTAAAAGATACTGTTTTTAATGAATTCGTAAATAAGGTAAAGTCAGGTCTTGCCAATGATACTATAACTCAATTTCAATTAGAAGTTCCAAGGCCTGTTGATTTCGACGGGTGGACTTATTGGAAATTTAGAGAATATGCTGATTCTAATGATTTCGATTATCATTTCACTAGACTTTCAAATTATGACTCTGAAGATTATTTAATATATATACTGGACGTTGTTGCATGGGATTCTTCAAAATATAATTGGGACCAAGTAAGAGAATTAATATACAGGTAATATATAAATGTTAGAATCATTAAAACACGAAGATTTACAATTTCAAGAATTGAGCCCAGAAGAAAAAGAAGCTAGAGGTATACTAGCCAGATTGACTGGTCCTATTGCTAGTTTTACTAAAGGAACTAGAAATGGTAGGAAATATTCAGATAAATTATGGGAAAAAGCATTTGACTCTCCTTTAGTTAAGGAAATGTTTAAAAATGGTGGACTTCCTGGGGAGTTGCAGCATCCAGAGAATAGATCAGAAACTGATCCTACTAAGATTGCTATTATGATGCCAGAACCTCCTAAAAAGGATTCAAATGGACATTTAGTAGCATCAGTAGATATACTTGATACTCCATGTGGTCAAATAGCCTATCAGCTTGGTAAATATGGATTTAAATTTGGTATTTCTTCAAGAGGTGAGGGTGATTTAATTCAAGATTTTTCCGGTGAGGAATCAGTAGATCCTGATACTTATACATTAAATGCCTTTGATTTAGTATTAATTCCGGCGTGTGAAGATGCCAGATTACAGTTTAATGAAAGCTTAAACACTAAATCGAATAATAAGTTAAAAACTATATTAAGTGAAGCTCTTAAAAATGCTTCTGATACAGATAGAAGAATAATGGAAGAAGCTCTCGATGAATTAGATATTGATGACAACTGGAGATTTGTAGAGACATATCATGATGAAGATATATATTATGATCCAGATACTAAGAAATATATAGTTGGGGATCTTGATAATCAAACTACACTTAATTCATTAAAAAATGCTAAAGAATATATTGATAGATTTAATCCAAATGGTCAGTTCTTCAAAGAAAGCCTGCTTAAAGAAGGCGGTTATGAAATAAACTATTATCTTTATAAACCATTTGAAGATGGTTGGGAGTTCTCTTTAAGTAGCAACAAGAGTTATGAGAACTTTGATACTATTGAAGAACTACAGCAAGCCCTTAAATATAATGGTCTTCCAGCTTCATTAGCAGAATTCAACAGGGCTAATTTTGATAAGGATAATGGTTATATTAGAACTAATTATCAAAACTGGCATGCTTTTGCTTATCCACCTTCAACATCTGATAATTGGTCTGAAGATGGTCCAATTGTTAATATTATAGAAGGAAAGCTGAATGAAGAGCAAGTAGGTAGAGAAGAAACTAAACCAACGGAGAAACCTAGTGAAATTTTAAAGAATAAAGAAGATATTAAAGATGAAGAAGATATAGCTACTACTGAAACTCAATCTAATCAACAAGATAATAATACTATTCAAAGTAATGAAGAAGATGAGGAAACAGTAGAAGAAGCATTAGAAGATGAAGAACCAGAAAGAGAATCTTGGGATACTGATTTTCATAGATTAGACGTAGCATATAATCATAATTTTAAGCAGTTTGATGATAGAGAAAAACAAAGTGGAATGATAAGAGATTTCACAGATGATTTAGAAGCACAGGGTAAGAAATATGATATTTATGATCATACATCTGATCCTGGTTGTACTATTTTCTTTCAAGAATCTTTAAATGAGAGTGAAGACGAAGAAGATATGGATTTCTTCGCTCCATATTGGGAAGACTTAAATAGTACTGAACAAAGTGCTGTTGAAACAGCATTAGTAGAAATCAAAAATGGTTCTTCTATAGAAGATGCGGTACGTGGTGCTGTAAATATGTATAATGAAGAAAATGCTAATCCTGATTATGAAGATGAAGATTTTTATATGGAGGAAGCTAATCTTCAAAGAGTTATGGATTATGTAAAATCTCATAGTAAAGATATTCCTTGGGATGAACCATCAGATGAACAAATAGATTTTGATAATGATAACTATGAGAAAAAATATGGTGAACCATTAACAGAAGAAAAATATACTCGTGATGAGTTATTTGATAAATTCGGTACTGATAATTTAGATATTATTAATGCCGGTAATGAAGAAAAAGTTGAATTAGCAGGTGACAATGACATGGCTATGGTAGAACAACTTCAAAATATATTAAAACTTAATAAAACTTTAGAGGAAAAAGTAAAGAATCTTCAAGAAAAACTTTCAGTTAGCTATGCAAAAGAAATGGAATTAAAAGAAGATTTAGATACTTACAAACAAAAGATAACTAAGTTATCTAAGAAAACTAAAGAAGTAAAAGTTTTAACTGAAAAATTATCTAAAGCTGAACAATTATTAAAAGATAATAAAGCACAAGCCGAAGGTAAGATTTCAACTTTGAATGAATCCATACAGTCTAAGAGTTCAGAAAATAAAGATCTACACAAAGATATTTCTATATTAAATGAATCAGTAGACAGGAAAAATTCAAAGATACGATCTTTAAATGAACAAATAAGTGAATATAAAGATCAATTAAGTTCTAAAGAAAATGACATAAAACAATTAGAAGAAAAATATGAAAACGGTCAAAAAGATTTAGAACAAGTAAGAGAAAACTACTCTAAAAAATTAGAACAGCAGAATCAGATCATAGAAAAATATCGCAGAGTAGCTAAAAACTCTGTAAAGAGATATGTAGAGTCACAGGCAGTTAGACTTGGTGTAAAACCAGATGAAATTGTTAATAGACTTCCTAAATCCTACTCATTTAACGATATAGATAAAATATGTGAAGATTTACAAGAATATAAGTTCAATATGAGTAATTTGCCTTTTAGTTCTCAAGTATTAAATGAGAATATTAAAATTAACGCTAAAAATATTAATAACGGATTAGTAGGAGCTAATCCAGAAGATGAAATAACGGATTATGATTTAAAAGTTGCGGAGGCGTTTATAAGATAAAATTACAATAATATTGACAATTAAATAAAGGAAATAAATATTATGGCAAATAGATTATTAGAAAAATATTCAAAAAAATTACAGTTAGCAGAGGCTGTATATCAAAATAGACACAACGGTGAATCCATGGATAACATGAGAAAAATCACTGTTGCAAAATGTTTAGACAATGTTAATAAATTCCTCAATGAGGCTTTTGATTCTTCAATGGGAACTCAAAGATCAGCAATGGGAGATTACAAGAGATTTTGTATCGCTTTAACTAATGTTGGTCTTCCTAACTTAATCGCTTTTGATTTAGTACATGTAAGTCCTATGAGCTCAATGTATGGTAATGTAGCATATATCGAGTATGTAAAAGGAACTACTAAGGGTGAATCAAGTGAAGGCGATTTAACAAATAATATTTGGGCTCTTGGTGATGTAGATGTTAACTACACTGGTCAAGCAGTTGTAGAACCAGTTGATACTTTTACTTCTGGAACAACTAAAGTTGCATTTACGCCAGTAGTTGAAGATAGTGTTAAGTTACTTGATGCTGACGGTGTTGACCTTGAAGCTACTGCCGTTTCAGTAGCTGAAGATGGTACTGTAACTGCTACAGTTTCAGGTACTGTTAAGAAGATTGCTTATAAGTATGACAACGTAATTATTCCTCAAGAAACTCTTCCTACTTTAAAGGCAGAATTAAAGAATATCGGTCTTGAAGCTAGAGCTAGAAGAATTGCTGTATTCTACAGCCAGATGGCAGCTTTCCAAGCTAAGACAGATTACGGTTTCGATTTAGCTGACGGTTTAGCTGAACAAGCTGTTGGTCAGTTATCATATGAAATCGATACTGAAATTTGTAATATGTTAATTGATGCCGCACAACCAGTAGCTGCAGTAGCTAACTTTAGTAAAACTCTTCCTGTAGGCGTTAACTTAGCTGATCACTATGCTGCATTTGCTGCTAAGTTAGAAGAGTACAAGATGGCACTTTATGACAGAACTAAGAAGTTTACTCCTAACTTCATGTTAGTTGCTTCAAATGTAATGCCAGTTCTTCAGTTCGTTCCTGGATTCCAAGCTGCTTCAGTATCAGACATTAATGGTCCTTACTTTGCAGGAACTATAGCTGGTATGAAAGTATTCGTAACTCCTAATATCGAAGCTGGAACTTTCATTCTTGGCGTTAACCAAGGTGCTATGCAGGCTGCAGCTGGTATCTATGCTCCATATATGCCAGTAGTTCCAACTCAGTTACTTGGATTTGCTGATGGCGGAATGAGTCAAGGTTGGTCAACTATGTATGATTGCAAGATCTTAAATAAAGATCTGTTAATCAAAGGTGCTATAGTAGCATAAAAGATTTAGTTAATTACATTAAACATACTAAAAGAGTGGAGAAATCCACTCTTTTTTATTTACAATATTGTAATAATAGTATATAATAATTTAAAATGATATGCTAAATTATTATATTGTTCAATTACAACGTAAGGTTATGGCTGTTAGATACAACACTTAATTAATATGGTAATAAATGAATACAAATAGGATTTTTAATATAATTGTAGGGCAGTTATTTTCCAAACGTGTAAAAATACTGAAAAGATTAATATAAGTAGAGGAAAAATAAAATGAGAAGAAAAATACTAGGTATTTGTCTTGCAATTATCTTTATTTTTTCAGTTCCTTTTTACAGTTTTGCTGACGCAGATTTGGATAATCCTCCTACAGAGCCAACAAAACCAAAAGTTGAAAATTATAAAGATAACAACAAGATAAAAGAATACAACGAAGAAGTAAAAGATTATAACGAGCAAGCAAAGGAATACAATCAAGCGGTAGATGAAGAATATAATACTGCTGTAAAAGACATCGACGAGCAAAACAAATTAGAACAAGAAAGAGTTGATAAAGTCAACGAAGAAAAACAAAAGCAATATGATATTGAAAAAGAACAATATGATAAGGATAAAGCTTTTGAGGAACGAGTTCTAGCTGATCCTAGATACGATTCATTAGATCAGTATAATGAAGCTGTTAAAAATTATAATGATTATGTAGAGCGATATAATACTTCAGTTAAGAATTATCACATTGCTTTAGGTGTTGATGAGGAATCAGTAAATAATTCTGTACAAAGAAATACAAATGCCCCTAAAGTTACTATTACAGATACATACACAATAATAGAAGCTGAAAATAAATCCGGTAGAATGATACCAGTTCATTTAGAACATAATTTCCCAGCTGCTAATATATTTAACAGTATTGATTTTGAAATAGATGCTAATGATACAATTATTTTTTATGGAATGGCACCTAAATCAGATGTTATAAATGATGTATCATGTTTATTCTTTTATAATACAGATAGTAATCATACTTATGGAGTATGGAGTAATTCATTTTCTATATTACAGGAATATCCTACGGCAGATGTAGTTACTGATTGGCAAAATGGTGATACTCATCAAATTAGTTATGCTAATAGTACTAATGAATATTATTGGTCATTTGAAGATATAAGTATGGTGTATGAATATCAATGGACATCTTTTTATGAATTAAAAACTCCATTTGAATATGCAAATATACCTGTTATGCCTGTATTAGATCTGGAAGTTTTTAATGCTTTATCATATCCAGAAAAAAGAGCATATTTAGAATATCTATCTTATTTATCATTGTTTGATAAACCAATAATTAAGAATAATACACCATCAATTATTAATCATGTTATTACAGAAGATAATTATGTACAAACAAAAGTAGTACAAAATAACGACCCACCTAGAAGTATTATTCAACAAGAAGGCAGTTGGGCATTAATTAATTTAATAGCAACATTACTAACTTTCTTAATTACTATTATTTTGTTAATATTTGCTTTAATCAATAAACGAAAAGAAAGCGATGAATTAGAAATAAGGAATAGAATGCTTGGAAGAATAATTAGTATTGTAGTAGCTATAGTAACTGGATTTGTATTCTTAATCACAGAAGATATGACTCTTCCGATGGTATTAGTTGATCAATGGACATTAATAATGATTGCTTTCTTAACTTTACAGCTTATTATAATGATACTTTGTAAACATAAAGAAATAGAAACAGAATAAATAATCTATAGTATGATAGGAAACACCTACTAAAAAGTAGGTGTTTTTTTTTATTTTTTTATAAAAAGTATGTACATTTATAATGGGATATGTTATTATAATTATAGGAAAGGAAGGTGAAAACAATGTTGGATATTAAGGATAAGATAAAAACGGAGTTAGTTCTTATAGATGATATAGTTTATGGTGTAGAACCTAGACATTATTACGATGATGGGTGCAGACATATTTATAAGTTTGTTGATACAGAACGTAATGTATATGTATGGAAGACTTCAGTATCTCTTGGAATTTCATTAGATGATAATACTTTTGAACCATGTGATGTAGGAGATAAAGTTGTTATAAAGGCATGTGTTAAAGATATTTCAAACTACAAAGGAGAAGAACAGATAGTTCTTACTAGATGTAAAGTTGAAAATATAAGTCATGGTGTTTTGACAGAAGAAGATATACAAGACATAAAACGTGATTTACAGAGATGTAGAATATCAAATGTTAAGGAAGTAAAAACTGTTTCCTACAAAGAATACAAAGAAAAATATAATAAGTATGAAACAGTAGTTGGTAGCTTCGTTAGAAATGACTATGGATGTTTTATAGATGTTATCATTACTGAAGAAATGTCTGGATTATATTATTATTTCGAATAATATTTACAATGTTATGTATTTAGTATATTATAAATAATGTAAGGAGGAAGTAATATGGTAAATTTAACTCATATATTTCATAAAGATCAAAAAGTTTATTGTAGATTAGACAACGGTGATTTTGAAGAAAGTACTGTAAAAGAAGTTTATGATGATCATTTAATTATAGATGTTCCAAGTATTTCGGATCATTGTTGGTATGAGGAAGGGTTTAATTTAGGAAAGGTTTATCCTATTGATAATTTTATGTAGGAGGTAATATTATGAAAGCGACTTTGGAGACACTTAATAATATGAAGGGTGGTACTACTATATTTGTAGTAGGAGATGAATCCGATTCATATACTAAAGTTCCTAGTGGTATTTACAAAGATCTTTTTGAGAGTCATTTGTACTTTGGAGAACTTTATGATGCTAAATCTTTGTCTTTGCAGATGGGTGATGTTGAGTGTTATATTGAGAATTAAGGAGGTAATAGAAATGAGTGTAAGTATGTGGGCATGGACAGAAAGTAAATGTGAACAGAATAGCATGTGCTGTTGTAATTGTGATAATTGTTCATTAGCTTATGAGGAGGAAGACGATGAATAATAAAAAGCATGTATGCTGTATATGTGGCAAAGAATTTACTGGGTATGGGAATAATCCTTGGCCTATTAAAAAAGAAGGAATATGCTGTGATAAGTGTGGAGAAGAAGTAGTTAAAGCTAGACTTAAAGATATATTTTTAAAACAGATTGATGATGAATTTAAGTCTTTATATGGAGAATAAGTATAATGAAGAAGTTTTTAAGACACACAGATGGTAACCAATGGAGTGGTATCTTATATAAAGTAGATTATTTATGTGATAATTGTGGAAAAGTAGTTGAAAACGCACAAGTACAATGGGAAGATTATGAAGTACATGAGAAGTATAACTTTTGTCCATTTTGTGGTAGCCCAATTCCTGATGATTTTCCAGTATACTTAAGAAATGGAAAATGGAGCGACGAGGTATAAATAAAGAAAGTAGGTAATGATATGCTTATAGGAAAAATTTTGTTAACCATTTGGTTAGGATTATCTTTTATAATTGCATTGTCTAAATCTGGACAACCTAAAACTGGTACGTGGAATTGTAAAGATACCATAATTGGTTTTGTTATTGTTTTTGGGTTGTTGATATTAGGTGGATTTTACAGTTAATAGAAATAATTTAAGTTTAATATTTACATTTAATATAAAGTGTATTATAATTATATCGTAATAAATAATAGTTCAAGATATTGAAAGGAGACAAGTTATGACAAGAAAAGACATTATCAATTCCTCAGATTCTGTAGTTAATAAGGTAGTACACATTGCTGGTACAAATTATGACAGACGTAGGAAAGTTACTAAATCACTTAGACGTAGAATGATTCAGATGTATAATGCTGGTAAGAGTATCAGCTATATTGCAGATTATTTTTCAGTTTCCTGGGATACTGTAAAAAGAGCTTGTGTTGAATCCTATAATGAGTCAGAGAAACTTAGAAAACGAGACTTGTATAGAAGGATGAGATATACTACAGAATATAATCCAACTAAAAAAAGAGAACTTGCCAATTATAAACGGCTTTTGTTGAAGGAGAATAAGAAGTTTTCTCCAGTTGTTTCCTCCTAGTTAAAAGGTCCTTAATATTAAGGACCTTTTAATTTTGTTTATTTACAAATATAAAATAGTATTATATAATAACTATATAATATAAGGAGGAATAAGATATGAATAATAAATTTCAAAGGATCATTATTAAAATTTTTAGAATCAACACATATGAAACTGAGTATAAGAAATATGTTAAATTGTATGATCGATCACAAGAAAGTTTAAATATGACTAGGCAGGTAGCAGAATCTTATAAGAAAGAACTTGCAGATATTAAAGAAACTTGTGATGAAGTTATAAAAAATGCAGAAAAAGTTCTTGAAGATTTTGATGATCCTGTAAGAAAGAAAGAAGCCTATGAACATAGGGCATATTCAAATGGCAGGAGAGATGCTTATGCTGAAATGGGAATAAGAGCTCTGGAAGCTAGACAGCAAGGTAATACATTATATATGGATGAAAACGGGGATGTTGTTGAGGAAATAAATCCTAAATCATTAGAAGATATTTGTGAAGAAGAAGAAATTGAAATTGAAGATCTCATAGATATTTGGGAGGAAAAATAATAATGACTATATATGAAATCATTATTATAGCAGTACTATTAGTAATTACAATATTCGTTTCTTATAGGTGAATGTATGATAATAAAAAATTTAGAAGTACATAATTTTAAATGCGCATTTAGAGGTATGCGTAACCCAAAAGAAAGTTGGGATAGAAGTGATAGTATATTTGATATATCAAAAATATATAATACACAAACTTACGAAGAAGTAGCTAGTAGTTGGATTGATCATTATAATACGTATAGAGAAAATCCTATTACTGATAAAGAATCAGAGGAATATAAAAAACTACTGTCTAATTATACGATTTGGTTATTTGATAATTGTTTATTAAGTCGAAGTAAAGCAGATCCAAGTTTAGGAAACATTGCTTTATTAGGACCTAAAGATTTAGAATTAGCACAAAAGTTAATAAAAGCGGGAGGCGAACATCGTAAATTTCTTCGTCAAATAATTGTATCATTTGATCTAACAGCTCCTTTATACTTTTGGAAAGAATTTGATACATATAAAGTTGGGACAGTAGCTAATTCAACTTCAACAATGCATAAATTAACTTCTAAACCAATCACATTAGATTGTTTTGAGATAGATGATTATAATCCTGATTTAATTTATCTTAATGGGGTAGATGATCATGGGGATAATTGGTATACATATAATATGTGTATTAAAGATATGGTAGAGACATCTGGTATGGATTCTTACAATGAACCTACTATTATACAATTTCTTGAAGAATTAAGACTTGCATATTTAGAAACAAAAGACAAACGATATTGGAAAGAATTAATTAGATGGTTGCCAGAATCTTGGTTACAGACAAGAACTATTACAATGAATTATGAAAATGTATTAAATATAATTCATCAAAGACATAATCATAAATTATCAGAATGGAGATGGTTAGTAGAACAATTTAAAACTTTGCCTTATTCATATGAGTTATTATTTTTTACATTAGATAAGGAGGGTACTAAACATGTTGATTAATGTTATTTGTGTATTAGCTGGTATGTGTATTGGTGGAATTATAGCTGAAGCAGTTTCACATCATATATACACAGAAAAGCTTATGGAGTATGATAAACAATTAGATGATACAGTTGAATTGTTATATCAATTGAGGAAAAATGATGAGGTAAGATAATGTTCATTAATTATATTATTTGTTCTTTTGGAGGATGGTTGATTGGGTTTGTAACAGAAGAATACATCTCTTATAAAAGAGAATGTAAATTGCATGAATTCTATAATGATAAATTAGATGATATACGTGAAATGTTGTATGAAAGGAATAAAAAACCAAATGAAAAGTAAAGTTTTTAAGAAAAATAAATATGGAAAAATAGAATTTACTGAATCAGAATTAAAAGAAGTATTAGACGAGATTTATAATGAAGGTTTTAATGATGGTAGTAATAGATATTATTACTATAATACGCCTTATAGATATAAGCCTTATCCATATTATTATAATTGGTTTAGTACTGCTACAGATCCTCTGACTACTTCAGCAATTACAACGGCTACATCTACTGCGGATAATCATATAACAATAGATGGCAGTAAGTTGAATACTGGCAGTACTTGTATTACAGTTAATAAAAATGAGGATTGTCTTGATAAAGTTATATCAAAGAGTCCATTAAAATCTAATAAAGATACTTATACATATACTATAAAACATAAAAAAGATGAGAATGATAAATAATTATTAAGGTGTAAATTATGATAGTAAATGGTAAGCGTGCATTAGCACATACAGAAAAAATTGAATGGGTAAAACCGATCGAGGGTGCTGATAATATTGAACTTATCGGCGTGTTAGGTTGGACATGTATTGCAAAAATTGGAGAGTTCCATGAGGGTGATATATGTGTATATATCGAAATAGATTCTAAAGTTCCGGAGAAGGAATGGTCTGAGTTTCTACGACCAAAGCATTTTAAAGTTAAAACTATGAAGCTTGGTAAGTTTAAAGTTATATCACAAGGTTTAGCATTACCAATTGATGTATTTGATGTTGAGGTTCCTAATAAAGTTGGTGTAGATGTTACAGATATTTTAGGAATTAAATATTCTGTAGCTGATGATAATAAGCGAAAAGGAAAAGGTATAGATAAATACCAATCTATGGTACAACGTAGACCAGATGTGTTTAAGAAAAAATGGGCTCGTTGGATGATGCGTAGATCTTTTGGTAAGAAAATCATGTTTTTCTTATATGGTAAAAAGAAAGATAATGATAGAAGATTTCCTACTAAATTTGATCATATTCATAAAACTGATCAAGAAAGAGTTGAGAATATGCCATGGGTTCTTGAAGATAAAACTCCGTTTATTAGAACACAGAAGTGTGATGGTTCGAGTGCTACATATATTCTTGAAAGAAAAGGTAAGAATAAATTTGAATTTTATGTGTGTTCAAGAAATGTTAGAATGTTAAAACCAGAACAAGAAACATTTTTTGGTGAAGATAATCCATATTGGGAAATGGCTATTCGAAAGAATATAGAAAAATGTTTATATGATTATCTTCAAAAGCATACAGATTTAGATTATGTATGTTGGCAAGGAGAGATTTGTGGGCCTAAGATTCAAGGTAATCCTCATAAATTAAAAGAAAATCATTTATATCTATTTCATATGATAGATAGTGAAAAAGGTATGTATGATATAAGAGATGCTAAGAAGGTTTGGGATTCTTACTTTATGGAATCTGTACCTATTGAAAATGAATTGTATACATTACCAGATGACTTAGAAGAGTTTAAATTAACTGCAGACGGTTATTATGATTCACAAGTTTGTGAAGGATTAACTAAATGTAGAAGAGAAGGTTATGTATATTATAAATCTACAGAACCGATGTTTAGTTTTAAAAATGTATCTAGAGAGTATTTACTTCGTAAAGGAGAATAGTATGTCAGTTCTTTTTATCATGGTAGGATGTCCTGGTTCTGGTAAAAGTTATTTTTTAAGAAATATAGATAATTTAAAAAACTCTGTTGTCGTTTCTAGAGATGATATAAGGTTTTCATTACTAGAAGATAATGATAAGTACTTTGATAAAGAGGACGAAGTATTTAAACTTTTTACAGAAACTATACAGAAGGAATTGGATAGTGGTAAAAACGTATATGCTGATGCAACACATCTTACTGGTGTATCAAGATTAAAGTTAATGAATTCTTTAAACTTAGAGGGGGTTGATATAGTTCCTATAGTTATGAATACTCCATTGAATGTTTGCTTACAGAGAAATTCTTTAAGAGAAGGCATAAGAAGAGTTCCTGAGAAAGTTATAAAAAATGCTTACAAAAGATTTACTGATCCAACTAATGATGAAGTAGGATTAGGTATTAATCCATATTTGGATATACTGCATATAGATTATAGGAGATAATTATGACTATTTGGTTTACATCAGATTTACATTTTAATCATGATAAAGAGTTTTTATACAAACCAAGAGGATTTCATAATGTTATAGAAATGAATGAATCAATAATTGAAGCGTATAATAAATTTATATCTAAAGATGATATTGTCTATATACTTGGCGATTTATGTTTAGGAGGACCAAGTCAAGATAAACTATTAGAAAATAAATATTTGTTATCAGAGTTACAAGGGAATATAAATATTATATTAGGTAATCATGATTCTTATAATAGAATTAGTATATATCATGATTGTGGGTTTAATGTTATAGGGTATGCTGAAATGCTAAAATATAATGGTTATCATTTTTTTCTTTCACATTACCCTACTATAACAACTAATTATGACGATAAGGCATTGAAACAAAGAGTTTTAAATTTACATGGACACACTCATGATAAAAATAAATTTTATGATGATTCACCATTTATGTATAATGTGTCATTAGATGCACAAGAATGTAAACCAATTAGTATTGAATCTGTTATAAATGATATAAAGATAAGATTTAAAGAATATAGAGAGGAATATAAACTTAATGAATTTAAAAACATTGAATGAAGAAAATTATGTTATTCTTAATGGTAAAATTGAAAATGCTATTTTAAGACATGAAGAAAATAAACTCATTTTAAGATTAGTTATTTCAGGTGATGGTTGGGGTTGTAATTATGGAGATTACGATCTTAATGATACTGAATTTGATGGGACAAGATCTCTTATTGATTTGATGTCAACATTACACGTAGAAGAGTTCAAAGAATTAACAGATCAATATGTTAGAGTAGCTGTACAAAATACAGATGCCCCAGTAAGAATCTTGGGAAATATCGTATACGATGAATGGTTTAATTATACTGATTATATCATAGTTCCAGAATCTGAATCTGAACCACAAGTACCAGATTTAGAAGTAGTAGAAGAAAATATTGAAGATGACAAAGAATAAAAAAGAATTTGTATATATAGTATATATAGAAAACGAAACATTTGAGTTTACAGACGAAAATACTGCTGTAAGATTTGCAGAAGTAGCAAAATATAATAGTACAAATAAAGATATAAAAGTTGGGGTTAGGGTTGAATTAAAGTGACTATAAGTTTTAGTCACTTTTTTAGTATAAAATATTAACAAATAATGCTAAATTATTATATAATATTATGAAGTATTTTAAATTATCTTAAAAGGATAACTAATGAGTTTTGAAAGTGCTATTTATAAAAGCCTTAAAAATAAATACAATATTGAATTACAAGATAGTAATAAAATATTAAATGAAGATTTATCCACTGATATAGCCGATGCAAAAATATCTGCTGGTGAAGTTGAAGATATGATAGATTCAAACGAATTACCAGTAGAAAAAACAAACGAAGAAGCTATGGATGAATTTTACGAGTTATTACAGCAAGATATACCTCCTGCTAAAGCGAAAGCAATAGTATTAGGAAAAGAAGATAATATAAATGAATCCTTAGAGGGGTGTGAGAAAAAGATGTCAGAACCAAAGAGACGTGGCTGGGATCCAGATGAACATTTACAAAGAGTAGTAGAATATTACAAGAACTGGGCAGGATTTGATAAAGATGAAATAATCACAGAGGATATGCTCAAACATGAAGATTGGAGACTTAAACGAGTAAGTTCTCTTAAGAATACCCCAGTTAGTAAAATAAAAGCAGAATTATTAAAACAGAAAGATTCGGAATAAGGATTTTAATGAAGATTAACAAAGCTTTAAATGAGGCTACTATAGAACAAGCAGCTAAAGAATATGGGGGTCAAGTTAAATCTGCTGCTAAAGATATAAAAGCAGGCCAAGTTATAGACGGCGAAGAACCTCTTGGAATGATGGGTAGAGAATTAGATAAGGCATTAGAAGCTGCTAGAGAAGCCAATGACTTTGGTGAGATTGGTGGCGTTAATGTACTATTTGTTGGAAGAGGTGGTACAGGAAAAACCTATACCGTTAAAAAATGGGCACAACAAAGAGGCATTAACTTAGTAGAAAAAGATGCTAAAACTATGGATCCTTCAGATTTAGGTGGTGTAGTAGCAAGAAGATATGATGATGAAGGTAACGCTACTAACACAGTTACTAAATTATCAAATACAGAATTTGATGAATTAGATAAACCTAATTCTGTATTATTCTTAGATGAATTAAACAGAGCTAGAAAAGATGTAGCTGGTGCTTTATTAACATTAATTAATGACCATGTTATAAATGACCAGACACAACCTTCCGGTAAAAGATTATTAAAAGGATTTTTATTTACTATCGCTGCTATAAATCCTAATAAATCAGGTAATGAAGTTAACAGCTTAGATAACCCGATGAGATCAAGATTTAAAACAGTAGAAGTAGAATCTAATCCTCAGGAAAGTATTGAACACTTTGAGTATAAGTTTGGTAAACAAATTGAAAAATTAAAAGAGCTTGGTAAACCTGAAAGAATTCCTGTAATAAGAGGAAGATTAGAATTAGCTAAAAAGTTATTATCAGATCCAAGATTTGAATTTGATGGTGATGAAGAGGAAGAAATTGCACAAGACGAAGGTATTCCAGTTCTTAATCCTAGATCTTTTTCACGTTTATTAACTGCTACTGATGGTACAAAGGAATCATTACTTGATAACTGGAGTGGTTTCTGTAATCCAGAAAAATTAAATGTAGTGGAAGATATATTATCTGACTATGTAGATGTAGATGATAAAGCTAACGATGCATTGAAGTATGGTGATGAAAATCCATTTGCGGCGGCAAAAGCTGCACAGAGAGCTCAGAAGAGTATATACGATCAAATCTCAGATCTTTTGTAATATGAGGTAGTTATATAATGTCTATGACAAAAGAAGAAAAAATAGCAAAGAATTACCTTGGTAGAGTTTTAGCTTCAGATGGGTACCCTACATACGCAAAGATATTTTCAAAATTTGAGTTTAACTTTACAAGTGATCCAAGTGTAGTAGCTTATCTTGATCCTAACAGAGGCGTAATTGTTGCTAATAGAGGGTTAGATGAGAATCAAATATCTGTTATAATAAGACATGAGATACTTCATGACTATTTAAGACATGAGAAAAGATTATTAGATAAACTTGCAAGAGATAGAGGATTAGATCCAGATGATTTAGATGATTTAACTATAAACGAGCTTAAAAAAGATTTACATAAAAATGTAGATTTTAATATTGCAGCAGATTATGAAATTTCTAATAGAGGTTATACTGAAAGGGATAAAAAAACCATTAGAAACATTATGTTAAATGGTAGAACATTATCTGGATTAGTAACAGAAGATGATCATCCTGATTGGGTAGATTTATCTGTAGAAGAAATGTTTGGTAAGTTGAGACAAGAAAGGCAGAATCAAAAACCAGAAGATAATGTTATTTCTGGTTATATGCTTTCAGAACACGATAAAACCGTTGCAGATGTTGCTAAATCATTTGGTGTAGATGTATTTATAAGTAGTGATGGAACTATATATTCATCACAAGAAATTTTGGATGAGCTTGAGAGGAGATTTTAAATGGATATGGATGAAGTTAGAAATAAGTTAAAAGGAACTCATATCCATCATGGGTCCATACAAGATCTTCAAACATTTCTAGATATGAATGGAAATCCTTATGAGTTAAAGAAATCAAACTTTGGTAGTCTTAATGGCGAAGATTCAAAAGATAACCAAAGTAGCTCTAGTAGCGGTGAGGATAAAGATAACAAGCAATCTAATCAATCACAATCTTCTAGTGCTGGTGGGAATGGGAAACAATCATCAGGTGGTGGCAACCAGGGTAATCAACAATCTAATAACCAAAGTGGTGGCCAACAATCATCAAATGATAATAATCAACAAGGATCTCAACAAGGTAATTCTCAAAATAATCAAGAAGATGGTAGTTCTAACCAGGGTGATAGTGGAGATGCTTCATCAGAAAGTTCCAACGCAAATTCAGATAATTCTAATGAAAATGGTCAAGAACAAACATCAGATCAAAGCAATCAGCAACAATCTAATAATCAAAGTAATCAACAACCGCCTAACAATCAAAAAAATGATTCTAAACCTCGTCCAAAATTTAAAGTACCAGATAAGGGTCAATTATTTAGGGACATATCTACTGGAAAAACTTTCGAGTGGGACGGTAGTCAGTTTGTACCTACAAGAGGAGTTTAAAAGTGCCAGATAATGTAAAACAAAATACCAATGAAAGAGATGTACATATTTATGTAGATGATGCTACTGGAGATATGTACATATTTGATGGTACACAATTAGTTAAAATTGGTAATACAACTCCTCAAATAGGTGATAAAGGTGATGAGGAGTTTCAAAATAAAGAACAAGAAGAACGTGATGCTCAAATAGAAAAAGAAAAAGAAGAAGATGATGAGTATGAAGAAGAAACAGAAGAAGAGCGTCAACAAAGATTAGATGATATAAAAAATATGCTTGGTGATGATTCTATGGCAGATGAAATATCATCTGAAGATAAACATCATCTTGATAAAGAAACAAAGAAAAAATATAGAGATAAAAAGAGTGCAAGTGAAAAAGAACGGAAGAAGTATTCTTCTTCTATGCAAAAGTTTAGACAGTCATTAAATAGATTTATTGCTAATCAAGTTAAAGAAATAAGAGATAGAACTTATAAAAGAGAAGATCCGTCTTACGAAGGTTCAGGAATTATAAGACCTGGACGTATGATTGATGATAATACAAAGATTCCTAAAATAAATGTTTACTTTGACCAATCAGCAAGTTGGGGTTCAAATGATATTAAACTAGGCGAAGAAGCAATAGGTATATTAAATAACTATGTTGATCGTGGAGAGATAGAAATTGATTTGTATTATTTTGCAAATCATATCCACGATACTCCAGAGCCAGCTAGACAAGAGAGGGGTACTGGTGCAGGAGCTGATCTTATATATCATATCATGTCAACGAAACCTGATAATGTTATAGTAATGACTGATGCTGATTTCGATCACTTCGGTGATGTAGCAGAAGCACCAGAAATAAAAGTTCCTGGTGCCGTATGGTTATTATTTAAAGGCGGATTAAGATCTTTAGACTTAATAAAACATTTAAAGGGAAAGAAACAATCAAGAATATTTGATTTTTAAAGGTAGTAATAAATGATAAAATTAACAGACGATGAAAAGCAGAAAATAACAGACGGTAAACAATATTTAAAAAATAATGATATAGTTGGGTTTTGTAAAAATACTCAGAGTAATATGTTAGGTCGTATAATGCAATTCTTAATGGAGAATGGTATAGATGTATTTAACTATATTGAATCAATACCTGCTGGTATGTTTAATGGTGCTGAGTTTGATACAATAACTATACCTGATCATATAACGAAAATAGGAAATAGAGCTTTTTATAATTGTGCTAACTTGACTTCAGTGAATATAGGAGATTCAGTATCAACTATAGGGGATAACGCTTTTAGTGATTGTCCACAACTTAAACAGGTATTTTTACCTAATTCTGTAAGAATACTTGGAGAAAAAATATTTGGTAGTAATGATGATGTTATTATATATGCTGAAGAAAGAACAGGTGGTACTAGATTAAAATGTAAAAAGAATGAAATACCTTGGTATAAGGAACATTTATTTAGACAACCTACATCTAATGACTCCGAAGAAGCAGAACTTTAATAAAGGTATAAATAATGAGAATAAAAGATTTAACTGAAAGTCTTGAAAATAAATATAAACTACATGAAAGTAGATCATTAACAGAAAAGATAAGTGATGATATGCCAGATTGGCTAGAAAAAAGATTGTTAACCACAAAATATTCTAACACGGGTAATCTTGTCCAAAGAGATCTTGGTGGCAATGCACATGAGCCTAGACAGAAGTTAAGAAGGGGTGATTATGACAAGAAAAATCCTGAGTTTGGTGACAAGCCGGAATACAGAAATTTAGATCCATATGATCCAGATCCATCTTTATTTTCTAAATTCAGAGATAGGGGTATAAGTTTAGATACTGTAAAAGTTATAGAAGGACCTGTTCCAAAATCATCTAATGATCCTAGGATGCAATCTCCTAATATTCCTATATTATTATTTGATAATGGGAAAGTATACGCTCCAGGTTTTAATGATGATGAAAAACTTGGTGGTAGAAAAACATTTGGTGCTTATGACATAGATAAATTATTACCACAATGTAAATCTTTTGCCTATATTGACGGAAATGATCCGAATAATTTTTCTATGGACAAGCAACGCAGTAGAGCAAATGTTGATAAAAGTTCTAATAGATCTGGTAAATATTTTGATAGAGATAATAGAGATTTATTTAGAAGAAAAAACTGGCGTTCAGGCGTTGATAAATCAGGCTATGAACAAATTCCTTCTATCGAAAGATATGCAGATGAATTAAATAAATTAAAAGTTAATAAACTTCCTCAACTCTTAAAAGAACATGAGATTTATATAAAAGATGCATATCAAGAATTAGGTAATTACACATCAAATATTAATATATTACCTAGTGATGATTCAGGTGATCACGATATAAGCTCTTATAATGACTACGGAAGAGTTAATGATATTGCTTCTCTGTTACGTAATTATGTGAGTGTATATACAGATATAGTAAGATCTGTAGGTAGGATTGTTAATGATCCTAATAGAACAGATGATAGAAAAACTAGTGATTTACAATATATTGCCCAATATGAGTTAAACCGTCTTGATAATTATCGTGATAAAGTAGAAAATGAAACAAGTAATATATTTAATTCAACAATAGATTGGATATAAAAAATGAGAATGAGAAACTTAGTAGAAAGTTTAGAAAGAAAATATAAACTTAATGAATCATATGTAGATGAATGGTGGGGTCAAACTGAAGAAGATCCATTTGAGTTTGCTGCTGAATATAATCTTGAATGTCAAAAAATGGGTAGACAAGGCGATGAATGCTTGTATAGATTCATGGGTTCAAAAGAAGATATTAATCAGGCAAGAAAAGATGGATATTTCTATTCTATAGATAATGGTGAGGATGAAGGTCATTCAGAAGATTTAAATGAAGTTTTAAACGAGGATGAATCAGGGAAAAAATATATTGTTACTACACGAGGGGGATTCGTCGGTGGTAATGATTTAAATGGTACCTTATTTGATTCAAAGGAAGAAGCAAGAGCGGCATGTAATGAATGGAAGAACTCGTTTGGCAAAAATAGATCCTACTATAAACCTCAAACTTCTATTTATGTTTATAAACCTGGTGGTGTATTTGATGATGCTAAAAAGTATCATGACGAGCGTATCAAAAATGAATCTAAAGAATTAACTGAAGATATTGAAGATGATATTTATAACAAAGTAGTTAATTTTTTAAGAGATAAATTAGATAATGAGTTTATTACTAATATCGCACAAGTGGTTGCTTCAGAAATACCAGAATATAATTTAGATTGGTGTAAAGAAGATGGAGGCACTACTTCTTACGATATGTATGCACAAAAATTAGTAGAAGCATTAGCTGAAGATTTAATGTATAATTTTGGTGAATAGATTAACTAGTGAAAGGTTAAGATAATTAATGCTAGTATATGAAAAGAAAGTTGAAGGTGTAAGACATCTTTTTGGTAATGCAACTGGTACTCAACCTACACAATCCGATGTACAATTAACTTATAAAGATGCTGAAGGCACCGAATTAGAATTAGTAGAAAAAGATACTTATAAAGATGATGGTAAAGGTGGAATTTATAGAGTATCTGATAATAAAGCTGTAAATGTATTTATTGGTGATACACAGATTATTGGTAAAGAGATTGAAGAAGAATCTGAACCAGAAATTACAATGACAGCAATCGAAGTTACCACTCCTCCTACAAAGACAGTCTATACTGCAGGTGAAGAATTAGATTTAACAGGAATGGTTGTTACTGTTATTGGAACTGATGGTACGAAAGAAGTAACTGATCTTCTTGCGTATAATGAGTATACAACTTCTCCAGAAGCAGGTACAGTATTAACAACTGACATCACTGAAGTTGTTGTTTCAGCATATGACTTTGAAGACAGCTTCACTATCACAGTAAATGCTGCTCCTGAAGAACAAACACAACCATAAATATTTATTAAGGTAAAATAATGCATATTGATGATTTTAGAGATGAGATAAGATTAAAATTAACTGGGGATATTTTGGAATCTGAGTTAGATGATGATACGTTGAATAAAATTATCAAAAGTGCATTAAGAGAACTTCAAAGATATATAAATCATGCAAGATTGATAACAATACCTTATAAATCTTGTATAGATTTATCTAATCCAGAAGATACTAATAATGTAAGTATAGATGTTAATTCTGTAGTTATGGTATATAGAACTGAAGATTTAGCTGGTACTACTGAGGCTGGTGAATCCTCTGTTGATCCTATGCAAGTTGCTCAATGGCAATTATTAAGTGGTATGGGTAATATAATGTATTTCCAAGATGCCGTATACAATTATGGAGCTTGGACAACATTACAACAAATGAGGAATACTACATCTACAGATTTAGCGTTTAGATTTGATAAAGATTCAAATAAGTTATATATAAATGTTCCAAATGGGACTCCAGCAAATATAACTATAGAATATATTCCTGTTATTCATGATGTAGATGAAATTAAATCTACATATTGGATAGATATGCTTATGAGACTAGCTATAGCTTTAACTAAAGTTACAGTTGGAAGAATAAGAACGAGATACACACAAAGTAATGCTTTATGGCAAGGAGATGGTGACACAATCCTTGCTGAAGGAAGAGAAGAATTAAATAATTTAAGGGAGATGTTACTTCAAAATTCAGAACTAACATACCCTATAGATTAATAGGAGATTAATTTAATGAATAATAGTTTTATTCAAGAGGCATTCAAACAAGTTTATTTAACTGAAGATGTGGAAGAACTTTCATTAGATGCTATTAATCCTGAAAATACAGAATCTTTTTTAGATACTATTAATGCTGCAGAGGATGATGAATTAATTTCTGATGTATATGATTTAGAAGCTGAAGCTAAAGAAGATTTAAAGCAGTCCTATATAGGCAAAGTAATATTAGATTGTAATGTATGTCATAGTAATGTATTCTTTAATAAAGAAGATATTACAGAAGATGAAGATGGATTATGTTGCACAGAAATAGAATGTCCTTATTGTATGTCAAATGAAGGTTATACTATTATAGGTGAAGTAAAACCTTATCAGGAAGAAGAAGATGTTGATCTTGAAGATGTTGAAACTGGAGAAATTCCTGAGGAAGAAGAAGTTGACATTGAAATAGAAGCCGAAGAACCTGAAGATGACGAAGAATTAGAAGAAGGTCTTAAAGCTGATGAAGTAAAAGAACTTCGTGGGGATGAAGAAATTAATGGTGCTGATGGACCAATTGCTGCTGTTGATGATTTAGAAGGCAATGATGAGATTCGTGGGCCAAAGTACACAGAGTTAAATGAAGCCAAGAAGCAAGGTACTCCATGGGTAGTAGAATCAGATGTAGATGGTGAAATAGCAAGGGTAAAAACAGAAAGAGAAGCTAAAGCCACTATAGCCGAATTAAAAAGAGAAGATAAAAAACTAAGAAAAGGTAAGAAAGTTGAATATTCTTATAAATTAGATGAATCTTTAGAAGAATGTGGTGACCCAGAAATTATGGAAGAAGGTCTTGTAGATACATTTCTAAAGTACCATGATGATGCAAATAATGCTAATAATCCTGGTTTTGATAAGATGTATGCTATTTTGTCAAAGTATGGTGATGAAACAGAACCTGTTGATGAGATTTTCTTAAGAGCTCCTGCAGATGAACAGAAAGAAATGGTTTCATTAATTACTCCAGCTGAAAAAGTTGAAGAAGGTGTTGAAGGAACTATTGGCGGTAAACTTGCTGGAAAGGCAGTAGGAACTGCAATAGGTGGTCCTGTTGGTGGTGCTGTTGGTAGTTTTGTAGGTGGTAAGATTGGAGATAAGATCCAAGATACTTTCTCAGAAGGCTGTGAAGATAAGAAAGAGCTTGAAGAAGGTATTGAAGATGTTTCAATAAATACAGACGATGAAAATATCACAATGACCACTAAAGAAGATGGTGGTGTAGTTGTTGAAACTTCTCCTAAAGAAGATGAATCAGTAGAAGAACCTTTTGAAGGTGAAGAAATGATAGCTCCTATCGAGCCTGATACAGAGCTTGATGTAGAAGATGCCGTTGAATTAAATGACGAAGAAGATGAAGAAGAAATTCCTGAAGAAGAATTTTCAGACGAAGATTTTGATTTAGAAGAACCTGAATCAGATGAAGATTTTGAGGAATTTGATGAGGAATCATTTGATGAATTAGGTGAATCTTATCTTAAAAGATGTTACGAAAATGTAACTTCATTTAAAACTTCTAATATTTCTTTAAATGAAAGTAAAGAGTTTATCATAGAAGGTAAAATTGGATTTGATTCAGGTAATGAAAAAGATACTCAATTTGTTTTCTCTCCTAAAACTTCTGAAAATGGCAAATTAAAACTTGAAGGTTATAATAAGCAAATAAGTAAGGGCAAAAAAACTTTTAAACTTAATTGTTCTGTAAACGATAAATCACTTGTTTGTGAATCATTAAATTATAATTACAAGGGCAAGAATGATCTTAATGAATCTGTAAGAGTTTACGGTACAGTAAAAAGGAAATAAGACAATGAAAAGTATTACAGAAATATTACAGGAATCGTTAAGATTGGAAGAAGATTCTAGTAATACAGGAAAAGAATCTGTAAAACTTACTGAAGGAGCAAAGAGGGTAGCACAAATATCATTTGATATTATGTATGATACAGATTCCGAGGAACCTAATTCACAACCAGACGATATAATGTCTGGGTTTGAGTGGGAATTAAAACATGGCTTAGAGGGTGTTGAATTACTAGGTAGCAACATAGAAGATATAACGGATGTCTATAGTCAACATTATAAAGATGATTTTCCTGAATTGGACGAGTCAACAAAGATTGATGAGGCAAGACAACCACGTTCTATTTATCATATTAATAAACGTGAACTAATTGATTGGCTTAGTGATCATAACCAAGCATTTGAGGATATATGTAATTTCTTCCATATTGATGTTAATGATAAGTATTGTGATGAAGAGTTAGCACATTATCAATTATCAGATTTAATTAATTGGATCAGCGACCATGATCAGTTATACGATGATATGTTAAACCATTTCAACCTTTAAAGAGGAAATAATCATGGATATAAATAACGCGATTCATGAGGCTTTTATTCTAGAAGATAACAATTATAAAAATATAAAGGAATATTTAGAATTTTCTCTTGCAGATGAATTTTCTAGTGACTATTTTCAACGTCCTATATGTGAAGAAGTATGTGAATATATAATGAATAATGAGCCTGAAATAGTAAATAAATTAGGCTTAGAAATTATAAATCATGTTTATATTGGAGCATTCGATGTTACAGATGGTTATGTAAACATATTTAGTAGTGATCATACTGTATTACATATAAATAATTCAGAAAAAGCTTTTAGTGAGGGTTTTCGTAAAAATACAAAAATAATAGATCCAACACTTCTTCAGTATCAAAACTATATTAAACATCCAATGGGTGATTATAATGATGATATAAAGCCTGTAAATATTCTTGATTTATGGGATGAGTATATATTCTCATTATGTGATATTTCTAGTATAGACGACAAATATCTTAATAAAGAAAATATTCCTAAAGAATTACTTACTAATAACTTTTGGGTATATCCTAAACCTATTGGTTTTGATGATAATAACAAACCAATAGTATGGTTATTTATAAGTGAATAACATAACAACAGGAGATAATAAATGGAAAACCAAAAATATGGTCAGTTATTAACTCCAGATATAAAGATAAATAGACAATATTTTAGAGAAATGTGTAAGCTCTTAGGGATAAGGGTTTTATACAGAGCCCCCAAAACTGGTAAAACATATACAACTTATAGAGAATTAGAATCTAATTATGAAGATCCAATTATGGTTGGGTGTATATTTGATGAACACCCAACACAGCAAACATTAAGAAAAATAGGTTGGGTATCAGAGTTAAATGAAAATTCTTCATTTATACATGTTGATTATGATTTACCAGGACTTCAACAAGGAGCATTATTCATAGTTCCAAGTGGACTAGATGATGGTAAAGGAAGATTATTTAGAGTAGTTAAGATGGTTAATGAAATAGTTTATCCATCATCTATAACTTGTGAAATAGTTCCAGAATATTTTGATGATTTTGAATCATTAGCAAATGGTAAAGACATTGATGAATTAATTGATTCAGAAAAACTTAATATATTAGGAACAGAAAATATTAGACCAATGACTACAGAGATTGAAGAATTAGAAAGTCAATTAACTTTAGATGGAGATTAATAAATGTCATCATATTTATATGATAAAGCATTAGTAGAAAAATTTAAAAAATGGACTTCTAGTTCTAAAACTCAAGTTTATGGGCCTTCAGAAACAAGAAGATTATTTGAACTCATAGCTGATGAAAATGCTGATTCTAAAATTAAGTTACCTTTAATATCTATCAGTAGAGATATGGGTTATGAAATAATAAATGAAGGAAGAACAAGAAGGCCACTATCATATGATGGTATTGATAGATCATATGATGAAGAAACGAATTCCATGAAGATAGTAAATGCTATTCCAATATCTCTTACATATCAAATAGATGTATATGCAAGAAGAGCAGAAGAAGCAGACATACTGATGAGGAATTTGATTTTTAACATAGTTAATTATCCTGCAATGACAGTTTCCGTTCCAGACGCAGATATGAAACATACCGCTAGAATTTCATTAGGTAGTAATACTATAAATGATAATTCTAATATGTCTGAAAGATTTATAGAAGGTAATTTAACAGTTATGTCTGTTATAATTTCTATAGACGATGCTTATTTGTGGGATGTAAGACAACACCGCAACGCGGAAATTGAAATAAGGATAGATGACACATACGAGGTTAAGAATTTTGTATGTTTAGATTGTGGATATGCATACCAAACATTTGAAACTCCTACTGTATGTCCAATTTGTGGAGGTACATCTTGGAAACAACAAAATTCTTAATTCTTACAATTAAAATGGAGACTAAAATTTAATGGAAAGAATTATAATTCGAGAAGAAGATAATACATTTAATGTGGAAACACTATCTTCCTATGATGTAGCATACGTCCCAGGATTTGGAAATAATCCAGATTTGTTTAGAACTCCAACATTAGTTACATCAAAATATCAATTTATAAATTTATTTGGCGATAGCCCTATAACATTTACGTCAGAACAAGGTTATCCAGAAGCTACATTAACATCAAATGGATTTCCAACCTATGCAATTCCTAATTATAGAGCATTAGTGTTAGATAATACTCCAATGAATTTAACTAAATTTGCTGATAGGAATAACGAAGATGGATTATCACATTTCTACAGATTAGTAGATATTTCTTCAGATGAAGTAGGTGTAGATTGGGAGCCTGAAGACGGTATAAATTATTTCTTAGTTACAGGTTCTGATACAGACGGTTGGACTGTAACTTATTCTACTTTGCCGGTTGAAGATGGAAGTACATATATAGAAACATATGGTCCAGATTCAGGTAACTTAGTATATGAATCTAACATAAGTCCGTTAGAACAAAATTGGTATGAAGGTGGAAATACTACATCGCCTTATAAATCTAGTGATACACAAATAGGCGTTGCTAATGATGGAACTTCTATAAAAAGTTATTATCAAGTAATAGAAAGTACATCACCAATGTTTGCTGTAGGTGATATGGATCCTGGATATAGATATGCTTTATATCTATTATCATTAGGTATGCCTGTATACTATGAACAAATGAACAGTGCTAATAATTATGATATTGTAGAATTAGCTAGTGATTTTAATTCAGCATTGGCAATGTATGGAACAACTACAGAGTCAAGTGGTACTACTGATACATACATTAGTCCATATGATCAGGGTTGGTATTATTTTTCAAATAATTCATACGTAAAATGTACTAATCCTACAATACAGTATAGAACATTGGCAGATGTAACAAGTGATGATACTATTTGGTATATTGGAGCTGATGAATCATTAGATAGCATGTATACTGGATTATCAAAAAGATTTATGGGTAATCCAGATAATCCAGATTATTCATTCGATAGTATGGGTGATTATTCAATTAAATATATCACTTCTGGTGGTTATCCTACTTTTGAATATGGAAGATTATCAACAGATAGTGTAACTGGAGTAACTAAAGTTAGCTCAGGATTAGCTGAAGCTATGATTAATATGGCTTATGAAAGACATGATTCAGTAGCATTAATAGACCATACAGATAATCCTGGTAGAACAATTTATGAATCAGATACTTTATCAGTTATTAGTCAAGTAAGAGATCAATTCTCTAGTATGTCCTCTATTACTGCCTCATATGGTGCTATGTTTACACCATGGTATGAATGTACTCATTCTTCAATAGCAGGTGATAGGGGTCAAAATCCTAATGTATTTATGCCAGCATCACTTGCTTACTTATCTTCGTTAGCAACACAGGTTAAGAATAATCAAACTCCATGGTTAGCAGTAGCTGGTGTATCTAGAGGTAAAATACCTTACTTCGGTTCATTACATACTAATTATGCTTTAACAAATAATGTAGCAGATTCATATCAAACTGTACCATCAGACTTAGTTCCAGATTATTCATTAATTTCAATTAACCCTATAACATATATTAGACAGTATGGTTATTGTATCTGGGGTAATAGAACATTAAGAAATAATAGAAATGGTACAAAAGCTACTTCATTCTTAAATATAAGAAATGTTGTTTCGGATATTAAAAAGACTTTATACGAAGCTTCACAACAATTACTGTTTGAGCAAAATACAGATATTCTTTGGATTCAATTTAAGAGTTTAATTTCACCAATACTTGATACTATGATTTCTAATAGTATATTAAGTGATTACAAATTAACTAAATTCAATATAAATCCAGAATCAGGTGAACCTGTTCCAGCATATATGATATTAGCCAATATACAGATTAGACCTATTAACTCCGTTGAAGTATTTGATTTAACTGTTCAAATAGAGAACAATGAAGTTGATGTCGCAGAAGTAGAATAGAGAGGATTAAATAATGCCAATTAGACAAGATCAAGGTGCTCATCATTTTGCTGCCAACAAAGAGATCTATGAAATTCAGAGAGGTAATAACTTTGAATTTGTAATACCTGCGGCCTTAAATAATATTACAGCCTGGGGTAGTGATACTAAAACATTTCCTAAGGCAAGTGATTATATAAGACTTTCTGTAAAAGGAACTTCTGTGCCTCATTTCTCACAAAATGCAATTGAAGTAAGAAGAGGTAATACAGCTGTAAAATACGCAGGAGTTATTTCTTATTCATCTGGATCTCTTGTTTGTTATGATTTTATAGGCGCTGAAACAAAAGATATACTTATGGCTTGGCAAGCACTGTCAGGCGATCCTAAAGATCAACATGTAGGATTACAAAAAGACTATAAGTATGATTGTACTTTATTAGAATATCCACCAGACTATGACCATGTTGTAAGAACATGGAAATTAGAAGGATGTTGGATTTCAAGTATATCTGAACAAGATATGTCAGCAGATCAAGATGGTAGCAGAGAAATTACAGTTACTATTGAATATGATAGAGCTTACCCAGAATATACAACCTAATTAAAGAGAGTTTAAGGGTGAGTAAATTACTCACCCTTATTTATTAATGTAATGAAGAATATACTATTAGAAGATAAAAGAAGTCAATTATTATCAAGATCAAAAACTGGTGATCCTTATGTTATATGGAATCAGTTTAAAGGAAAAAATAGATACCAAAGAAGACTGTATTCAAGACTTGCTGCATCTGTAAAAAACTTTAATTCTATTGACATGAATAAATTATTTAAAGATGATATTATTGATGTTGATATAGATGTTAAAGGTGAGACAGATATATACGTAGTAAGAATATCTTTTTCTGGTTTTTTAGATGAACTACATAATTTCCTTAACGGTGGAGTATCTTTAGATAGAAAAATAATTTCAAGGGCACTTGTAAGAGCTTTTAACGCAGATAATGTTTATATAAACTGTACTTGTCCTGATTTTAGATATAGAGGTAAATATTGGGCTACAAAAAATAATATATTAGTAGGAGCTCCAGAATTAAGACCATCTGATATAACTAATCCTAATGATACAAAAGGTCCAGGTTGTAAACATATAAATCTAGCATTAAGTGATAGTAGTTGGTTAATAAAAGTAAGTTCTGTTATATATAATTATATAGAATATATGAAAGAACATGATGAAAGATTATATCAAAAATATATATATCCTGCAATATATCAGCAACCATATGATCCTGATGCCGAAGTTCAATTAGATATTACAGATGTAACTGGTGATTCTAATTTAGGTGATAGAATAAATGAATATCAAGATATGGTAGATAGTGATATAGAAGAGTATGGGGAAGTTACTGATACCACATATGATAAAGTAACAAAAGCAGGATTATATATAGAAGATACAGAAGAAGGACCTAAAGTTACAGGAGATAGGATTAGTAAAGCTAATCAATTAGCGAGAGAAAAAGGTAGGTTTAAACCTAATAACGAATATAGGTTTACAAAGCCAGATAAAGAATTTGAAGATCAAGTAGAAATGGATTTAGATTAATGAGTATATTAAGCGATTTATTACTTGAAAGTAAAAATATAAATGAGAATATTAAATATAATATAAAAGACAATCTTGATGGTCTTCCTAAGGGAGTAGAGCTAAAAGATAAGTTTAAATTTTCTTCTAAAACTAATTTTTCTGATAGGCATCCATCACAAATAATTACCGAACCCTTTTCTTATTATGATGAAGCCGAAGAGTTCTGTATAGACAATAATATAGATCCAAATAATATAAAAGAATCATCACAGGGTGATATATTTATAGAATACACTAAAAATTATGATGTGGTACCTATAAGATATAATATAACTTGTACTATAAATCAGTATGAAGGGAAAAATATAGTTAATAAATTTGATAATTTTCCATTGACAGTAACACTAGATGTTGTAAATTTTTCCAATAAGGAGATAATTACATCTGCAAAGATGAGATATAATAATATATCTTTCCCTAACAACGTGGGCGTTGATACTAAAAGTATAAAAATAAATAGTTATATATTCCAAATTAGGGAGAAATAAAATGAAATTAAATGAATTTACAGATAGATTATATGCTATGAGTGGCATAGAGCAAGAAAAAAAGAAGAGTAGAAGATTGAATGAATCATTTATGGAAGATATAAACGGTGCAATGCCAATGGCGGATAACAGACATGGATTGTTAAAGTTTAATGATAAAAATTGGATAAAATTAGGTGATGGAAAAGAAATAAAATTACTTTCAAGTTCTAAAATGATATATGATGAAAATAAGAATAAAGTATTGAATTCTATAAATTGTATTGTAATATTTAATGATGATACAGATTATGGTGAAGTTTATTGCCAGAGTATTTCGTCAGATGACTTTATACATCTTGTATCACAAGTTAAAGCAATGGATAAATCTCAACTATTAAACTTTATTGAACAAAACGGTGGCAGGATTATATATAGTAGAAACAGAAATGGAAGTGGATTAGATGAGTCTTATGATTATGAACTCTTTGATGACGTTTGTAAAGAATATAGTAGCTTATACCCATATGATATTTCATTAAGAGAAGTATGGAGCGAAATAGTACATAATTATGGAGATGAAGATTTAGCTAATGATGTAATAGATTATTTAGAAGGTGCTTTTGGAGACGAAGAAGAATATGATGATGAATATTTGTATGAATCTCAAGCCAAAGCAAATATACATTTAGTCCAAAACATGTTTGATGAAGCTGTAAAAAATGGTTTATATGATGAAGCTAAGAAAATAGTAGAGAATAGAGGAATAAAAGTAGATAAAAATAAACTACATAACACACCAACAAGTGCTTGCACAGGAGCATATATAGATCTTAAAAAGTTATTGTATAAATAATAAAATAAGATATAAATATTGCTAAATTATATATAATAATTAGATAATTAAAGAATAGAATCTCACCAGATAACTAACGAATGATATTAAGATGATAACTAATAAATGATAAATTTATATTATGAGATTCAGTTGAGTATAATAAGTCAACATGAACCTAGTTTTGTGTTGACTTTTTTTAATAATAACTGAAAAAGGAGATGATTTATTTATGGAAAATTCAAGAATAGTTGAAAATCTATATTTACCTTCACATGGATTAGTATATGAAGAAGAAGTAAATCCTGAAGTAGAACTTAGCAGTATGAAAACTAAACATGAGATGTTAAGATTATCTGCAACAGAAGAAAATCAAAAATTAATGGCACAGATTATAGATGATTGTTTAGTATCAGATTTAGGTATAAGTTCTTATGATTTATGCTTAGGAGATTTTCAATATTTATTATACAAGTTAAGAGTGGTAACATTTGGTCCTGAATATGAATTACAATGTAGATGTCCTTATTGTGGGTTTGAAAATACTGTAACATTAAATATAGATGAATTACCAGTTAGTGAGTATGATGATTCATTAGTAGATTTATTAGAATTTAACTTACCAGTAAGTGGTAATCATATAAAATTAACTATGCAAACTCCTAGAATGTTGGATAGAATTAATGCCAGAGTAAGAGACCATAATAAGAGACGTAAGAATAATAATGAGAATGCTACAGTACTTTATACTATTATGGCTTCAATAGAACAAATAGATGATGAAGATGTAGATCCAATTTCATTGGAACAATGGATTAGAGATTTACCTATGGCAGATTCTAATGCTATTTTATACAGAATAGATCAGGTAAATAATTCTATGGGTATTGAGTTAGATTCAACAGCATATTGTAGTGTATGTGGTTCTTCATTTATTGCTCCCTTTCGTGTCAACCAATCATTTTTTAGACCTACTCCTACCTTATAATAGAGATAAGACAATTCTTATGGAGCATATAGCTAAAGAGAAATATATTATTTCAAATAAAATACATACATCTTTTTTAGATTTAGATGAGATAACTCCTTTAGAAAGGAAGATGATATTAAAGTTTATAACAGAAGAATTAAAAGAACAAAATGCAGCGTTTGAAAAAGCTAAAGCTGCAAGAGGATAGTCAATAAATGGCTAATAACCCTGGAAATAAAATATTAAAAAGTATAGAGAAAAGACAAGCTGAAGATCGATATATGGAACAATTTGCGGCAAAAGAAGCCAAAAGATTGTCTATGATATCTAATAATTTAGTTGAGCAGACTAGAATCCGTGAAAAACTTAATAACCAATTTGCGCAACTCTCTAAAGGCGATGATGGTTACTATGAAGTAAAGAGCCAACTAGAACAGCAAGAACGTATTGTAAATGGGCTTATGTCAAGAAAGTCTGAGGTTGCAAAATCCTTGGAAAGACTTGGTAAAGAGGATATAGTTAAAGCACAAGAAGCTATTGACGCTACTAATTCTTTACAATATGATATAGATGACGCATTAGCAAATGTTATAGCTACTAAAGCTGAGATTGCCCATATAGAATCTAAAGAAATAAAATCCAATAAGGATTTGGCAAAACTTGGAGAATTATATGATCAGTTAGCAGAAGAACAACAAGATCTAGAAAGGGCAGAAGCTAATCAACCTATTTCTCAAATACAACAGAGAAGAAAAGATAAGCAAGATTCTATAGAAGAGGCTATAAAAGCAAGTAAAGCCCCTGAATGGGCACAGCAAGCAGCTTTATCTGTTGCATCAGATAAACATGCTTCTATATTAGGTGAGGAAATAGATAAAAACTTAGGAAAAGTTTCTGGTCCTATAGGAATCATAGCAAAAACTACATCTAAAATTTTAGATGTTGCAATGGCAGTAAGAAAATCTGTAGATGGTTGGGTTGAAGAAGCTGCCAACGTATTAGCTAATAATGTTGGAAGAATAAATGCTGCGTTAGAGGGTACTGGTCAAACTTTTGAATCCACTATGGAAGGAACAGTTGATTCATTAGGACTTAGTAGATTTGTAAAACAAACTGATTATATAAGTCAGATAGCAAATTTAACTTCCAGAGGAATAACCTATAATGTAGAACAAAGAGCATTATTAGAAACTATAAAGGATAAAACACTTTCTAGTTTTTCTTCTATGGAAGGAAGTTTATTAAGATTAGTAAAATTAAGACAAACAGACGTTACAGCTACCCAATTTGGTTTAGAGATTGCATTAAGGAATACATTAAATAGAGTATTTAAAGATTCTACTTATATGCAAGACATGTTTAGTGGAATACAAAACGCTATAACAGATGCTGTTGTAATTTCTGGTGATAGAGATGTTACCGAATATAGTTCTGTTATGCAAACTTGGATGGGAGCTATGTATGAATCAGGTGTTGATTCAGGAACAGTTAGTAAAATTGCTAACGCATTAAACGCACTTGGTTCTGGTAATGTATCAGCACTTGCTTCTGACTCAGATTTGCAAAGATTAGTGTTATTAAGTATGGACACTATAGGCATGGACTATGCAGATATATTGCAACAAGGTTTATCTACTTCAGATATAAATGAACTATTAACTGCTGTAGTAAAATATTTAACTCAAATAGAAGCAAACACTAAAGATAATAATGTATTAACATCTTCATATACTCAATTATTTGGTATGAGTATGGCTGATTTACAAGCATTTAAAAATTTATCTAGTAAGATGGGTGGATTAACTTATGTAAATCAAGGTTCAGCTTTAAGTATGGTATCTAATGAGTTGCAGCAAGTTCAATCAACGGCAAGAACAGTAGTAGCAGAACAAATACAAAATGTTATGGATAATGCTAGATTTACATTTGGTAGTTCAATTGCAAAAGATGCTTCTAGTTATTTATCATGGAAAATATCAAATGTTATAGTAGATGTAGCTAATCAAATATCAGCTTCTCCTGCAGCTAAGATGGGTCCTGCATCTTTAATTGTTAAAGGGGCAGGTGCTCTTGCCGAATTAAATATAATTAGACAAGAATTTAAAGGACTATTATCAACATTAAGGGCTATTCCATCATTAATGACTGGTCCTGGAAGAGGGTTAGAAACACTTATAAATGGTGCTCCTTCTTATGGAGGAAATTCTACAAGTATAAGTGCTACTATAACCTCAAATGGTTCTAACTTTAAGACAGTAAATACTATGTCTTCTATAAAATCTAGTAATGAGTATCAGAAAGAATATGCTTCTTATTCTGGAAAAAGTTGGGATAGCGATGAAGCAGAAGCTGATCCTATATTAGAGAAATTAAAAGAATTAGATAAGTTAAAAATGAAAAATGAAGCTGGTAAGGAAGCATTTGCTGTATTCCTAACTGGTATGACTGATGATACATTAAGATCATTTGCTTCAATATTTGCAGATGAGAATGCTATGGAATCTACATTTACTGGAGAAAATAAAGTTCTTAAAGATAATTTATTCCAGTATGCTGGAGATGAATCTAGCAATAGTACAAAAGACAATAAAACTAATACAAATACTGCAAACGCAGTTGCATTATAAGGTTTTAAATGATAGAATTTAACAAAGTTTCAAATGAATCTTATTTTATTAAAAACTTATTAAATAGTACTTTTTTACCAAGATTTAGAACAGTAAGAGAGCATGACTATATATTAAAAGATAGAATATACATTTATAAGTGTAATATTATTAAATGTACTAATAGTGGATATATAGTGGTAAAAAATGCTAATTTAGATTTTAATGAATATCCAGAGTCTACTTTAAGAAAATCAGATGATGAAAAAATTAAAGCTGGTCAGATATATTATGAAAAATCTAAACATGGGTATAAAAGAGTAGTAGGAAGAAATGGTGATAACAGACACCCAAGAGAACTAGGTTGGTATGAACCAAACGTAGCTTCATTTAGTATATTGGGTGAATATCATTTTGGTGAAAGAAATAATAAACTATGTTATAATTTCTTATCAAGTAGTGAGGGTTATGATTATAAAACGCATGAACATTTAGGTATGTATTTAAGAGGTCTTAGAGATATGTATGATTTAAATCTAATGCCTCTATATAATTGTTTTAGTAATCAACTATTAAGAAATATACATATAACCAGTGATGAGATAAGAAAGACATCAGCAGATTATTCAACAAAGGTATATAAGGTACCTATAAGATTTAATACTGATTATACTATTTGTATGAATAATGTTGGTATGACAACCATTGCTCCTGCATTTATTAGACATGGTACATTATTAACATTAAGTAATAATAGGTTCGGTAATGGGTTAGATGTTACTAATAAATATATAAAGTTAAATCATAATGATGTTATCCATAATGAACCTAACTTAAGATTTAGACATCCTATAAAAATAAGGTTTGATAATGTTCCAAAGAATAAAGTTATAAATTATTCTGGTTTTGCTTATACTGAAATACCATCAAATTATAATCCTAAATACTATAGAGAAGCATCAGCTGGTTCTTATCCTACCTTTAGAAAACAAAGTGAAGATGTAACAGTAGATGAACATGGAAATAAAAGTGGTCCATGGATAGTAGCTGATTATAATAATCCATATTTAATAGGTAATAAAAATTATATACCGGGTTATAAATTTGTAATAGATGATGGTAGTGAGTATGAGTTAAAAGCTAATACTGATGTCTATGTTCAAGATGAGACAGGTGATAATAAATTAATATTACCTAAACCTAAATATGAACTATTTGAAAGCTTAGATCCTAGTATAGGTACATTTGAGGATATTACAAAATCATATAAACAATGTCCAAAAGATGAAACTTTCTTTGGTAGAAATATTTTTAATAGTAACAAAGAAAAATATTATACTTACGATGAAATAAATCATACTTATATACAATGCACATCTTCTACTGTATATAATGAAGATACAGTTTATTATTACGTAGATAAAGAAGATGATAATAGATGGTATGAATTTATTGATAGTGAATTTGTACCCACTGAAGATACATATATACATCCAGATAAAGTATACTATCAAAAAGAAAGAACAGAAGTACCTTTGACTTATAATTATGATATAACAGAAGATAACTGTTGTATGTATGATTATATAGAGGATAATTTATATATGTTAATTCAAGTTCCAGCATCATATGATCATAATATTATAATATTAGAGGGTGATTATACAGACATAGCAAAAGAAAAATATTATAACGATAATAATTTTGAAGTATTTTCAAGATCAAGATTAGATCATCTATTTACAGATCATTTAATGCTTATGGAAACTCAAACTAAGAAAATAAGGCCATTCTCAGAAACATTGATACAGTATCTATTATGGCATGTAATTTGTAATCTAGATACTATCAATAATGATATGGATAGATTATCAGATGATTTATCAGTTGTTTCTGTATTAGATAGTAGATATACATTTAATTACTGGAGCGATAGATACAGACAATTAATATTTGATTTTGCAAATACTTACCCTAAACAATATATAAGAGATAATTTAGGTTATGTAACAACCGATATAGAAAAGAGTCTCAGAGTAGGAAGTGATTTCTTAGACGGAGACGTATTAAATGAAAATATAGCATATGATGGTACATATGAAGAAGAGGAAGAATAAGGATATTAGATGGCAATAAGGGTATCAAAGAAACAAAGAATACCAACTGAAAATTATATAATTTTTCATCATACTGGTAAGAGTTTTGTTATACCAGTAGATCCAGATTCTATTACAGATAATATGAGTGCTTCTTTTGCATCAAATTTCCCTTTAAGCAGAAGTGCTCCTATTTATTCTTACCAAAATTCAGGTCCTAGAACAGTACAAGTATCATTTACTTTACATAGGGATTTATGCAAAGAATTTAATCCAGGATCTACTGATATGGTAGAGGAATTAATTAATAATTTAGAAGCATTAGTATTGCCTGATTATGAAAAAGCCAATAAAGTAGTAAATCCTCCTATAGTATCTTTAAAAATAAGAGATGAGATTTATATTAAAGGAGTTGTAACTGGTGGTATTGGTAAAACATTTAATTTACCAATATTAAATTATGATGGTGAGTCAAAATATGCTCTAGTAAATCTTAATTTCTCTATATCAGAAGTAGAACCACAAACAGCAAGTATACTTCCTGCTAGAAAAGGTGGAAGAAGATTGGGGACATGGTAAATGGAAGTATTATCAACTAAGACAATAAAGACAAGTTCTTATTTTTCACGTTATAATGGTTTTTCATATTATTATAATAAGTTAAGTGAGAAAAAAGTTCCAATAGTAGATAGTAATGGAATACAACAATTAGATCCTCAAACTGGTTTACCAGCATATAGACTTGAGGGAAAATATAATATGTCAACTTCTTCTTGGCTTAAAGATTCAGATGATTATGAAGCTTATACTGTTAAAGAAGGAGATACATACGATTCAATAGCTTTAGAAAAATATAATAATCCAACTATGTATTGGATTATTTGTGATTATAATAGAATTATAGATCCATTTGTAAACCCAAAACCTGGAGATATTTTATACTTACCTTCTAGGGGTAAGAATTTACAGTTTGAACATTATTAAGAAGGCTTATATGATATTAAGTTATAATGAGCAATTAATTAAAAAAGTATTAGGCAAACAAGGGTCTCAGCAATGTGGGGTATATGCGGTTGCGTATGGGTATACTATATTAGAAAAAAAATGTAGAGTATCAGGAAACCCAGCATCACATCAAGCTGTAGCTAATAAATACAACGGTGGCACTTTTGCAATGTGTCAATGGGGTACTATGAAAGTTACATCTCATAGTGGTGGATCTGTAAAAAGTAGATATAAAGCTATTATAGCGGAGTTAAAAAAGGGAAAACCAGTTGTAGTAGCAACTAAAGGCTCATACGCTAATCATTATGTATGTGTTATTGGGGTTAGAGACGGTAAGAATGAGAATAATGTAAAAGATTCTGATTTTTATATTATAGATCCTTGCGATAATAAAATAGGTTATTTTGGTTCCACTTGGGCACATGGATTTAATAGTAGTAGTTATGGTCTACAGTATATCACATTTCCAGGAAAAGGTGTTGGGGCTGGTGGATCAGCGGCTCATGATAAATCATGGTATATAAAGAAGTATGGTACAGGCGCTGAAGTTTATTTTGAATTACAAGGTTATGGGTATTCACATAAAGCTTGCTGTGCAGTACTTGGAAATATGCAGCAAGAATCTGGTATCAGAGTAAAGACTAATGGTAGCTTTGATGGAAATGGTTCTGAAGGTTTATGTCAATGGACTTTCGGAAGAAAAACTAAGATGCAAAAATATGCCAAAGAACACTCAAAAGCTAAGAGATGGGATAGTGTTGATGGCCAAGTAGCATACTTAGTTTATGAATTAAAGAATTCTGAAAAATCAGCTAATAAAGTTCTAAAAAATGAATCGCTCAGTTTAAAGGAAATGACTGAGCAGTTTGAAAAGAAGTTTGAGAGAGCTGGTCTTCCAAACATGTCTGCGAGAGTTAAATATGCAAAGACATGGGACGAAAGAATGTCAGGTGCTGGCGACGGTGAAGGAATATACGAAGATGAGTATGTTCAAGCTGTCGTTAATATGCAGGAAAGAAGTTCTCAACTTTACTCCTCAAATAATTATAAATGGTTAGAAGAAGCAGAAGCTCAAGAATCTGAAGAACAAAAAGCATTAAAAGCTAAACAGCAATCTACTAAAGACTTTTTAAAAAATATAAAATTAGATGATACTCATTCTACTGTCGCAGTATTTGATTCATATATTAGTATGCCTTCTACTTCTTCAGCAAGAGGTAGATTAATAAAAAATACTAATTCAGTATTTCCTATATCTGCTGCTATGGTAGAAGCTCCATTTGTTGAGATAGATTTTAATGGAAGAACTATCGGTACTTATAAAAATTCTGTAGACGAATTTCCAAATCATATATCAAGTTTAGAAGTAGATAAAATAAATGGTGAGATAAATAAATATACTTTTAATTTAGTTCATCAAATACGTCCTGGTGAAGATCCTAATCTTATAGATAAATTATTATCTAGTGTAAGATATGATAAGATAGGGATAAAGTATGGAGATTATAATTCAAATGTAGTATATGGAGATGAGAAAGCAATTATAACAAATGTTTCTATGAATAGGGACTACGTTAGTAATAAAATATCATACACTATATATGCTACATCTGCTAATGAATTAGTTACATCTCATAAAGTTAATTTTACAGCATCAGTAAATAAACCTTCTAATGTTATAAATTCTATTTTATATGATATACCTGAAACATCTAAATTATTATTGGATGCTTTTCCTGGTATGAGAAATAGAGATTTAGTATACTCGAAGAATTTAATTCCAACTAACGATGCTGTATTAGATATAGAATCAAAAACAAATATAAATTCAGTAGAATATTTAAATTATTTAGTAAGTTTAATGAGTAACTCAGTTAATGCTACTACTGATGTAATTAGAAAATCTACTTATTATATATCTTATGAAAATGATTTTGATAATTCTATGGGTGGATCATATTTTAATATAAGAGAACTTAATAATACAGTTTTAAATGAATATAATACGAATAATATATTTGAAGTAACTGTAGGTTATCCAGATAATAATTATGTTATGGGATTCAATGTTGATAATCAATTAGCATGGTCATTATTGTATGAGAATGCTTCAGTATCAGATGAATACATTTATTCCATAGATAATAGTGGTAATAAAATAAAAAATTATTCTCCTAATCTAATTAGTTCATCGTCAGTATTAAATGAAATACAAAAGAATTGGTGGACTCAAATGACTCATTTTCCTATAAATGCTTCATTAACATTAAAAGGATTAATGAAACCAGTTATGCTTATGGATTATATTTTAGTAAATGTAGTTTTTTATGGTCAAAAGCATATAACAAGTGGTGTGTATGTAATAACTGGTCAGAAAGATACATTATCAGGAGAAGGATTTAGAACTACGTTGGCTTTAACAAGGGTTGGTGCTAATTAATGGGCAAGAAGATAATGGTCATTGATATGACCGGAAAAGGTTGCAGACATAGACAATATGGGAAACAACTTAATAGAGCTTTTGTATTTAGACCAACTTCTGAGAAAGTAAAGAATGCTATCTTAAAAGGTGCATTTGCAGCTTATGAAGGTCGTCAAGCATATTTTTATAGAAATAAAAATGTTACCTGGGTAAAAAAAGTAAAAGAAGGTGAGATAAATAAATTAAGAAGACCTGGTGCCAAGGCAAAATCAGTCCCAGTAGATTGTACAGGATTAGTAACTGCAATCTGCAAATATGCAGGTGTTTCTGCTGTTAGATGTGCATCATACGATACTTACATGTATGCTTTAACCTTAAATGGTAAATTAAAAAAGATGGCATTTCATGCAGATAGCTCTAGTATAAAACCCGGTGATATTATGGTTAGAAAAAATGGGTCTAGAGGACATGCCTGGGTTTATGTTGGGGGTGCTTCAAATCCTTCTAGTGGTAATTCAGCAAATGCAAAAACAACTTCAGCAACTACTAAAATGGGTACAGGCGCTCAAGCATTTGTTGCTACTGCTAAAAAAGAAGTTGGTACAAAGGAGACAGGAAACAACCATGTAAAATATGGAAAATGGTTTGGTATGGATGGAGAATCATGGTGTGCTATGTTCGTTGCCTGGTGTGCAAATAAAACATTCGGGAATAATAAAGCAATTCCAAAAACTTCTGCTATGGCACATTATCTTCAAGAATATACAGTAACTAAATGTGGTGGAAGTTGGGTACTCAAAGGAAGTTTTGCAAAGAATGAGCAGAATGCTGCAAAATGTAAACCTGGAGATATATTTACTACAGATCCTAATCATAATGGATTAGCTGACCATGTAGGTATAATAGAAAAAGTTAAAGGTAAAACATTATATACTATTGAAGGAAATGCTGGACCATCTACAGATAGAGTTGTATCAGGAACTAGAGATATATCAGCAATATATAGAGTAGCTAGACCGAAGTTCCCGGGTGGATCATATCCAATAGATGGAGGTGGTGTTGTAGGAGAAGATGGTGAAGCCATAATGGGTGTTGATTCTGGTGGAGCTATAGTTCTTACTACAATAGATCAATTATTTTCTTCTGAAAAGTATAAATGGTTTGAACAAGAAGAAGTAGAATCGGAAGAAGAGAAAGCTAGAAAAGCACATAACGAAGAGCTTAAATCATTTTTAACTAATATGTCAGTTAATTTATCTTCTGGTTCCAGTATAATCCCTACTGACGTACAAGTAACTGGTACTAATGTAGTAGCTTCGTCAAATTTTGTATTCAAGCCAAGTTTATTCTCAGGAAAATCTGGTACTGCTTCATTAACTTCTTATCCAAGTTTAGTAGAGGCTCCTTATATAGAATTAAATTTTAATGGTGTGACTATAGGAGGATATGGTAATACAGGAGATAAATTTCCTAATTATATAACTTCTATGTCAGTTCAGAAAATAAATGGTAAGATAACTTATTATACTATAAATTTAAATTATCAAATACGACCAGGAGAAGATCCTAATTTTATAGATTCCTTAGTAAGTTACACTGGTTATTTAAATCCATTGAAGATAAAATATGGTGATTGCTCAAGTCCAGGACTTATTTTTAAGGAAGAAGATGCTGTTATAACAGATGTTAAATCGAATGATAGTGTATCCTCTTCTTCTATATCTTACACAATACAAGCAATATCATCTGTTGTAAGTTCTAATCAGTCTTATTTTAATTTTAAAGAAGTAACTGGGAAACCTTCAACAGTCATAAATGATTTACTGTATAATAAAGGTATGATAAGTAAACAATTAACCACAGCTTTTCCAGCAATGGCAGATAGATCTTATGTAACTTCTAATAATTTAATTCCAGTTAATGATGCAGTAGTTACTATAGGTGGTATGACTAATACAACGCCTCTAACTTATTTAGGACATGCTGTTAGTTGCATGACTAATGATGTTAAAACTTCAAGTTACTTTTTAACTTATGATAATAGTCCTAATGGCGCGTTATTTAAAGTTTCTGAAATTTCTGGTATGACTTCTACTAATGTATTATATGAAGTAGATGTAGGTTATCCAGGAGATAATTTTGTAACTAATTTCCAATTATGTGATAATATGTATTGGCCTTTAGTATATGAGTATAATGATAAAATACCAAGATGGAATTATTCAATAGATAATAACGGAAATGTTTTATCATCAAAAAGTAACTCATTACATAGTGATAATAAGTTTTTAACAGAAAGTATTATAAATTCTAATTGGTGGAAATCATTAACTGAATTCCCTATATCTGCAAAATTAACATTAAAGGGATTAACCGTCCCAACCATGCTTATGACATATATAAGAGTTAATACTTTATTTTATGGTCAAAAAGATATAGCTAGTGGTGTATATGTAGTTACTGATCAAACTGATTCTATATCTGGTTCTGGTTATACCACTACACTAACTTTACTTAGAGTAGGAAATTAAATTGGGTAGAAAATATATTAAAACATTTACAGCTTCTAATAAAGGAATAAAAAATATAAAACTACCAGGCGGGGGAAATCCAGGTACTCCGCAGTCCATGTGCGTGCTTCCAGGATCGGTGGTAGCTGTATTTCATAACCAATATAATTCTGGACATACTGCTCATTGTAGAAAATACACAAAGAAGAATGGGTATATAAAGGGCTCAGATACAGTTAATCATAGTTTAGGGCACTGCAATGGTGCTACCTATTGTGATAAAGATGGTATGATTTATTGTACTGGATATAATAATGGAAGCCAAAGAAAACAAATAGTTGTATTAAATCAAAATTTTAAGCAACAAAGAACATTTAATCTGCCAGTAGGTGTTTCTGGAGTAGCTTATGATAAATCAGTAAATAAATTTTATTGTACAAGTGGGAAAAATATATATATATTTTCATATTCAGAGTTTACAAAAAGCTCTGGTAAAAGATCTTATAAACATTTTAGAAAAGCTGCAGGTGCTGGTGGTCAAGGTCAAGATGTAGCCGGTTACAATGGTATAATATATAAACTACAATTTTATAGTAGTCATGGTATAATAGATCTGTACAAGCATACAACCGGAGCTTATATAGGTACAGTAAAAGTAACTTATTCAGAAACTGAATCTGCTGGATTTGATTATAATGGTAATTTTATATATCTAACAGCTAATCAGAGAAGATCAATTCATTTTACAGACTGGGCTCCTACGTATAAAGATTTAGGCTCTGGTGGCTCAGCTTCCCCTACTAGCGGTGGTGGAACTAAAGGTACTGCGGCTCAAAAATTTGTAGAAGTAGCAAAGAAAGAAATAGGAACAAAAGAATCTGGAACTAATAGACAGAAATATGGTGAATGGTTTGGAAGTAATGGTGTTGCTTGGTGTGCAATATTTGTTTCTTGGTGTTGTCATAAAGCATTTGGAAATAATAATATAATACCTAAAAACGCTAATGCCTATTTAGTAGCTGCAGACGCAGTAGGAAAAGGTGGGAAGTGGATTAAAAAAGCCTCAAGAGGGCCGACTACTCATGTTGGCATAGTCGCTTCTGTTAAGAATGGAAAAGCAACCACAGTTGAGGGAAACTACAGTGATAAAGTAGGCTCTAGAACTATTAATGTCCCATCAGGAACAGCAGCCGGTGATCTTATAGTATTTTATGGTGGTTCCGTAGGAGGAATAGCGAGACCTAATTGGCCTGGAGGAGAATATAGTTTAGACGGTTCAGCTGATGGTGAATATGCATCTGCTGATGAGTTAATTCTAGAAGTTCATCCAGAGCAGTTATATTCGTCAGATAATTATAAATATCTTGAAGATCAAGAAGAAACAGAAGAACAAAAAGCTTTAAGGGCAAGACAGCAAGCAACAAAGCAATTTTTATCAAGTATAAATGTTTCTAGTATAGAAAAACCAGCAGTAATTCCAGATATAATTTTACCTAATATTCAGTCTGCTTCTAACTTTAAAAAACCACAGACAAAAGTTAACGGCAACATATCTGGATCATATTTACCTTGTACTGTAAATTATGTAGAAGCACCTTACGGAAAAATAACTTTAGGTGGTGTGACTATTGGATCTTATACAAATAAAAATTATCCAAATTATTTAAATAGTATTAATACTGTTAAGACAAATGGTTCTTTAAATGAATATACAATAAATTTAACTCACCAAATTTATCCAGGTGATAATCCAAATTATATAGATAATTTAATATCACAAAATGGGTATAATAAAATTCAGATAGAATACGGTGACTCAGAAGCCGGCGTTGCTTATAGAGATATAAATGCTTTATTAGTAAATGCTAAAAGTAATTTTGATTTTTTTAATAATAGAATTAACTATACATTACAAGCAACTAGTTCTTCTATTATGTCTTCTATAAATAGAAGAAATTATTCTTCAGTAACAGCTAAACCAAGTACTATTATAAATAAAATGTTATATGATACTGGAGAACTATTAGATTATTTTCCTGGAATGGCTAATAGGTCATTTGTAAATTCAAATAATCTAATTCCTTCTAATGATATGGAAGTATATATCGATGCAGTAACAAATACTACTCCATTAAACTATATGAATAAACTAGTTTCATATATGACTCCAATTACTAGTAAAGATAATAAACTTAATGATTCTATATATTATATGAATATAGATGATAATTCAAGAAATGAATCTTACTTTAGAATAAAACAAATAAAAACAAATTTATCAGCATCTGCTTTTCCATTTATGTATGAAGTAGATATTAATTATCCAGACGAAAATTCTTTAGTATATAATTTTTCAGTAGATACAGATTTTAATTGGCCATTGGCGTATGAATATGCTGGTGGATTTACAACATACGATTATGATATAGACAACGCTGGAAAAGTTTCTTCAAAACAATTAACTTCTAATATAAAATCCATTGCTAGTACTAAAGGTGCTAATACAACGGATAAAAATTGGTGGACTAATGTTACTGAATTTCCAGTGAAAGCTACGTTAGAAGTAAAAGGTCTAACTACATATACATTATTGCTAAATTATATAAAAGTAAATGTTTTTTACTTTGGTCAGAAAAGAAATTCTTCCGGTGTATACATAGTAACTGGACAAGAAGATTCATTATCAGGAAATGGATTTAGAACAAAGTTAAGTCTATTAAGAGTTGCTGGTGATGATCAATATATAACTATAGATGGAAGAGTTGTAACTTAGGAAAATAAATGATTCAAAAAGGTATAATAGCACAAGTTATAGATAAATATAATTATAAGGTTAGAATACCGAAATATGATAAAATACAATCAGCTACGTATAGTGTAAAAACAGATGATTTAGCTTCTGGTATTGTATGTACCATACCAGGAATAGATATTGCATATAGTGTAAATGATGTTGTATTAATTTCATTCGAAAATGGTGAATTAAGTAAACCTATCATACTAGGATTATTATATAGAGATCAAACTAGTGATTCAGATATTTCTGTTGGAAATGTAGATTCTTCATTAACTTCCATTAGAGATAATATAGAAAAAATAAATAATACAAATGTATATACTCATGTAAAATATTCTAATGACAATGGGTTAACATTTACTAGTTTATTCTCTAATAAGTATTATGAATCATCTGAAGACGGTAATATATTTTGTAGACCATATTATGATGAAGATCAAGATATAAAAGGTATACAAATTGATAAGACTTGTAGAGTTATAAATTGGTCGATAATAGATGATAATAATGTAGATATAACTTCTACTATAAATAAAGAATTAACTGTTTTTGATTCTGATGGAAATGTAATAAAAAAAGTAAATAAAGATGAAAATTTATCTACTATCCCTATAACAAATAGTTCACAGATAAGTGGTGATCTTTATTTAGATTATAAATTATATATTTCAAAAGAATACTTAGATACTTTACATGTTTCATTAACTACAGATAAAGATACTTTAGGTTCTACTCAAGGAGAGTATTTAGGCATAAATGTTTCCACAGATCCTTCTCCTTCTTTAATACCATCACATTATCATTGGGTCTCGTTTAATACTTCATTAAAAAATTATTTATCTGAATTAAAAACAACCATAGATTTAGATATAAATGAAAGATTATTAAACTTAAAAGATGAAATAGATGCAGAGATAGGCATAACAACTACATCAATATTTTATAAAGATGTTGCTTGGACAGAAGCAGAAGTAGGAATTTATTGTCAACAAGGGTATTCAGGAATTTGGTCCAGAGATTTATTAAATGGTTATAACGGTGAAATTCAAGCTGGAAACATCTTATATATAACAGTTAGAAATACAGGAGAAGATCCTGAAGATACTTCAGATGATAGTTATGGAAGATTAACTATTAGGGCAACAGCAAATTCATTACCAGATGAACCAGCTATTGGTACTGTATTAACATATGATGTTAGTGGAGAATTAGCTATTGATGCATTAGCTAGATTTAAAAGTAGTTTATTAACTCCTGGAGATGAAACATTAATTTATGGTGGTCGTATAGAAACTGGTACAATTACTGCACAGCAATTAACCACTGACAATATTTATAGTTCTAATAGAAATTCCTACATAAATCTGGGTAATGGAACTTTTTCTTATACAAATCCAACTACAAATCAAGGCATTGTATGGGACGGTAGTTCATTATCCATAACAGGAAGTATAAATGCTAATTCTATAATAGACAGTAGTTTATTACCTGATTCTATATACACAGAATTAACTTCTTCTGTTAACTCAACAAATTCTACAGTTACATTTTATATACACGTATATGAGAATAATGTAGATATTACAAATTCTTGTTCAGATTCAGCATTTTCATGGTATATGATAGATACAAATACTTCAAGTAATACTTATGGAGAAGAGATTTTGATAGCGAATAGTGGTAAATCTGTAACTATAAATTTCAGTTCATTTCACTATTCAATAAATATAAACTGTTATTACACTTATTAGAAGGAACTAATTGATGAGAAAAAAAGCAAGTATTTCTTTTACAAGAGATGATTTATTATATTCAAATATAAATTCTGCTGCTGAAAATTCTTCAGTATTATACATGATAGAATCTTCTACTAGTAGCATTATAAAAACTGGAACCACATTAAATCCAGCAAATATAACTTTTTATAGTTATAAAAAAGTTGGTGATGGAAATTATAATGCGTATACTGGTTGGTTTAAAATACAAGAATCTATAAATGGTATAAATTGGACAGATAAATATACTTCTAGTTCCTCTGGAGAACTTTCAAAAACTTATGTTCCTACTAGTTCGGCAAAATTTATTAAATGTATATTATATACTAATAGTGGCATGACTAATCAAGCAGCTATAATTTCTATTGGTGTATTAGAGAATGGGTCATCTGTAACTGTTAGTAGTACAAAATATGCTACTAATAGAGATGGAAATACTCAACCTCCAGATAGTAGTTTTGGTACAGATATACCAGTTACTTCAAAAGGAGATTGGTTATGGATAAAAACAACTTATAGTGACGGCAGTGTTGCTATATCAAAATCATATATAGGAACAGATGGTCAAGATGGTAAAAGTATATATGTAAAAAGTAGCACTAAAGTTGATGGTACAACTACAATAGTATTTTCAGATGGTACACAAGATTCTACTGTAACTATTGTTGACGGGGAAGATGGTGAAGATGGCCAACCAGGTCAGCCAGGTGAAGATGGAACAAATTCTTATATCCATATAGCTTGGGCTAACAGTGCAGATGGAACACAAGATTTTAGTACATCTGTAAGTACTGGTAAAGCCTATATAGGTGTTTATTATGATTCTACCTCAGCGGATTCAACAAGACCACAAGATTATAATTGGAGTTTAATAAAAGGTTCCGATGGTGGAAATACTGCTATAGTTTATTTATATCAAAGAAATTCTTCAACAGCTGTAATAGATTGGACTAATACACTGACGTATGATTTCGCTGATAAATCATTAGTTTCATTACCAAATGGGTGGTATGATAGAGTTCCTTCTGGAACAGATCCTTTATATATAACTTCAGCTATTGCTTATAGTAAAACTGATACAGATAATATTACTTATCAAGATTGGTCAACTCCTGTAATATTATCAGAAAATGGAGAAGATGGAGATCCAGGAAGTAACGGAATAGATGGTAAAACATCTGCTATAGTTTATTTGTATCAAAGAGCAGCAAGTACACCACAAGCCCCTTCTCAAAATTTAACTTATACATTTTCAACTGGTGCGGTTACTGGGCAAGGATTAGGAAATTGGGTTCAGCAAGTTCCTTCAGGTACTAATCCTATTTATATTATTTCTGCGCTTGCTATATCCACTGATTTACAATATACAATACCCGGTGGAACTACTCCAAATGGTGGTTGGACCACGCCTAGAATATTAGCTGAAAATGGTAAAGATGGAAAAACACCATATATTCAAAATAATTTTTGGTATATAGATGGAACTAGTACAGGTATTAAAGCATTAGGAGAAGATGGAAGTTCTATAGTATGGAAAGGTGAAGCTTCTTCAGCACCAGATAACCCAGAATTAAATTGGTGTTATAGAAATACATCTAATAATAAAGTTTATATTTATAATGGTACTAACTGGGTTATTATGACACAAGACGGTGAAAAGGGTTTAGATGGATATAATCAAGCAACCTTAAATATATATAGAAGAACTTCTTCTACTTTATCTTCTTCTGATGTTCCAACTAGTACTACTTATAATTTTAGTACAAAACAAATTGTAGGTTCGTTAGGATCTTGGACTAGAGAAATTCCTGAGGGAACAGAACAATGCTGGGTATCTTCAGCGGTTGCTGTAAGTAGAACTTCAACTTCAGATACACTCGCATGGTCTGAACCTGTTATTTTTGTTAAAGATGGTCAAGATGGAAATCCTGGATTAAATCATGCTACAATAAATTTGTATAAGAGAATAGCAAATGGTACTTCTGTAACAAAACCTTCAACAACGTCAACTTATAAATTTAGTGATGGAACTTTATCTATAAATGGTTCTGTAGTTACAAACGTAAATGGGTGGAGTAGAGATATACCTTCTACTAATTCTAATTCTAATCCTTGCTATATAACTACTGCTTCTGTTATAAGTAGTGATGATGAAGTAAATATAACTTCTTCTAATTGGGCAACTCCTGTTAAGCTTGTAGAAAATGGTCAATCAGCTACTCAATATTATACACATATAAGATATTCTGCTAATGCAGATGGATCTAATTATGATGTATCTCCTAGTTCTTCTAGACCTTATATAGGAGTTTATAATGGTATAGAGCAAACAGCCCCAGCATATAATAACTCTGGGTGGAAATGGAGTAGATATTTAGGTACAGATGGGACTAGCGTTACCATTACAAGTATAACATACGCTGTTACAACCACTGAAACTCAACCAAGTGAATTTCCATATACTTCTGCTCCAGAAGTTCCAGAGGGGTCCTGGCTTTGGACTAAAGTTTTATTTTCCGATAATAAAACTTCTATTACTAAAACAAAATCAGGTGTATCCGGTACTAATGGATTAAATCAAGCTTCTATTACATTATATCAAAGAACAGCTTCAGCTCCATCACTTCCTTCTTCTGATGTTACTTATAGATTTGAAGATGGTAAATTTAAAGTTGGTAGTAGTACTTCTTATACTGATTCAGTAGGAAATTGGGTAAAAACATTACCATCAATTAATAGCTCACATCCAGAATATGTTGGGTGGGTAATTTCCGCATCAGCTATAAGCTCAGAAGCTGAAGATACTATTGCTTCTTCTGAGTGGTCTGGTCCAAATAAAATAATAGAAAATGGATTAAATCAAGCTGTTGTAAGAGTATATAAAAGATCTGCTACTACTCCAACTACTAGTGATAAACCAACTAGTACTATGACATATACATTCTCAACCGGAGCATTATCACCTGATAATTCAAATGGGTGGACTAAAGAAATACCACAAGTAGATGGAAATCCTTGCTGGGCTAGATCAGCTTCTGTTATAAATACTGCACTAACAGATACTATATCGACTTCAGATTGGGGAAACGCAGTAAAATTTGTTGAAGATGGTAAAGATGGTGTTAGTGTAAATGACGTTGTAAATTCATACTTAGCTACTAATCTTTCTACAGGTGTTGATAAATCAACTCCTGGATGGACACCTACAATACAACAAATAACTAAAGATAAACCATATCTTTGGAATTATGAAACTGTATTAGATGAAAATGACAATGAAATAAGCTCTACTGTTCCTATTATAATAGGACATTTTGGAGTTGATGGGACGAATGGTACTAATGGTGTAGATGGTAATAGTATAACTTCTATTGATGAATTCTATCAAACAACCCGTACTACTACTAATCCAGGGTCTTCTGGTTGGCAGAAAAATACTTTAGTAGTTCCTGATGCTACTAATAAATATCTTTGGAATTATCAAGTTATACATTATTCTAAAACAGCCGATCAAGGTGATTCTACAAAGGCAAGAATAATTGGTGTTTATGGAGATAGAGGTCCTCAAGGATATTCTCCTACTATCGGAAACGATGGTTATTGGTATATTAATGGATCTAGTACCAATGTAAAAGCAGAAGGCGAAGATGGTAAAGGAATAAAATCTGTAACATTACTTAGTACTTCTGGTAATGATAAAACTTATAGAATCACATTTGATGATAATTCTACTTTTGATTATACTGTAACAGATGGAGAAGATGGTAAGACATTATGGGGTACATCAAGTACATCCTATAGTACTGCTACAAAAGTTATTACATGTAGTGAAATAACATCAAATTCTTCATTATATGAAGGATTAACTATAGCAATTAAATTTAATACGAATTCTACAACAGACACGTTAAAACTACAAGTAGGAGGTTCTTCTGCTAAAGATGTATATATTAATAATGCTATAGTATCTAGTACTAATAAATTAGTATGGACTAAAACAGCTATTATGACATTTATGTATGACGGTACTAAATGGATATTAATGGATCAACCTATTACTTATTCAGCTGATTGTTCAACTGCCGGTACACCAGGTGGTAAAGATGTTATTATAAATGGTTGCATTATAAGAAAAGGTACTTCCATACTTTGTAAATTTACTAATAAACATGCTTCTACAACTAATACAACTCTTGGAATTAAGAGTGCTAGTAACGACGCAGATATTAGTTATTATAGTATTTATTCTAATGGAGTTCAAGTTAATAATGCGAATACTTGGAAAGACAATCAAACAGTAACATTAACATTTAATGGTTCTTACTGGCAAGCTGGTATTTATACAGATGATTCTTCACTTACTTCATTTATATCAAACCAGTATAATACATTTGTATCTAATACTAATTCAAGTATAAGTACCATTAATACAAGTATAAGTGGTTTACAAGATTCAAAAATAGAAACATATTATCAAACTGATAATCCAAAGAATGATTGGAGTACAGATGAGTATTCTAATCATGAAGGTGATATTTGGTATGATTCAACTTCTGGCGTGCAAAAATATTATAGATGGAATGGATCAGCTTGGCAAGAAATAACCGCAACTCCTCCATCAGCTGTTATGAATACTGTTAATGGAAAAGCAACTATTTTTACTGGAGCACAAACTCCGTCAAATGCCAGAAAGGGTGATTTATGGTTCAAGAGTGTTAATGATCCTATTCTTACTTATGTAAATGGTAGTTGGACTCAGTATAATAATTACACAAATGATTCTGCTTTTATATCATTTAGAGATGGTACTTATGCACAATTTGTAACTAGTACTAATAGTACCTTGGGTCAAAAAATAACTACATTTTATGATTCTGATATTCCTACTGCAACGGCTAAGGGTGATTTATGGATAGATACTGGTAACGATAATACGCTTAAAAGGTGGGATGGCACTAGTTGGGAACCAGTTAGAGACGCAGGTATTCAATCAGCATTAACTGCAGCTTCAAATGCACAATCTACAGCTGATAGAAAGATTATGACTTATGTTAATACCTATAATAATAGACCAACAACAGGTTTAGACACTGGTGATTTATTTATTGCAACAGATAAAGATAATGAAATGTATAGATGGAACGGTTCATCTTGGATTTCTGTTGCTGATACATCTTTGAGTTCTTGGATAACATCTAATTATAATGTAGATATATCAAATTTACAGAGCCAATTAGATAATAAAGCAGAAACTTGGTATCAGTCATCTGCCCCTTCTGGAACTAACTATAGTATATGGAATACAGATGAAAAAAGAAGGATACATCACGGAGATTTATGGTATAATACTACAGATAATACAACGTGGTATTTCCAATATACTAATTCTTCCACATATGATTGGATTCAGCAAAATGTACCTAATGCAGTGTTTAACAAGATAGATGGTAAGAAGGATATTTATTATACAACTGGTTCAACTACACCTACTCCACCTTATAAAGAGGGAGATTTGTGGAGTAATGGTGTTGATATAAAAATTTGTATAACTACAAAGAGTAGTGGTGATTATGTAGCAACAGATTGGACATTAGCTTCAAACTATATAGATTTGAACAAAGCTACTAATGCCTCTCAAATAGTACTTAATACTTGGGTTAATGGTGATTTTCAGGATATATTAGATGATATTGAAGATGGAATTATCGATGCAAAAATAGAAACTTGGTATCAATCAGCAGATCCATCAAGTAGTTGGAACACTAATGAAGTAAAAGCACAGCATGTAGGTGACTTATGGTATTATACAGGAACTACAACTGCTAATTTTAAGCAGAATGCTACATATAGATGGAGTGATAATTATACTTGGCAGCAACAAAATGTTCCAAAAGAAGTTTTTGATCAAATAGACGGTAAAAAAGATATTCATTATACCAATAATTCACCAATCACTCCTCCATACAATGAGGGTGATTTATGGAGCAATGGTGTTGATTTACGTATTTGTATAAATTCTAAAACCACTGGACAAAGCTATAGTGCATCTGATTGGGTACTAGCTTCTACCGCAGCACAGAGAGTAAGATCTAGAACAGAATATGCATTAGTTAGTTCATCAATTACAAGTGCAAGTGATATACCTGCATCAACCACTTGGACGACAGATATGCCAGAAGTTAGTTCCTTTGGAACAAACTCATCTGTTAAATTGTGGGTTAGAGAAGGAACATGTATAGCCACGGGTGGTTCTGTCACATGGAATTACAGTACACCATCAAAGGCAAATACTTTTAATGGATTATCTTTATTTACAAATACTGTAGCTAATAGTGGATATACATCTATAAATGGATCTACGATAACTACAGGAAAAATACAATCATATGAAACTGGTAATACTCATAAAAACTTTATACAATTAACAGATGACCCTGATAATAACAATATAAAAGCAGGACATTTGGAATTTAAAAATGGTGTTGATTGGCAGCACTCCTCTCAAGGTATACAATGGGATAGTAAAAATAGTAATTTAAACATAAAAGGACATATAACTGCTAAATCATTAACAATAGATGGCGCTGGTGGAAGTTATAATGCTTATGATGCTATAAATATAAGTGGGTATAATATAGAAATAACTACAGAACCTGCAACTGCTATTTCATCTAATAATGTATACTTATATCCTCATTTATATCATAATGGTGTAGAAGTATTTTATGTATTAACTTCAGATACCACTGCACAATCAGGTAAAACATATTATTATTATAACAGTACAACATCAACATATGTAGCTTATACTACGGCGCCACAAAACCCAAAATCTAGTAATGCCTACGAATCTATAGACTATACTAAATTTCATTGGTATAGAAATAATAGTAGTTCTTATGAAACTGGTGACACAGGCAATACTGGTAGAGGTAGATTATTATGTGTTTTTACTGATAAAATAAAAGTAACATATACATTTGATGATGGAGCATCAGATGGTGGTATGACTGCTATGGAAGTTACAGTAGATGACTCAAAATATATTACAAGAATAGATAATAATAGCATAAAAATACATGCTGAAAATACTTCTGGTAATAGTATAACTTTAAATTCTTCAGGGGCAAATTTAGCTAGTGGTAAATACTTAATAAATGGTTCAGATTGGGCCGTAGCTCTGTCCGATAAATACACTCGGTCATCAGCAGGTGACTTGAATTGGTCAAGCACGACAGAAGGAAATGCAAAAGTCATTGCAAAATCTGCACTTGCATTTTGGAACGGAGCTTATTCAGGTACATCATCAAATCTTTCCAAATGTTCTACAGGAAATATCATAGGTTCCAATGGCGGAACAATGACTGGGCAGCTTAAAACTTCCTTTAAACAATCAGTTGCTATGGGTAGTTACGGTTCTTCACAGTCAACTATAGAAGGATTGGTAGGAGAGGTAAGATATTCTAGCGGTTGTAGTGGTTCAGCTAATATAGGAACAGCTTATACTCTTGGTGGAGTAACAATACCTACTGGTTGGTACAATTTTTCTTGGATGCCTCATAGAAGCGGGGGTGTGAATGGAGCCTCATCAGGCGATAATTGTAACTATGGTAATTTACTTTTATTTGGTATGAATAATACAAATGGAAGATTCATCATAATGGTTTCAAGCGGTTCAATACAAGAAGTATCCAAAATAATCACAACTATCGAGGATAAAGATTACGTTACCGCTACTGGATCTGACGGAATATGGAAATACAGAAAATGGAGCAGCGGGAGAATTGAATGCTGGGGCGAAAAGACATGGACAGATGTTGCTTGTACAACACAGTTAAATTCTACAGATAAATTAGGTTATCGATCAGCCGATCAATCAGTAACACTTCCAAGTGGTCTGTTTTCAACAATTGAATCATGTCAAGCAACTATGAAAGGTTCTAGCGGCAGTGGGTATGCAATGGCTTTGAGAACGCTTTGCACAACAACGACAATATCTCAGATGTTCTGGAATTCTGGAAGTGCTACAAAAAATAATTGTATTGTTGATTATTATATTACAGGTATATAAATATAAGGATAAATAGAAATGGCTTTAAGAACGATAAGTAAATCAATTGATTTAAATTCTTCTTCAAATAAATATATTACTGACATTAATAATAATGGTATTCAAATACATGAAGCTGGATATAATGCTAGTAATTATGATAAGAATATAATATTAAATTCTAGTGGTATTCAGTTAAATTCTGGAAATTTACAACTTATGGGCTTAGATGAAGATAGTTTAGATTTTTATACAGTAGATACTATTAATAATCAATCTAATCCAGTTGCTTCTTTTTCATCTAATGGTGCTGTATTTTCTAATCTAGTAGATGAAGATGATGAAGAAGTAACTTATTCTACAGTACTAAATTCTAATTTATCTTTTTTGCGAAACGAAGAGATCTTGGCTTCTTTTTCATCTAACGGTGCTACTATAGGGTCTGAAACTGGTGTTAATGTATCATTAAATCCAAATGGAATATCACTTAATAATGGTATTATACAATATGCTACATTTTCCCAGGAAGGTCTGGAATTAAATACAAGCACAGGAAGTAGAGCTTTAGGAATATATACTTCTGGTTCTAAGGAAAACACACCTGTCAGAAAATTCTTCAATAAAACAACTGGTTGGTCTGCTGGAACAACTTTTCCACGACGTTCCAGTTCATATGTCGTAGGAACTTTTGCAACAGATTTATCCCCAGAATCTTGTGGTAGTTCTGGAATAAAAATACGTTTTAGTCCATATATAACAAAAAATAATCCTTCAACTTCAAATTTATCTACTATAACTATAACTGAATCTTTTTTGACAGATTTAACATCTAGTGATAATTCTGTATATACATGGGAAAATATTGCTAGTTATTATAATTCTTCAAATAAAATAGGCATGTCTGTAGATTTACAATTATGGCGTACTAAACATGTAACTGAGGGGTGGAGAAATTGGAATCTTCGTTATAAAAAGAAGAGAACAAATGAAAGTGATACTTCCTACACTCTGCAGAATAATTGGTATTGGTACTACTCGGATATTTCATACATAGTTTCAGAAGAAGTTCCAAAAAATGTACTCTATGGATCCACCTTATCTAGTTCTTATAGAACTGCAGATAATATTATGATTAATTCATATATGAAGATATCTGGTGATAGTAATGTTACTACTTCTGTATCATCAACTATAAAGGAAATACCATTACCCAACTTACAACATAATTATGGTAATGCATTTGAATTTGATACAACTACAAGAAGAATTAAAGTCTTGTCAGCTGGCAATATATTAGTATGGGGGTCTGTAAGACTCGGTAATGATTTTGGGTCTTCTGCTAACGCTATATATTGTACTACTGTATGTTATGCTGGAAATGTTGAGAAAGAATCAATAAAAGGTTCTAGATTTAGAACCAGTGGTTCTACAGTGAGAACAGATGTAAATATATCACCAAGAGTGTTATCTGCACAAGCTGGTGATGAAATTAGTATGACCGTTTATAATGATACTGAGAGTAAAGGTAATCTTATAAATGGTTCTTGTGCCTTATGTGCTCTGTATTTAGGTCCAGTAATGGCTAATAATATATAAAAGGATATTAATGTATTCAATAGCTTTTCCAAATATTTTTAATGGTTCAAAAGTAAGATTAAATGAAGATTATGATGCTATAAAGGTAAATCTAAAATCTTTATTAATGTCAAATAGAGGTGGGTTGTTTGGTGATCCATATTATGGGTTAAATATGAAACAAATTTTATGGAGCCAAGCAGCTAAACCAGTAGTAGTAGAATTACTTAAAGATGAAATTTTTAATGCAATATATTCTTATATGCCTCAAGTAAGTATTACTAGAGATGATATAGATGTTGAAGTTGATGGTAATCTAGTTAATGCTTCTATTTCAGTAAAAGCAGATTCTAAAATTCCATCTAACTTATTTAATATAAAAATACTAATTGATGAAGAATAATTATTTACATTGTAATTATTTTATGTTATAATATATAAATGGATAACTATAACTTAATGTAGGAGAAAAATTAAATGGCTCAAGACATTGTAAATAACAACCAAAGTATTTCTTATACTAATCTTGATTTCTCTTCTATTTATACAGAGACTTTAGATTTAGTAAAGAAATTAACTTATAAATGGGATCCATCAATATCAGATGAATCTGATCCGGGTGTTATTTTAGTTAAGCTATCAGCATTAATAGCTGATAAATGTAATTATAATATTGATAAGAGTATACTAGAAGCTTTTCCATTATCTGTTACACAAGATGCAAATGCACAGCAATTATACGAACAATTAGGATATTACATGAATTGGTACAAGAGTGCTACTGTACCAGTTGTATTAAATTGGATTAAATCTCCAGACACTAATGAATCTGAAGTACAATCATATACTATACCTAAGTTTACTATAATTACAGATGAAGGAGAAAATACTAATTACGCTTTAATTGGTGTTGAAGGTGCAAACGGTATAGTAGTTTCTGATGGGTTATTAACTACAGATTCTAAAGAATTAAGAATGATAGCTATGGAGGGTACTCCTGCTACATATACTTATTTAGGACAAGAAACTGTAATTACATCACAGATGGTTGATACAGAAACTCATAGATTATATTTTGATACTCCAATGGTATCACAAAACGGCATATTTATTACTAATACAAAACAAAATAATTATGCTGATTGGAAAAGAGTTGATAATATATATGAGCAATCATATAATGAATTAAGATATAAGTTTGGATATGATAATCATGCTAATTCTTGTTATTTAGAGTTTCCTGATAATTATCCAGAATTATTTGGAGATGGTATTGAAATAATTTATATGATTATAGATGAAACATATAATGATATACCAGCTCAAGCATTAGAAAAATTCTTAGTTCCTTTTTCACCAAAAGAAGATGCTGGTGTTATATTAGCTACTAATAATGTTTCCATACAGAATTATGCAGCAGCAACCGGACATGCTGAAAAAGAAAATATAAATGAAGCTTACGAAAATTATAAGAAAACTGTAGGTACTTTCCATACATTAATAACATTAAGAGATTATTTAAATTATATAAAATCAAATGATTTAGATATTTGTTCTAATGCTTTTGTATGTGATAGAACAAATGATGTCCAAACAGTTTATAAGATTGTAAGTAAACAGAAAAGTTTAGATTCTATTATTGTAAAAGTAGAACAGATAATAGATAAAACAGCTTTGGAATCTAACTTTGATTATAGATTCCAATTAACTAACGATACATTAGCATTATCAGGAAAAACTTATTATGAGATTAAAAATGATACTTTAACTGAAAGAGTATTTTCAGATAATACTAATCCTAAAGATCTTGGGCTATATGAATTTGTTTCTAGAGTTGCTTCATCACATGATGCAATGACTGAATTTTCATTAAGATTCTATTTATTAAATAACTCTATTTCTTTAAATAGTAAGCAAGCATTTAATGAAACATTTCAAATATCAACTGATGAATTAGATTTAAATTATCTGCTTAGTGATGTAGCTCATTTAGAACATACATACGAAGATATTTTACCATTAGGAGAAAATACATATAAAGAAACAGAAGATGAAGTATTCTTAAAAAATAAAGCCTATTATAGAAAAGCTGATGATAATATTCATTATCAATTATTTACGGAATACGAAATAGGTGGTTCAATAGATTCAATTCAAAATGTTACTATTTATGAATTAGACGTAGAAGCATTGATGCCTCATGTAGTATTCTTTAAAAATATTTATCCGTTGACTGTAAATATATCTACTTATGATAGTTTAAATTCTAAAATACAAGAAGAAATTCAAAAGAATATATTAAGAGCTCTGTATGATGGGGTTAATAGTTCACAAGTATACTTTGGAGATCCTATAAGTACTGATTATTTATCTAATATAATAGTAAATAGTGATGATAGAATTAGAGAAGTTTCCTTTGGAAGTATAAATTATTATACAAGAGCAGTATATTATGACGCACAAGCTAAAGAATATAAAGAAGTTACACTTCCTGGTTCTATAAGTGATGTCCTATTAGATAAGAAAACTTATGTGCCTGCTAAAGGAACTAAATTCTTAGATGGAGTAGATTACTTTATAAAAGTTGATAATATACATTATTCTCAATATACAAATTATGCAGTAGGAGAAAATATACCAACAAATTTACCTTTATATGAATTAGATTATGATCAAAAATCAGAATCAAAAATAATTGGTAAGCTTATAGGAGAAGATATATTATGCAAATCAATATTAAGTGGTACAACATATTTATTAACTCCTGATGATATATTTTCTTTCCATTTAAATCAAAAGTTTATAAATTTTTATGAGAATATATCTTACATAACTAGTCAAGCTGTAATAGATATTGGTGGGCAAGATGTTATAACTACTTATTCTTCAGATACTAATAATCCTTATGTAAGACAAAGTTATAAGTTAAAACCAAATGAAACAGTATCTTTATATAGACCACAATTAGATACAATAAGAGAATTTTCATCTGGAATTCATTATGAGTGCTTCTTATATAATGATATAAAAGCAGGTCAGTCATACGAATTACAAGATAATGAGTATGTAATATTTTATCAATCTTATTTTTCTGACACAGCAGAAATTGGTACGACTAAACAACCTGATGGATTTTCTGTATATGCTTGTTCAAAAGGAGTTATAATTAGTCCGTCATTTGATATGGCTTCACAAACTAATTTTAATTCATTAACAACTTTTGCTAAGTCAAAGATAACTCCATATTTTGAGACTTCAACAGATAACTGGTATGAAACTCAAGTATATACATATACTTACGTAACAGAAATTTATAATAGTTCTTCTATAATAAATAATTCTATAACTGGAACTAATACTATTAAATTACAAAGTATATATACTGTTGAGCTTTCTCCATCAGATAATTATAAATTCTTCTGGGTATTATCAACTCCTCAATATACAAATGATGGAAAATTAAAAACTTTCACGTTATTCCCAGAGTATGATCCTTCAACAGATTTATTATCTGATAAGCAGAAAAATTCTTATACGTTAAAGACTGGAGAATGGTTATATTATACAGATAGTTCATACTCTAATTTAGCTATTCTTGGTGCAGGTACTACTATATATAGAAATTGTGGTGTAACTGGAACCTTTAATGATGACGATGCTTCACAATGTTTCCACTTTGAAAATATAAATACATTTGGTCAAGAATCAAGTGAATTAAGATATAAAGACGGAATACTTGAAACCATAACATCACATTCAGGTGGATTTGATATTATGAATCCATATGCTAATGGATTCTTTGAATATAATGATGAAACTGGAAAATATGAAAGATCAGTTCATGAAGTTTATGATCCTAGTACAAATTATTATGTATTAGTTATGGATGATAATTCAGGGTTATATAAACTAATCGGTGATTCTGAACCTTTTGGTCATTCTGCTACTACACAATCTAGTGATGTATTTTCAGAAGTTAGTTTAAGTAACTATTTAACAAATGTTAGTCCAAAAGATATGGGTTGGTATGAAATAGTTTCTTGTATGAACTCAAGAGTTACTGATTATTATGGATTAAGCAATGGTGCTTCTTATAATAATTATCTTAGATATACATCATCAGTAGATGAGTCTATATTATCAAGAAAGATATTTACTGATGCAAGTTATTATGATATAGACATAAGTGATAAGAGTACTTTTAAAAATATAAATATAAATCCAACTAATACAACATACTTTGATTATATAAGTCAAAGATTATTAGCTCCTAAAGATGGATACAAATCTTATAAAGCATATTATAGAGATTCACAAGGAACTAGAATAACAGATATAAAAACAACAGATAATCCATCTTCCGGTTGGTTTGAAGAACAAGATGGTGTATTTGTGAGATCACAAGATACTACTCCTCAGTTATTACCTGATGAAAGTGTACTGACTTATCCTACTTCACTGACTCAAAATTATTGTTTTGAAGAAGTTACTCCAACTGACTGGTCAGTAAATCCTTCAGAAAATGGATATTATTATAAAGTTGATTTATCTGACGGAATTTATATGTGGGATGATAGAAGAACTAATATTTCATACAGAGTTGGTTCTAATATGTTATCACATTTAATTTCTTTATATTCTACTGCTAGTCAAAATTATACTGATGATTATACATCTATTATCAATTATATTATGTATAATTGGAATACTTCAATATGTGGGAATCACCCATTTAAATTAGATGATAAACTTGGTTGGAGAATTCCTAAATTTAAATCTCCAGAAGCAGGTGATACGTCAACTCATATTGCTATATCTGTTACTGATTTTGCAACACAAAATATGAGAAGTGCCCTTAGTGGTGCTAATATCTATTTAGATTATAGTCACTATCATTATGATTCAACAGAAGGTACTGATGTTGCCAATAGTGCTGAAAATTATAGAATTATCATACCTAAATCATATATATCAGTTATTGGAGATATATCATATGAAGAATTAGTAGAAGATACTAATTCTCCATTAGTGGAAATATTTGATAGAACAATTCCTATAACCACAGGTGATAATCAAGCAATAAATGCAAGTATAGATGAACAATTATGTGAATACTGTAGATATTTATTAATGGCATTTGCTACTAGTAGTGGTATAATGTCAGTCGATAATTTACAATGTTATTTAGCTGTTAGATTGTATAAATTTAAAGATCTTTATAAACTAACTACAAAACAGTATTTCACACCTAATTATTATGTTACAAAATCTTTTGAACCTGTGGCACCTTGGGTATGTGAAGCTTTGGATAATGATGAAGTTTCAAAAGATCCTGTAAATGTTATAGGTGAAAAGAAATGGCAAACAATACAACCTGATACTTCTATTAGGATAGTTGAGAATGAAATGTGGTCATTTGCTGAGGGAGATATATTAAGATTTGAAGCTCCTGTAAGTTCACAAAATTCTCTTGTATGGCCTAGATTTAGTAATACAGAAATAGTACTAGATTTAAATAGTTATTCTATATCATATCAACGAAATGGTTCTTCTATAGAAGATCTCAATCAATTAGAATTAGAGGGGTATGATTGGCAAGGTTATTCACATTTATTATTAAATACTTCGACTAAAGATGGTCAAAAATTAGAAACAAACCATTCATTAGTATTATACTCATATAATGAACTTAGGGAGTTAACAGAAGTAACAACTATAAATGGAAGTGACTATGACAATGTTACAATACAATTAAAAACTCCTGTTGATAATGTAGCTGGAAGATATGTAGATGTAACCACAGAAGATATTTATGGATCTGATGTTCCTAATAGTGTTTATGAATTTGTACCATTAACTAATGCAACTGGTATTTATACTTATGGATCAGACTATACAACTACTGCTATATTTAATGTAAATTTAGAAGATGGACCAGAAGAACAAATAGGAAAAATTATAGATACACAAATTGAAATACCTATATTACTTCCTAAAGGAAAATATATCTTGCCAGTATATACTGGAACTACTGGGGTTAGATATTGGGTAAGTAAATATGTAGAAGCCCGTAAAGATGACATGAGATATGCTGTTAATTTAAGTGCAGTTCCTTCATCTGATCCTTCTTTAAAAGTTAGAATAGGACATAACTTAGATAGTAACCAACAACAATATGGTGAACATTTATATGGTTTTGATAAAGATAAATACGTAGGATTATCTAATAGTAATTATTATATAAATGATACAAAATACCATTACTTAGATCTAACAGTAGATGCTAATCCTGAAACTGATGATTATATTAAAATTTCAGTACCAGCTCATTTAACAGAATATTATTCTAATTATTATAATATAACTGCTTCTCCTCAATGGTTTGGTTGGTATGAATTTGATGGAGATAATTATACGTTGAGTGAAGATACAACAACAGGTGAAGATCTATTAGAAGAAGTTATTATCGATACAGAAAATATAGTTACTTGGTCTAAAACTCATAATCCAGCTGAACTAGGTTGGTATGAGCAACAAGGTGCTGGAGATGATATTTATTATACATTATCCTCTGACACAGTAGCAAATAAAGATAAAACTTATTATAAAGATAAAGATTTTTATATATCAACAGCTGATACGAAACCACCTGTTTTAAAAGTAAATGCAGACAACCCATTAATCAAATTAGAATCTCCGTCAATTAATATTATCTTTGATGATATATTTAAATATGAAAATAATAATTTATATTCTACTGAATTGTTTAATGAATTAAAATCAAAGATAAGAAGATTAGATGATGAATCATTATATAATTATGCGTTTAGAATTGATAATAATGACTTAATTACAGATCCTTTAGATCCTAAATCATTCTTTGAAAATAATCATCCATTTAATAACTTTACAATCCCTCAATTAGATTTTGATGAATTAGATTGTAGATTTATAACTAGGAATACATCAAGGAGATAATAATGATAAGAACACAAGAATTAGTTCCAGATTATTATATAGAAAAATCAAGGGATTTTCAAGTACTATGTAGGTTATATGATTTTACATTAAACGCTTTAAAATATAATATAGATTCTATGGAAGCTATAACGGATACAAGAAGAGCCAAGGATACTATATTACCCTTAATAGGCAATAAGTTTGGTATCTATGATAAATATGCTTATTCAAATAGATATTTATTAGAGGCACTTCCAATAGCATTAAAGTATAAAGGTAGCTTAAAGGCAGTTAATATTCTAATAAATGCTTTCTTAGATTCAGAAGAAGTATTTAATTATGTAACAGCTCTTACAGCTAAAGATAAAGAATCTGCAGAAGAAGTATCAAATATTATAGGACGAGATATAAAACCTTACACGATTTTAATATTTCTTTCTGAATATCCAAATATGACTAATCTTTATATTTTAAACAAATATCTAGAAATGGTTTTACCGTCTGGAATGGTTGTTGAATATATGTTCGGATCAGACAGGACAGTAGTAGAACAGTTTAAATATAAAGAGTATGTATTTTTATTCTTTACAAATACTACTGATATTGAAGGTACTACAGTACAAGATATTTCATTAGTAAAACAGAGAGAAGAAAAATACGAAGGTGATATTCCATATGGTGCATCAGAATTCCAGAGAGAAGTTATTAAAGATATTGATATTAATGCAGTTTCTATAGCATCTGTATCATCTTCTCCTGAAGATACAACAGATGATACTGAAGTTAGTATAGGTGATTAAATGATAAAAGATATAAATGTTTATAGAGGTAAAGTTGAAATAACTTTTAAACGAAATAATAATATACTTAAACAATCTACACATAATACAGGTTTATCGGATATGGCTTTATTATTTGCAAAAGCCATATCTGGTAATATATCTCCTATGGATGATCTACCAAGATTATTAGATATAGGATATATTGTACCAGAAAGTGATACTTCAATTTCCGACAATTATTTTGATAATGGTATATGGATGTCAATATTAAATTCTCCAGTAAATATAGGTGGCAGACAATATAGATATGATACTACTTTAAATAACTGGGTTGGTATATTAACTTCTACGGTTTATGCTTCCGACTTAAATGGTGCCATTATAGATGATGTAATACAAAATGTGGAAAGTAATAATTATGTATTAAAAGCAAGATTATGTTCATACAATAAGCAAAATCGTAAATATTTTGCAGAAATAAATTTAGGTTTAGACGATATTCTTTCAATTAGAGAAAAGACTTCAGCAATATTTACATGGTATACAGAGTTATTATATTCTGATAATTCCGATGAAGCATTAACAACTGATGTTCATAAAGGAGCGATAAAATAAATGGCAGATCAATCATATTCTTACTTAGAATCAATAGATAGTTTCCCAACTACAAAAATGGGAAGTATTAATAGACTTATAACAGAAAATAGTTTAACAAGACTTATAAATAGATTAATAGATTTAGATGGGTTTATTATTACTGATGGATTAGCACAAAAACAATCTGGTGATACACCTTCAGAAATTATTGGCAATGGTGGAAAACATCTAAAAATAAATTCAAATTTACGTGTAGATTTAGATAGTGCTGATGTAGTATTTAGTCGAGATACATTTGAGTTTGTTATAAGAGGATATTATTTTTCTGTTCCTTGGCGAGATTTAATAAATTTAATACTACCTAATCCTCAACAAACACCATCAGAAACTACGTGTTTATACGCTAGAATTTTTATTGATAATACTAGTGTTGGTTATCCAGAATTAATAGGGCAAAAAGCATACGAAGAGGGGACGGAGGGTACAGTAGAAGGTAGAAATTATTGTGTTCAATTTTTTACTACAACTGGTAATTCAAAGCCTGTCCCATACCACCCTTGCTTAGATGGAGATGGAGTGAATCCAATATCTGGTTTAGGAACATACATATATTATTATGATCTTATGTTATTAAAATATTTTAAGGGTGACGATACTGTAGCAGACGGGTTATATATTCCATTTGAATCAATGTGTAAATTTGATAGTCATTCAATTGGTATTATTGATGGTGGTGAAATTTCTTTTAAAACAGAAGATAATTAGGTAATATCTATTTACAATTTAATATGGATATATTATAATAGAGTATATACAAGGGAAGTATATACTCTATTTTTTATATTAATAAAGGCGGTGGCGGAATAGGTAGACGCAGGCTTGGTAAGGCATGGTGGTAAGGAGATTAAATAATCGTTGGGTGAATGGTATTTAGTTGCCATGGAGCCATGCCATGTAAGGTGCAAATCCTTACCCGCCCACCCCGAAAGGGGAGAAAGGAGTAAATGATGATGGAAATGTGTGGAGATAACAGATTTGAAGTTATAGAAAGAGCAAAAGAACATTTACTTGATGCAACAAACATTGAAACAAGCGAAGAAGAAATGGCTGTACTTGACAATTTTTTATTTCGTTGTTGGCAGATGGGTTGGCTCGATAAATACGATGAAAGGAAAAATAAATAATGAAATATTCACAAGAAGAAATCATACACGCTTTAGAAGTTATACAAGAAACGTGTAATGAACGTGATTGTTGCCAATATTGTCCGTTTTGGCAAGATGATATTTCTGGTAGTTGCAGAATAAGGGGAGCTAGACCTGAATATTGGGATATAAATAAAGAACAAAGCGTATGGCGAGCGTTTAAAGAGTGATGAGAGTATGGGAGTATATATAAATGGAACAGATACTGATTGATGCCTTGAGAATGGCACCGAACAAGGATATACAAGCAATACTATTAGAGACATATATACAAGAGTATGGAGCAATATCAGATGAGAACGGAGAAATCGTTAGGCGTATTCTGATGGAAGGAGTAAGTGATGAATAAAGAAAAAATAGCTAAAATCATATATGACGAACTGTGGTATATGTACTGCAATAATTGCAGATACGATTCAGAAATTGATGAAAGTGATATAAATTATGGTTGTGAGGAGTGTCACAGAAAATATAGTGGTTGGGCAATTTCTATGGCAACAGCTGAAGGAATTGCAGAAAGGATATGTGAAATAGAATGAATAAGGAACAAGCCATATCTTGCCTAATTACAATTAAAAGTTTATTTGATAATAGCTACGCACAAGAAGCACTTGACATAGCAATAGAATCGCTAAAGGGCAGACCAAAAGGTGAGTGGATAGAACATGAATGGGCAGAGGAAAGAAATGGTTTTTTAACGTCAGATTATGAATGTTCTAATTGTCATGACTGGCTCCCAATTAATCCAGACTATTGTCCAAGCTGTGGTGCATATATGAGGAGTGATACAGAATGACAAGGGAAGAAGCAATAAAGTGGATTGATGACAGAATGTGTTTCGGGCGAGGTACATTTACAGAGCATCATCCGCCGAATATTGACGAATGTTGGCAAGCGGGAATGATGGCAATAGAAGCACTGCAAGTTAAGACAGATGGAGATATTATTAGTCGTCAGTGGCTACTTGACTTATATGGAGATTACATCGGAGATAATGGAGAACCAAAGTATCATGTACCACTTGAAGTGGTGCGACAGAACATCAAGGACGCACCATCGGCTGAAGCTGTACATATTGAAGCATACAGAGAACTTTATGAGAAGTATGTAAATTTAAAACACGAATTAGCCGACGAGAAGTGGGTACCATGTAGTGAGCGGGTACCGAGTGAAAAAGATGGTGAAGTTTTAGTTACAAAATGTGATGAGGTTAGAATTGCAACATATTCCGAGTTTAGTGGTACATGGTATGTCGGTGAAATGTGTGCTGTTGGAGGTGAAGACCCCATCGCATGGAAACCAAAGCCAACACCATATAAGAAAAGTGAGGTAGAGGAATGAGCAGCTACAAGCCAACACCAAATTATCAACTCATGTTTGAAAGTGCAGTGGAAGCATTAAAACTTGCTTATTCCGAGTATAAGGAAGCACGACACGATCAACTACGGTGGACTTTCTTTGACAATGACGGAAACTTTTGTATTCTTGATGGCTTTGAGGAACGACAAAAGAGAATACACGAAGCAGAAAAAGAAGTTGCAAGGCTGAAGAAAGAAGTAGAGGAATTAAGAGGAAAGATAGGTGGTGATACAAAATGACAAGAGAAGAAGCGATAGAAAACATAAAACTTCTTATATGGACAGACAATTACCCAAAAGACTTTGAAGATGCGTTGCGTATGGCAATAGAAGCTTTGCAATCCCAGATAGATGGGGATGTTATCAGCAGAAAAGATGCAATAGATGAATTAGACGAATTTATTAAACCTTTTGTTGGGCTTATTGGGGATATGGGGGCTGCAATTAACGGGGCAAGAGAAGTAATCAAAGATGTTCCATCAGCAGAAGTAAGATTAAAAGGTGAGTGGATAGAATCAGATATTGGGTGGAAATGTTCTGAATGTAATTATGGTGTTAAGCCATGGAATCATACTAATTTTTGTCCTAATTGTGGATCAGATATGAGAGGAGAGAAGAATGGTTAGATGCCCAAAATGTGGAAGTAATATGTATGATGTTGAATACGTTGAAGAAACTAATAGAATGTATGATCATGCTCGTAATAATGACTGTGTAACTCAAATTGTAAAAGTAACCTGTTGCTGTGGTCATCAGTTTTTAGTAAAAGAAAAATTTATTTTTGCTGACGCTAAAAATATTGGTTAAAATATAAAGGAGAAAATAAAATGAAAAAAATTATTTGCCCCGTATGTGGAGCTGAATATACTTTTCAAGAAATATTTATACCATCAAATTTTATGGGAAATATAACAAATGTTAATAGAGATAATAATGGAAAGATTATTGATTATATAGGAAAAGATATGGATCTAAAAGAATCTTATAGATGTGATTATTGTGATTGTAAATTTAATGTCACTGCATCTATTGATTTTATTTGTAAATCACCAGTTGTAGATTTTAAAAAAGAACATAAAACAAAGTTAAATAGACCACAATTAAAATTTAAAGAGGATTAGTATGATTTATATACAAGAAATTACTCCACCTATAAAACTTTCTGGATTAACTTCATGTACTGTTAAGTTTGACTATGATAAGGCATTAATAGATGCAATACATCAAGTTCCTAATGCTATATGGCATGCAAAATTAAAACTTTGGGAAATTCCTGTAACATCATTATCAAGATTAATAACTTTATTTAGTAATTATGATGATATACAATTAGATTTATTAGAACAAAAGGAAGATAAAGTTTCCAATAATAATATAACTTTGAATCATAGTAATTATAAAGTTAAATTATTTAAGCATCAGGAAGAAGGGATTAAGTATGGGTTAACTCATGATAAGTTTCTATTATTAGATATGCCAGGATTAGGTAAAACTCTTCAGATGATTTATCTTGCAGAAGAATTAAAACAAAGAGAAAATATAGAACATTGTTTTATAATATGTGGACTTAATACATTAAAATATAATTGGAAAAAAGAAATAGAAAAATTTTCTAATTATTCGTGTAGAATATTAGGCGAAAGAAAATCGAAGACAGGAAAAGAAAGAATAGGGTCAATTTCTGAACGTGTAGAAGATTTAAAAAAACCAATCGAAGAATTTTTTATAATTACAAACATAGAAACTTTACGAAATGAACATATAATAAAAGAACTAAAGAGTAAAAAGACTAAAAATAAGTTTGATATGATGGTATTAGACGAATGTCATGTATGTAAAAATCCTTCGTCTCAGCAGGGTAAAAATTTATTAAAACTTTCTTCTAAATATATGGTTGGATTAACTGGTACTTTATTATTAAATTCTCCGTTAGACGCCTATGTGCCATTAAAATGGATTGGTGTTGATCATTCAACTTATTCTAATTTTAAATACTATTATTGTAATTTTACTGGACCATTTAATAATATACTTGAAGGTTACGTTAATACAGACATACTAAAAAACGAATTAGAATCTTGTTCATTAAGAAGAACCAAGAATTTATTGGATTTACCAGAAAAAAATATAATTCATGAAGAATTAGAAATGTCTACAGAACAAGCATCATTTTATAATAATATAGTGGAAGGAGTAATAGATGACGTAGATAAAGTACATATTAATACATCAACTATATTATCTATGGTTACAAGATTAAGACAAGCTTCTGCGTGTCCATCTATCTTATCATCTAAAGATATAGATTCTGTAAAAATTAGCAGAGCAGTAGATCTAGTGGAACAAATAGTAAATAATAATGAAAAGGTTGTTATATTTTCTGTATTTAAACCAACTTTAACAGAGTTGGAAAAAAGACTTAGTCAATATCACCCATTAGTATGTACTGGAGATTTATCTGATACTATTATTTCTGAAAATATAGATAAATTTCAAACAGATGATACTCATAAAGTAATATTAGCAACTACGTCTAAAATGGGTACTGGAATAACACTAAATAGAGCTTCTTATGCAATCTTCATAGACACGCCATGGACAGCAGCACAATGTGAGCAATGTGAAGATAGAATACATAGAATAGGTAGTGAAAAATCAGTATTTATTTATTATTTATGGGCTAAGAATACAGTAGATGAAAGAGTAAAACAATTAGTAGAAACAAAGGGAGCTATGTCAGATTATATAATTGATGATGAACTAAATGAAAATACAGTAGATAGTTTAAAACAATATATATTAGATTTAGCAGGAAGGAGTAATCTTTATGGAGAGAGCTAAACATGCATTTGAAGGTATGAAACCATACGAAGTAGGTTATGAAAAAGGTTATGAGGATGGTAGGAAAGGTTTAGTAACAGCAACTTGGGTAACAGTTTCTGGATATGTAACACCCGGGGGAGATCCTGTATGGAGATGCTCTAATTGTGGTAAAGGACAGCATGTATGGGGTGTTGAAGCTTCATCTTATGGTGCAGATATTTCTGAACATCAATGGGTTGCTTGTCCAAATTGTGGAGCTATTATGAAATAAGGAGGATAAATAAATGATATTAATGTGTTTAGGGGCCTTATGTGCTTTCATGGGGGCATGGATAATATATTATAATCAAAAATCTAGTATTGAAAAAGATTTTATTTTAACTCTTGTTGGAGTATTTCTTTGTATACTTTCAGGTATGCTTATAATGTATTAATGTGAGGTGATATTATGTATAGGGCAGAAAGAAGACACAGAAATGTAAAAAAAGCTATTAGAAAAGAAAAACTAGCTCATCAACTTTATGGAAATACAGCACCGAATTATAAAGAAGATGAATATAATTGGTATAATAATCTTCATCAATATTCTAAAAATAAAATTCATTGCTCTTGTGGTATGTGTTCTTCAAAAACTAAAAATAAAGGGAGAAAAAGAAAAATTCATGCAAATTATGCCCCTTCTTATAATCCTCCTATTAGAGATAGAAGAAAAATTGAATTTATGGAATACGAAGAATAAATATGTATAATATCTAAATTGATTCTTGGTACGTATTAACAAAAATGTTAATAGGGTATTAACAAAATTGTTAATAGGTATTAACAAAAATGTTAAAGATAATAATACAATATAATAATATATATTAATATTAATATATACTAAAGTAGATATTAATATTTACTTTATCTATATTTTAGTATATTATTAACATACTAAAGATAATTAAAAGAGGTAAAGATGTTAGAAGAAAATAAAAAAAATTATTATGCAATCATACCTGCAAATGTTAGATATGATATAAATTTATGCCCGAACGCAAAACTTTTGTATGGTGAAATTACAGCATTGTGTAATGAAAAAGGATTTTGTTGGGCATCGAATAAATATTTTGCTGATTTATATTCAGTATCATCTGTATCTGTTTCTAGATGGATTTCTTTGCTTGAAAGATTAGGTTATATAAAAGTTGAACTAATCTATAAAGAAAATTCAAAAGAAATACAATGTAGGCACATAAGAATAGTTAATAATTTTGATATAGTTTCAAATAACACAACAGGTGGTCCTAATAATAAATCTACTAATAGTACAAAAGAGAAATACACAGATGAGATAAAAGAAATTATTGACTTTTTAAATGAGAAAACAAGTAGTAGATATAGATATAATACTGAAAGTACAAATAAATTAATAAGATCTAAATTAAATAATGGATTCACAGTTAATGATTTCAAGTACGTTATTAGTAATAAAACTAATGAATGGGGTGGTACAGATTTTGAACAGTATCTAAGACCATCAACATTATTTGGTAATAAATTTGAACAATATCTAAATCAATCACCTTATAAAACTAAGTTTAATAGTTTGAATATTTCTCAACAAACTGTACCTACTACTCAAAATAATAATACTACTAACGAAGAAGAGTATTTGACAAACGATGATGGTAATCTTATAGTGTTTTAATGTTTAAGGTATAATATGTATTATAAAGAAAATTGTTATTTAACAGATTCATGTAAATTAGATACTTGTAAATATACATCAAAAGATGATACTTGTTTACGATTATTTAAGATTGATTTTTTATTAGATAAATCACTAATAACAGAAAAATATAAATCTAAAATAGATCTATTTTTAGATTCTGATAGAACTGATTTAAGAGAGTTTGATTTTTTAAGGTCTATTGAACAAGATATATATAATTTTGTATCAAATGGGAGTAATCTGTATATATGTTCTAAAATACCAGGAAATGGTAAAACTAGTTGGTCAATAAAATTATTAAAAGCATATATACTAAAAATATGGCCAGAATCTAAATTGGAGTGTAAAGCATTATTTGTTAATGTTCCTAAGTTTATATTAGAATTGAAATCCAATATATCTTCTAATAGTGAATATGCACAATATGTAAAAACAAATATAATAAATGCAGATTTGGTTGTTTGGGATGATATAGCAACAAAATCAATGAGTGAATTTGAGCATGAACATTTGCTTAGTTTATTGGATAATAGATTAATTAATAATAAATCTAACATATTCACTAGTAATATATTGCCAGATAATTTACATATATTAGCAGGAGATAGATTAGCTAGTAGAATAAAACAATCAATTATTGTGGAATTTAAGGGTAAAGATAAGAGAGGAGTATTGAACAAGTGATACAGCTTCAAGTGTTAAACTATCTTCTTCAATCAAAAGATAGCTCTATTTTGACCATTAATAATATAAATAAAGATTTCTTTTCTGATTATGAACCTGAATATAAGTATATAGTAGATCATTTATCTACTTATGGAAATATACCAGACAAGGCAACTTTCTTATCACAGTTTCCTAATTTTGATATTATAGAAGTAAATGAAAATCCAGATTATTTAGTGGATAAATTGTATGATGATAAGAACACTAGAAATTTGGCTTCTATATTTAATGATATAAAAAAATATCTAGTAGCTGGTGATTTAGATAAAGCTATGGATATATATATGAATTCTACTGAGTCTGTATTAAAAGCAAAACATTTAGAATCTGTAGATATTTTAAGAAATACGAATAGATATGAAGCTTATTTAGAGAGATGTGATAATTTTGATAAGTATTATGTTAAAACAGGATTTAAAGAATTAGATGATATTATTGGCGGTTGGGATAGAGAAGAAGAATTAGCAACTATAGTAGCAAGATCTAATCAAGGAAAATCTTGGGTTTTATTTAAATGTGCAGTTGCAGCAGTAGAACAAGGTTTAAGAGTTGGTTTATATTCTGGAGAGATGAGTGAAAGGAAAGTTGGATATAGAGTTGATACTTTAATTTCAAATATTTCAAATAGTGCAATTATAAAAGGAGATAGATCAATTCAAAATATTTATAAGAAATATCTAGATGAATTACCTACAAGATATAATGGTTGTTTAAAGGTTTTAACTCCTAATATGATTGATGGTCCAGCTGGTGTTAATGCATTAAGGGCATTTATAGAAAGGGATAATTTAGATATTTTATTTATAGATCAACATTCATTACTTGAAGATGATAGAAAAGCAAGAGCACCATTTGAAAAAGCAGCTAATATTTCTAAAGATCTAAAAAATCTACAGACATTAAAAAGAATACCTATAGTTGCAGTTTCACAACAGAATAGAAATTCTACAGAAAATGGAGTTGGACTTGAACATGTTGCCCAGTCAGATAGAATTGCACAAGATAGTACGATTGTATTATTCTTCGAGCAAAAAGATGGTATTATGACGATGCATTTGGTTAAGTCAAGAGATTCTGTTAATATGAAGGATTTAAAGTATAGTATTAATTTAAATAATGGTACATTTATTTATATACCAGAAGATGATAATGCTGTAGATGGTGAAGGTATAGATGAATTAAGAAAAGCATTTAATGAAGATTTAGAATCTGAGGTGTTTTAATGGAAAGATATAAATTAATATTGAAACATGAGTATGTTGATGAGAATGGCATACAAGATATTGAAGAACCATATTTTACCACAATTGCAATAGACGACTTGACTAAAAGTATGAAATATGGTAAGATTAATGTTATAAAAGCTATGTGTGATAAACTAATAAGTTTTATAGAAACTAATGGAGAAGAAAATGTATAGTATTACAGAAAAAGAAGCTTCATCATTAAAAGACTTCATTAGATATAATTTTATTAAATCTATAAGAGAAGATGAAGAAGTTGATTCGTTATTATATATTAGAAATATAATAAATATATATGATAGACTTGGTGGGTTGAAAGAAGATTACGACGATTATGAACTTAGTAATAAATAAACATATTATAGATACTGATTTATATGATATTTTAATAAAATTAAGACAGGAAACTAATGGTAGGTATTTACATATAATAAAAAATTCTGGGGATAATATTGCAATATCTTGTCCATTTCATAAAGATGGTCAAGAAAAACATGCTTCTTGTTTTGTATATAAACGAACAGATAGTGATAATGTACCATTTGGTTATTTTAAGTGTTTTACTTGTCATAAGCAAGGTCAATTATATAATCTAGTATCTTATTGTTTAAATTGTACTATTGAAGTAGCACAACAGTGGTTAGTAGATAATTTTTCTTCTACTATAACTGAATCAGTTTTACAATTATCAGATATAGATTTAAATAATAAAGAAGATAGTGTATCTTATTTAGATGAATCTATATTGGATCAATATAAATATATTCACCCATATTTATTAAAGAGGGGTATAAAAGAAGACATTATAAAAAAATTTAGTGTTGGATGGAATCCAGAAACAGACTCAGTTACATTTCCAGTGTGGGACGAACATAATCATTTAGTAGGTATAACTGAAAGAAGTGTTAAAACTAAAAATTTTTATATTCCAGAAGGAATTAATTTACCTATTTATTTATTGAACTTTATAAAGAATGAAAATATATCTGAAGTATGGGTAGTTGAATCTCAAATAGATGCTTTATATTTATGGGGATTTGGTTATCCAGCAATTGCATTATTCGGTACAGGAGGTAAAAAATCTTATAACATATTAAAAAAATCAGGCATAAGAATATATCATTTATGTCTTGATGGAGACTTAGCTGGTAGACATGGTATATTAAGATTTGTAAAGAATATGCCATCAGATATTATTATGGATATAATACAGTTACCAAATGGTAAAGATGTAAATGATCTAACTAAAGAAGAGTTTGATAGCTTAAAACATCTTGATAAATATACATTTTAAGTATTTACAATTATATAATATTATATTATAATATATAATATAAGTTAAAGCCTAAATGTTAAAAGAATGATTTAATCAAAAGGAGAACAAAATTATGGCTATGATTACAGCAGATCAAATTAATTATCAAGAAGATCAGGGATTTTCAGTAGGATTCTTTTCGCTGAAAAATGATGGTGATGAAGCTATTGTAAGAATTATGTGTGACAGTATTTCAGATTTGGAAATTATGACGGTGCATCCAATTACAGTTGGAGCAAGTGCTTTTCCAAATAGACAAGTAAATTGTTTAAGAACACCAAGAGATCCATTGGAAATGTGTCCATTGTGTTCAGCAGGGGAACCAGTAAGACAGAAAGTATTTATTAAGATGCTTCAGTACGATCCAGTAACTAAGCAGTCATCAGCAGTAGTTTGGGATAGAACAGCTTCTGCCTATGTACCTAAACTTAAAAGTTTTATTGACAATTATGGTCCATTGTCACGTATTATGTGTAAAATTATTAGACATGGTACAGGTAAAAATACTCAGTATGACATTATTCCAAATATTAATCCTATGGAATTTAATGAAACTAACTATCCTATTGATGTAACTGCATTTGAAGATTTTACTGTTCTTGGTAGAATGGTAATGGATAAGAATGCTGAAGAAATTATGGAGTTTATGCGGGTTGGTGCATTTCCTGAGAGGGTAAATACTGCTAACAATATTCAAAATACTACTCCTCCTCAACCTTCTATGGAACAGGAAGCTCAAAATACATTTTCTCAATACCAGCATAATCAGTATACATCACCAATTCCAAATACTGTATATATGGGAGATACTCCTCCTATTGTTAATACTCCTCCAACTCAGCCTGCTAATAATTTTAATCAGTCTACTCAGTTGGAAAGACCGGTACGTTATCGTTAGTTAATTTTAAAGGTAGGTGTATTTTATATACATCTACCTTTTATTAGTGTATAATAGATATGAAAAATTATTTAGAAATTAGAAATATATTTCCATTTAGGTCCACATTTATGTTCATTGATACAAAAGATTATGTAACTGATGAGTTATTTTTTGATCATGAGATTTATGGCGTAAGATGGGATCCTAATGAGTTTGTAAAAAAAGATAGTGATTTTGTTATTATTAAATGTTCTATATGGACAAGAGATAAAGATAAATTTTATGAGTGCATGGATCATCTAAAGAGAAAAGTAGAATTTTTAGATTGTGATATGCAAGAATATGATAAGTTATGTTATATTTTTGAATTAACTGATAGATATTTTAAGGGTGAGGATATTCAATCATGACGGATCTTTTTGGGTTTGGTGATATAACAATTTCTAAGGAAAAGAATAAGAAGGATAAGATTGTTTCTAAAATAAATAATCCTAAGAAAGTTAAAACAACTAAAGAAGCTTCTATAAAATCTAAAAAATTATCTATACCTGAAAAACTATCTATAATTACTGAAAATGTAGATAAGAAGTTAGGTATTTATAAAGATAGTACGCAAGTTATAAAATCAAAAGAAGAATTAGAAGAGTATATAGATAAGGCATTTGAAAATAATATAATAGCAATAGATACAGAAACAAATAATTCTTTAGACCCTCTTACTTGTAAGTTAATGGGGTTATGTTTATATACTCCAGGTTGTATGAATGCCTATGTTCCAGTTAACCATACAGATTTAGATGATAATAGATTAGATTGGCAAGTAACTGAAGAAGATATAAGAAATTCTTTAATAAGATTATTTGAAAATGATATTGTTGTTTTAACGCATAATGGCAAATTTGATTATGAGGTTATTTATTGTACTTGTGATGTAAAAATTCCTATCACTTGGGATTCAATGATTGGTGCAAAGTTATTAGATGAAAATGAACATTCTGCAGGATTAAAACAGCAATATATAGATAAGATAGATCCATCAATTGAGAAATATTCAATAGATGAGTTATTTAATGCTATTGAATATAAATATGTAGATCCAGAAGTTTTTGCGTTATACTCAGCTACAGATTCGTACATGACATATAAGTTATATGAATATCAAAAAAAGAAATTTGAAGAAGTAGGTAATGAAAAATTATATAGTTTATTTATGAATATTGAAATGCCTATTGTAACTGTAGCGGCAGAAATGGAATTAACTGGTGTTTGTATTGATAAAGAATATTCTAAGAGATTAAGTGAGAAATATCATAAAAAGTATGATGATCTTCAAGATAAAATAAAAACAGAATTATCTAAATTTGATAAGAAAATAGAAGATTGGAGATTAACAGAGGAAGCTAATATTCATCCAACAAAATCAACTGGTAAAGGTTTTGGTAAATCAAAATCGGAACAGTTAGAATCTCCAGTAAATATATCATCACCAACTCAGTTAGCAATATTATTATATGATGTATTAAAAATAAAGCCTGTAAGTAAAAAATCACCAAGAGGGACAGGGGAAGATATTTTAAAGAAAATTAATCTTCCAATATGTGATTTGATACTAGAAGAAAGAGGATTATTAAAATTAATAAATACATATATAGATAAATTACCAGAGTGTATATCTGAAAAAGATGGTAGATTACATGCACATTTTAATCAGTATGGTGCAGCAACTGGTAGATTTAGTTCTAGTGATCCTAATTTACAGAATATACCTTCACATAATAATGAAATAAGAATGATGTTCACAGCTTCTCCTGGGTATGTAATGATTGGGGGTGACTACTCCCAGCAGGAACCTCGTTTGTTAGCACATTATTCTAATGATGAACATATGATAGACGCTTACAAGCAAGGGAAAGATTTGTATGCGTCTATTGCCTCAAAAGTTTATCATAATAATTATGAAGATAATAGAGAATTTAGACCTGATGGTACTATAAATCCAGAAGGAAAGAAAAGAAGAACTTCTGTAAAGAGTTTGTTATTAGGAATTATGTATGGTATGTCTACTCCATCTATTGCAGCACAACTTGGATGTGATATTAAAGAAGCTGAAAGTATTAAACAAGGGTTCTTTAAAGAATTTCCTAAAGTAAATAGTTGGATTGATGGCACAAGAGATTTTGTTAAGAAGCACGGATTTGTAGAAGACGTATGGGGTAGGAGAAGAAGACTTCCGGATATAAATTTAAACAAATACGAAGTATATAGTAATGAGGATAAGTTATGTTTTAATCCTTTGTTATATACTTCAGGTGTTAATAAATATATAAATGAAGGATTAGTAAATCGTTATACTTCAGAATTGTATAATTGTAAAACCAAGAAGCAAGTCGATGATATAAAAGCTAGAGCACAGAAGGATAATATTAGAATTAAAGATAATTCTGGATTCGTAGCTCAAGCTGAAAGACAATGTGTAAATGCTCGTATTCAAGGCGGTGCAGCATCTATGTCAAAAAGAGCTATGATAAATGTATTTAATAACAATGAATTAAAAGATCTTGGATTTAGACTTCTCATAGTTGTTCATGATGAAATAATTGGTGAATGTCCAGAAGAAAATAGTGAGGAGTGTAAAGAATTATTATCTAAAGTTATGATTGAATCCGCTCTACCAGAAGTTAAAGTACCAATGAAGTGTGATACGGATTCATTTAAATCCTGGTACGAGGATGTATATTCTTCGGACATTAAAAAAGAGTATAATGAATTATTGTCCTCTTACAATGAAACGGATTCATATAATATGCTACTTGATAATCATACTGAATTAACTAAAGATCAAATAAAGAATATAATTAGTAACTGATATTTACAATTTTTAAAATGTGTATTATTCTATATATGTAGTAACTTAGAAAGGAATTATTTATTATGTACAATATAGTTAAAAGACTTGAGATAGCAGGTGCTCATAATTTAAAGTTAGATTATGAAAGTAAATGTTCTAACATACATGGTCATAATTGGGTAGTGACCATTTATGTACGTTCTAAAGAATTGGACGATAATGGAATGGTACTTGATTTTACTCATATTAAGAAATTGATACATGATAAATTGGATCATAAGTATCTTAATGAAATATTTGATTTTAATCCTACAGCGGAGAATATTTCAAAATGGATAAGTGATGAATTGACAAATCATATGAACGGAAAAGGAGAGTGTTATAAAGTTAGTGTTCAGGAATCCGAAGGAAATATATGTATTTATGAAAGGGATTAATTAGTATGAAAGTAGTTGAAATTTTTAATAGTATTGAGGGTGAAGGAAAAAGGGTAGGTAAACCTACAACATTTATAAGGTTGTATGGGTGCAACCTAAGATGCTCTTACTGTGATACTCCGTATGGATATTCAGGAGACGATTTTATGGATATGACAGTACAGGATATTCTGGAAGTTGTAGATAATATAGGTTGTAATAGTATAACAGTTACAGGAGGAGAGCCTTTATATCACAATGGTATTTCGACACTATTAGAAGCTTTAATTAATGAAAATTATTTTGTTAACGTAGAAACTAATGGATCTATAGTTCCAACTGTTAGGGCAGACAATATATTCTATACTGTAGATTATAAAACTAAAGCAAGTGGTATGGAATATATGATGAAAGATGAAGTATTTAATTCTTTGAACCATGAAGATGTTATAAAGTGTGTTGTTTCTTCCGTAGAGGAAATGGATTATTGTTATGAAAAATTAAATGATATAGATGTTGATAATAAATATTTTAGTCCTGTATTTGGTAATATAAGTGGTGAAGAGATAGTAACTCATGTACTAAATAATAAATGGTTTAATTGGAATGTACAACTTCAGTTACATAAAATTATATGGGATCCAGATAAGAGAGGTGTATGATGGCTGAATTTAATGATAAAAAAGTAGAGAGTGCAATTAGACAATTATTAGAAGCCTTCGGGGAAGATATACATAGAGAAGGATTAGTGGAAACACCTAAGCGTGTTACTAAATATTGGAAGGAACTACTTGAGGGTAATAATTACACTAATGAAGAGATAGCACGTATGAATGATAAGTGTTTTACAGTTCCTTATGATTCTATGGTTGTTAAAGAAGTAAAAAATGTATTCAGTCATTGTGAACATCATTTGGCATTAATGTATAATATGAAGGTAGTTGTAGCTTATATTCCTATTCAAGTTGATGGAGGATATAAAGTATTAGGGTTAAGTAAAATACCACGTATTGTTAAATTATGTGCTAAGAGGTTACAATTACAGGAAAAACTAGCAACTGATATTGCAGAATGTATATCTCTTGCAACTGGCAGTACAGATATTTATGTTAATATCATAGGAGATCATGGATGTGTATCTGCCAGAGGTAGTAATAGTGAAGGATTCACAGATGTAACTACATTGTGGGGTCAGTTTAAGGAAAATTCCGATCTTAGAAATGAAGTAGAAAGAAAAATATATAGCAGGAGGTAGTGGTATGAAGAAAGTATTGCTGTATAGTGGGGGTATGGATAGTTGGTTAATAAAACAGTTATGGAAACCTGATATTTGTTTATATATAGACATACATGGAAGTTATTCAAATGATGAAATAAGAAGATTGCCTGAGGATGTAAAGATAGTGGATTTTCCTTTGTTGGGTGAGTTTGAGTTGGACAACAAATTCATACCACTAAGAAATTTGTATTTTTTAATGATTGCAAGTAACTATGGTGATGAAATATGTTTAGGAGCAACTTCAGGGGACTGGGGAAATAAAGATAAAACACCAGATTTCTTAAATATGTCTGAAGATATGCTTAATTATCTTTGGTCAGATAAAAAAACATGTAAGAAAATTAAGGTTAATAAAGATTTTATTAATAGATCAAAAACTAATTTATTAATGGAGTATCTTAACAAAGGAAATGATATAAAAACAGTTAAAGAAAGTACATTTTCTTGCTACACACCAAAAAATGGTAATGAATGTTTAGAATGTTATCCATGCTTTAGAAAATTTGCAATCTTGTATAGTTTTGGATATGTGTATTCAGAAGAAGAGGAATATAAGATGTGGAAATATATTAAACAAAACATCATACCGACGAAAGAGCAAGGGGGTTATCAAGGTACATATTATACTGACAGAGGGGAAGAAAGCATCTATCTAGTTAAATGTGTAGAAGGATTAAAACAGAAATATGGAAAATAAACGTGACTGGGATAACAACATAATAGTTGCAGTTGATTATGACGGTACCATAGCAGAACGAGGAAAATTGACAGAGGAAGGAGTTAATAGGGTAAGATCATTATCCTCGTTACCTGTAACCTTAGTATTGTGGACGTGCAGACATGGAAAAGCTTTAGACGAAGCACTTAAAGAGATTTCTAAATATAATTTACATTTTGATTATATTAATGATACTGAGGGTGATAGGTATGATGGACGTAAAATAAATGCAGATCTTTATATTGATGATAAAAATCCTGGGGGTGTTCAGTGGGATTTAGCATTTGAATGTATTCATGATTTGATAAGAAATGGTAATAGTAGATATAAAGATGGGGGTAATTATGTTTGATTTATATTTCGCCGGGAGTTATAATACAATACCCGAAGAAACTATTAGAAAGTATAATCTTTGTAGGTTATTTTCGCAGTTGAATGATAGAAAAAATATAGAAGGTTATGTAGATTATTTAAGAAATCATAAAGATTGTACATGTAAATTATTCATAGATAGTGGTTCTTTTACAGCATTTACAAAAGGTAAAGTAGTAGATGTTGACGATTATATATCTTATATAAATTCTATTGACGATGTTGTAACTGTGTTCGTTCAAGTTGACAAGATAACTGGTCCTAATGATACCGCGGATGTTATAAATGAAGGTTCTAAGTATAATTGGGATAACTATTTATATATGTCAGAAAAGGTTAAGAGTAGAGATAAATTACTTCCTGTGTTTCATCAAAACGAAGATTTTAAGTGGCTTGATAATATGTTAGAATATAAAAGAGAGGATGGAACATCAATACCTTATATATGTTTATCCACTATAAACGGAGCATCAACGTCAGAAAAAATAACATGGTTGCGTAAATGTTTCAATCATATAAAAAACAGTACTAACAAGGATGTTAAGACACATGCATTGGGTATGACTATAAGAAAAGTATTGGAAATGTTTCCTATAACATCTGCAGATTCTACAGGGTGGTTATTGTCAGCTGCTATGGGAGGTGTGTATGTTGGTAAGTATAATGAGGTGGTGAGTGTTTCTCCAAAATCTGTTCATAAAAATACTTATGTAGATTTTATGCCTCAATATTACAGACAAGAGATAGATAGATACTTAAAGGAGTTAAATTTAACTTTTGAAGATATACAGGATAATCCAGGATATAGAATGAGAGTTAATGTATTAAATTCATACGAATGGGCTAAAGATTATAAGTGTGAATATAAAGAGGACCTTAATACAAGAAAATCCTTGTGGTAATTATAGGAGGTTATATGATTATATTTAATACTGAAAATATAAAAGAATTATGTCACAATATATTACAAGCAGTAGATAGTAATAGTTTAGAACGTATAACTGAGGTTGTACAACTTGATATATCAAATGGTGTGATTTGTATGTCGGTTAGTAATGGAGAATACTATGCAAAATTTAAAGTACCTATTAATTCTAAAGAGGAATTACATGCAACAGTTAATGCCTCGACATTCCTAAAATTGATAGAAAGACTAACATGTGAATCAGTTAGTATGTATATTCACGATGATAATACGTTGATTATAGAAGGTAATGGAAAGTATAAAATTCCTCTTGTATTTTCAGAGGATGGGTTATTGAATGTACCTGAGATTCCTATGAACAATGTTACCGTGTCCTTTAATGTGAACTCAAGTATACTAAAAAGTATATTAAAATATAATACTCCTGAATTAAATAAGGGTGTAATAAGTAGTCCTGTTCAAAAAATGTACTATGTGGATGAAAAGGGTGCTATAACATTTACTACAGGGGCATGTATTAATAAGTTTTCATTATCACAACCCGTTAAGTTATTACTAAATAAAAAGATAGTTAGTTTATTTAATTTATTTACAGAGGATACTGTATCCTTCAGTCTTAGTCAGGAAGTACAGTCAGGAGGTAATATTACTAAGATAAAGTTTGAAACCAACTCCTTTACTTTAGTTTCATTTATAACTTCTGACTCTGTTTTAATCAATTCAGTACCTAGTGCCGCTATAAGGTCAAGAGCATATAAGACTTATGATAACTATGTAACTATTAGTAAATCTTCTTTATTAGCCTGCCTAGATAGAATATCTTTATTCTATACTTCTTTATCACAACATTATATTAGGATAAGATATGAAAGTGACGGTATAGTAGTATCAGATATAGATAATAATAACGTGGAAAATATTCCTTATGTAGGGGATAAGAAAGTACTTTGTGATTACGATATGATAGTTGATTTGAATGATATTCTGTATACACTAAAGTCCTATACCGATAATTATGTAAACATTAATTTCGGGGATCATGAAGCATTAGTATTAGTATCAGATAATATACATATAGTAATACCAGAGGTTTCGTCATATGAGGTAGATTAAATATTATGGGATACGAATTAATAGGTCTTTGTGGATCTTTATGGATAGTTATATCTATGTCTTTTCCATCTGTAGAAAAGAAAAAAAATATACTTATGAGAGTACTCAATATGGTGGGGTCTGCTTGTTTTGTTATATACGGATTGTTAATACCAGCATACAGTACTGCACTAGTTAATTTTATAATGATATTCATTAATTTATTTAATATATATAAACTAGTTAGAAGAGGGAATATTAATTGAGTAGTATAAAAATAAAATATTTTTATGATGATATTAGTCATTTAGAAAAGTCTTTAAACGGGGATTGGGTAGATTTAAGAGCTGCAGAAACTGTAGAATTAAAAGCCGGTGAGTATAAATTAATTCCGTTAGGTGTAGGTATGATATTGCCAGAGGGATACGAGGCATTATTAGTTCCAAGAAGTAGTACTTATAAAAAATTTGGTGTTATACAAACAAATCACATAGGTGTAATTGATGAATCTTATTGTGGTGAGGATGACCAGTGGATGTTTTCTGCTTATGCTTTAAGGGATACAATTATTTGTAAAGGAGACAGAATTTGTCAGTTTAGAATAATTAAACATCAACCACAACTTGAATTCATTGAGGTTAATCATTTAAATTCAATTAGTAGGGGTGGTTTTGGTAGTACTGGAGTTAAATAATGTCAGCTAATATAGGTAAGAATTTTGAAGAAAGATTTAAACTTGATTGGCAAAATTCTTTTCCAAATGGCACCATAGATAGATTATATGATTCAATGTCTGGATATTTATCTATATCGACAGTTAGTGATTTTATTTGTTATAATTACCCAAATATTTATTATATAGAATGTAAAGCTCATAAAGGGGCAAGTTTACCATTTACAAATATAACACAATATGTTAAAATAAGTATGAAGGTGGGTATAAAAGGTGTTAGAGCCGGTATTGTACTTTGGTTGTATGAAAAAGATAGAGTTTTTTATATACCAGTATCTACAATACAACAGATGAAGAAAGATGGGGAAAAGTCTGTTGGTATAAGATCATTATCAAAGTATGATATAATTGAAATACCATCTAAAAAATTAAAAACCTATATGAAATCGGATTATTCTATCTTATCAAAACTAGAGGAGGGTAAGTAATGGATGAAAATTTGTTAAATAATTCTTTTGAAATAGTTAATGAAGATGCTGATCAAATAGTAAAATTACTTAATGATATTGTGAAAGAATATAGTGAAGATTTAGATAATATTATGAAAGATATTCAAGATAATGTTATCATAGATAATAATCCAGCTATTATGACTATTGAAAAATATTTTATAGAATTATCAAGCGCTCTGTATAATATGTGTGAAAAAAGTGAAAGACTTGGTATTTTTGATTCAATTAGTAAATCTAAAGCACAAGAAACATATAATATGAAATATTTGGAACATCAGTCTTCAAATATGGGAAAACCCGGTACAAAAAAACCAACAGTTGCAGAATCTTCAGCAGCAGCTGAGATGGATGCTTTATATGATAAAACAGTAAATGATATTTATTCTAAAGCCTATAAAATATTAAAGAATAAAATATCAGCTGCAGAAACTATGATTTCCACTTTAAGTAAAATATTGAGCCATAGAATGCAAGAATCTAATATGATGTCAAATCAAACAGAGAGGAGAATATTAAATGAAACCAATTATTTCTAAATCTGATTTTGTACAGTATATCAATGCTTATAAGAAAACAGAACAAGCAATTAGTAGTTTATATGATATTATATATGCAGAAATTTATGAATCAGATATTGGTATCACACATACTCATTTTTTAGGCCTATTATCTAAGCTACTTAATGATAAGAATGGTGAAAAACTAGATACACTCTGTTGGTGGGTATATGATTGTAATTTTGGAGAAGAAGCTATTTTATATAATGAAGATGGTAGTGTTTATAAAGAATTAAAAACGCCAGAAGATTTATTTGATTATTTTTCTGATTATGATCATTTTAAAAATTTGGAGGGATAAGTAGATGTCAGATTCATTAAATTCTGTTTTAAAGAAAATTACAAAAAAATATGGTGATGGGGTTGCTAAGTTTGGTGCCGATGATTTAACTATTGATGGTGTACTTTCACTTGGATCTCCCATGATTGATTATTGTCTTTATGGTGGAATTCCAGAAGGAAGAATAATTGAATTTAGTGGTGCAGAAGGATCTGGAAAAACTAGTACAGCATTTCTTGTTGCAGCATCCTACCAAAGAGAAGAATTAAAAAGACATCCAGTAGGAGAAGAGTGGGAATTCAACGGTGTTTATCATAATGGTCCCAGAAGTATTATATTTCTAGATAATGAGGGAACATTAGACCCAGTTTGGGCCAAAAACTTTGGTTATGATTTGTCAGAAGATGCAGACGTAAAAACTATCGTAATTAGACCCGAAGGACAGAATGCAGAAGAAATTTTTGATATGGCTCTTGATTGTCTTAAAACAGGTGAAGTTGGTCTTCTTATTTTTGATAGTATTGCAACTCTAGTTCCAGCACAAATTGCAGATGAGTCTATGGAAAAATATCAGATGGGAGGAATTGCAAAATCATTAACAAGATTTGCAAATACTGCACTTGGTCTTCTTAGGAAATATAAGGCAACCTTAGTTGCGATTAATCAGGTAAGAGAAAATATGAGTGGGTATGGGAATCCAATTACAACTCCTGGTGGAAGATCTTGGAAACATGCTTGCTCTTCCAGATTAATGTTTAAACGTGGGGATTTCTTTGATGAAGATGGTAATAAACTTACTACCACAGCGGAATCACCTGCTGGACATATTGTAAACGTAGCAGTATTAAAAACTAAAACAAGTAAGTGGGATAGAAAAGGTGGTTCATATAGATTAAATTATACTAAAGGTATTGATATACTTGCAGATACTATTGAAGCTGCATTACACTTTGGACTAATTGATAATTCAGTTCAGGGTTCCTTTAAACTAATTGATCCAGAAACAAAGGAAATAAAATTAGATAAAGATGGTAATGAAATCAAAATTAGAGGTAAAGCAAACGTAAAAACTTACTTTGAAGAGCACATGGATGAATGGAAGATTTTATATGATAATGTATATGAGAGGATTAGAGAAAAAGAATCTCCATTTATTAAGTCCTTTGAAGAGCTATTGAATCTTCAAACAAAAGAAGCATTCTCTGATGATGAGTTGAATATGGCTGTTAATGAGGAAGGAAGTTTGTAATGAATGTAGTTGAATTTAGTATAGATAATTATACAAATGATAATACTAGTCTTAATGAATCAAGATTGCTTATGATTAATGATGTAATATTTTTTATTAATACATTATTAAATAATAAGTATATTGTTGTAATAAAAGAAAATCAGGATGATCTAATTACTGTAGAATATGAGTATTCTAATTATCATTATAAAAATCAAATAGATACAAAGAATCCATATTGGATCACTAAATCGGATTACTATACAATATTATCAAATAAGAAAATGGAAAAGGAATTTTATAATAAACTACCATGACAAAGAATGATACAAGTACAAGAGCATATTCAGATAAGCATGAAAAATCTGTTTGTAAAGCACTAAATGCAAAACAACAACCAAATAGTGGCGCAGGATTATGGCGTAAAGGAGATGTAGTTCAAGAAGATGCTTCATTATTAATAGAATGTAAATGCTCTATGAGTCCTAAAAAATCTGTATCTATAAAAAAAGATTGGATAGATAAAAATAAAAAAGAATCTTTTTTTAACAGACTATCAAATACTGCAATATGTATAAATTTTGAACCAGACGGAGATAATTATTATATAATAGATGAAAAACTGATGAAATTACTGTGTGAAAAGTTAAAGGAGTATTAGTATGTCGAGTGAACCGAAATATAAATTAAAAGACAGAGTTAGAGAAAATCATGGTAGTTACATATATATTGTAGACGATTATTATGAGGATGATGGAGATATTATTTATATAACACATTCCTTAACTAGTGATACTAGGAAAGAATTAAAAGAAACTGATCTTGTATTTGCCGGGTTTAAGTCTGTTTAATATTTAAAAAAATATTAAAAAAGTATGTACTTTTTTCTATTTATATGTTATTATAATTATAGGAAGGAAAGATAATATATAAACAGGAGGTACATTATGAATAAGTATGAAATTATGTGTATACTGACAGAGATATTTGAGAAAAACGGTTTTGAGAAAGCCTTAGTAGAAACTAATAAAGGTTCTTGTTATATAACTCCATGTTGTTATTGTGATAAACCAACTAAAATAGAAGATGTAGAATATTTCTTAGTTGATGGTCCACTACCATGGCTTGGGGGTTCAAATTTTGAAAAGGTTTGTGAAGATATAGCTAATATATCAGAATTAGTAAATGAACAAACAAAAGAAAAGCAAGAACTTAATAATTATTTCGATAAATACTATGGGACAGATAGTTTTGATTATGATTGGTACTCAGACTGGCATAAAGATATTTATGGTTATAGACCAAGATTCTTATAGGGGGTGATGTATAATGAATAAGATTGAAGGTTATTCTCCTGAAGTTAAAAATAATATTAAAGAAGAAATTGAAAATCTATTAAGATCCATTAATAGACAGAATGCTAATATAGAAGGCTTGATTAATAAACTAGAGTCATCGGACTTTTTTACAGCTCCTGCATCTACTAAATATCATAATTCATATAAAGGTGGTTTGGCTGAACATTCTTTGAATGTTTACTATAATTTAAAAGAATTGGTAGAATTTAAAGGGTTAAAGGAAATTATTACAGATGATAATATTATTATCTGTGGTCTTTTACACGATATTTCAAAAATTAATTTCTATGAAATATCTTATATGAATAAAAAAGTATATCATGAATATGGTACCAAATTTGATGAATTAGGTAGATTTGATTGGCAGTCAGTACCTTCTTTTAAAGTAAAATCTGCAGATGAAAGATTCATTTATGGGAACCATGAAGAAAATTCTGAGTTTATGATAAGGACATTTATTCCATTAGAGTTACATGAGTCAGTTGCTATACTAAATCATCATGCTGGTATGAGTTTTGATAGTATTCCTATAGGATCTTTACTGGATAAATATAATAGATTTCCTTTGGCTAGTTTGTTGCACATGGCAGATTTCCTAGCAGCTTATATAGATGAAGGTACTTGGCGTGAATAAATTTATTAAAGAACAACTTAAAAAAGTAAATATCGCAATACATCCTTATGATTGGGATGATTCTACTACTACAATTATTATTCAAAAACAGGTACCTAAAAGGCAACAGGAATTTGTAATAGGTCGAGGGTATGATATATATGTACAAGATTATGTTATAAATGAACCCCCAAATTTTACATTATCTGTTAACTGGAATTTTGGGACTGTTCCTCCGGAAAAAAATTTATATGCAGTTGTTTTACAAATAATGGGTAATATGTTAAAATTTAAGTGTAAAGGTAAGACAACAGGAATAGAGTGGGAAGGTTGGTTACCTAAAGAGTCGATAAATATAAAATAATTAAGAGGTAAGTATATGTCTTTAGCTACTAAATATAGACCAAAAACGTGGGAAGAGGTAGTTGGTCAGGATAGTATAGTATCCATTCTAAATAAACAATTAGAAACGAACAATATAAAAAATACATATATATTTTCTGGTGCTTCGGGTTGTGGTAAGACAACTGTGGCAAGATTGTTTATAGATAAGATAAATAAAGGGTGTGGTCAACCTTATGAACTAGATGCAGCATCAAACAGTGGTGTAGATAACATACGAGGGATAGTAAAGTCCTCTCAAGAAAGATCTTTAATTAGTGAATATAAAGCATATATTATAGATGAATGTCATGCATTATCTAATCAGGCATGGCAGGCATTTTTGAAATGTATTGAGGAACCACCTAAGTATACTATATTTATTTTTTGCACCACAGAGCCTAATAAGATACCAGACACAATTAAGAATAGATGTATGAGATTCAATTTTAACAGAGTAGAATCCTCTTTAATTTATAAAAGATTGTGTTATATAGCAGAAAATGAAGGTGGTATTAATTACATTGATTCTTGTGATTATATATCAAGAATATGTAGTGGTGAGTTAAGAAACGGCATAAGTATGTTAGAGAAATGTTTAGATTATAGTAATGATCTAAGCATAGAAAATACTTTATATAGTTTAGGTGATTACTCTTATGATACTTATTTTAAATTAGTAAATAATATAATTGATGGTAACTTGACAGATATATTTTCAATATTAACTTCAGTTTATAATGAAGGTGTTGATCTTATAAGATTTGTGGATAGTTTTCTTGATTTCAATCTAGATATTACAAAATATATACTTTATGAGGACATTAAGTATACAAAGTTTCCATCTACATTAGAGGATGAATTAAAGTTTTGTACTGGCATAAATGATGCAAAAAAATATTTCTTTTATATCATAGATAATTTACTTGAAACAAAAAATATGTTAAAATTAAATAGTGATACTAAATCAATAGTGGAAGTTATGTTTAGCAAAATGGGTAGATTGGTATGATAAAAACTAATTTGTTTGATGAAATAAATATATATACTGAATCTCCTTTGTTACTTGTGGGAAGGAATGGGTCAGGTAAAAAAACATTAGTTTCATATCTTTCAGATAAGTATAATACGGGGGTTAAGTATATAAATAATACAATATCTGATGATACTAAATCGGAATTATATTCCTACTCTGATGAGATTCTAATTGTATTTGATTTAACGTCAAATTTAAAGGTAAAACAGTTTGTATCTTTTCAAAATTCTATATTAAAAATTTTAGAGGATCCTCCATATTTATGTAAGATCGTAGTATTAGCAGAAGATACATCACACTTGTTAAATACTGTTAAAAATAGATGTAATATTAGATACATCGAAAAATATTCTATAGATCAGTTAAGAGTTATAGCGAAAATAAATGATAATAAAAATATATTAGATTATACTGATGATCAATTAGGATATATAACTTATCCGATAGATGCCATCAAGGCACCTAGTACTGATGAATTGTTAAAACTAGAAAATTTAATAAGAACAATTTTATCTTCCATATATACTGCTAATATATCTAATATACTATCAATTTCTAAGAAGTTAGATTTTTCAGATGTCGGGTATGACATAAATCTATTTTTAACAATATTTAAATCAGAACTTGTTAAGTCATTAAAGCATGAATTTAATTCTAAATATTTTGATATTTTTAAAGTATTTATGAAATTAGATAATAATATGAGAAACCCAAGTTTTAATAAAAAGAATTTGTTGGAAGATTTTTTACTTACACTAAAATATATATAATATGGATATACAAGAATTAAAACATAGTTTAGAAAATAATGATAGTTTACCAAATGTATTAATCTTTAAATGTGATTCAGAAGATTCTAATTTTATATTTCATCAATATATTGATAAATATAAAGATAATATTGGTTATAATGATATCAAATATATAGAGTCATTATCGGAATTAACTAGTACTTCTCTTTTTTCTAATAGTATATCTGATTCGATATATATTTATGAGGTTAAAAAATTAGATGAAGTATATGATAATATAAAAGACATAGTTTGGATAAGATGTAAATCTATACCAAAAAAGTTAAAAGAAAAATATGAAGATAATATAATTGAATTACCAAAGTTAGAATCTTGGCAAATTAAAGATTTTATTAATACAAATTTAAGTGGACTTGATGAAGAATATATAGATATATTATATAATACTTATAAAAAAGATATTTTTAGATTGCGACTTGAAATACAGAAATTGATGTTGTTTGATGATGTCAATGATGCATATAAGTCATTTAATGATCAGTTGTATATAGATTCTTCTGAATATAGTATATTTGATTTAAGTAATTGTATATTAAAAAGAGATATAAAAACACTTAAAAAATTGGATACTTCTATATTAGATATAGATACCTTTGGGTTAATAAAAATATTACTAGATAATTTTAGATACGTTATAGATATACAGTTAGCAGTAAATACATCACCAGAATATGTTGGAGTATCATCTAAAAGATTCTGGGCTATAAAAAATAATTCTTGTGGTTATTATTCTAAAGAAGAATTAGTACATATATATCAATTTTTATTAACATTGGATAGTAAGATAAAATCTGGATATATTGATTCTTCTATCGTTATAGATTATATTATATGTAAGATAATGTTATTAGGGAGATAATTTTATGAGAAGTGTTAATCTAAAATTTAATGGTGTTTCATATAAAGTTAAAGCTGGGGATATATTTCAAGCAAGCATATATCATCCTATGGTGCACCAAATTTATATTTGTCAGTCATCACATAATGAAGCAGTATACTTAGAAATATTAGAAAAAATAAACAATGAGATAGGTGTAGTTAGAGTTAACGAGATACATTGGTTTGAAAACGGAGTTAACTATAAAGAGGATTATACAACTTCAGTTGCCGGACCTACAAATACTATTCCTGCTTCTGACGTACCTACAAATACTATTCCTGCATCTTTTGATAAAATGACTAAAAAAGAGTTAATTGAGTTTGCAGAAACGAATAATATTGAAGTAAACACTAAATTAAAGAAAGCAGAAATTTTAAAGATCATAAAAGAATCAGTGTGAGGTTTGTATGAAACTAGGTATAATTGGAGATGTGCATTGGAGTAAATATTCTTCTATAGTACGTAGTAGAGGTACTAAATATTCTACAAGATTAGAAAATTGTATCGACTCTATAAATTGGGCAGAAAGTATAACTTCTGATTGTGATAAGATTATATATCTTGGAGATTTTTTTGATAATGAATCTCTTAAATCAGAAGAATTAACTGCTTTAAAAGAATTAAAATGGAATGATAAAGAACATATATTTCTAGTTGGTAACCACGAATTAGGACTTAATAATCTAATATTTAGTTCTGCTCATATATTTAACTTATCAAATATGGAAGTTATAGATAAACCAACTTTGATAAAGGATATAACTTCTATGTACGATATTTGTTTTTTACCATACATATTAGAAAACACAGGAGATGTATCGGATTATTTATTTAAAACTACAAATAAAAAAATTGTATTTTCTCATAATGATATAGCTGGTATACAGATGGGAAAATTTCTATCTAAAACCGGATTTACTATAACTAGTATAGAAAATAATTGTGAGTTATTCATAAATGGTCATTTACATAATGGTTCTAAAGTATCCGATAAGATTTTTAATATAGGTAATTTAACAGGACAAAACTTTTCTGAAGATGCTTCTGTTTATTCCCATCAGATATTCAAATTAGATACTAGTACACTTGATATTGAAGCATTCGTTAATCCTTTCGCATTTAACTTTTTTAAATTTTTATCCTATGATGATTTGGTTAATTACAATTTTCCTAGTAACTCAATTGTTACAGCTAAGTTAGGATCCGACTTAATTGATAAGGCAAAAGAATTCGTTTCTGATAATAGTAATATTATAGCTTATAGATTTATATTAGATACATTACAAAATAATAATACAGTTGTATCAGAAAATGTATCTTTATCAGTAAATCATTTAGATAAATTTCAAGAATTTGTATTAAGCAAACTTGGAAATGAGGATATAGTAAAAGAAGAACTTTCAGAAGTATTGGTATAAAGCATGTCAAATATATATTTCAATAGTATAAAGTTAAATAAATTTATGTCATATGACCAGGAAGAATTTTATTTGAATAGGAACGGTTATATATTAATTTCTGGTCAGAATAATAATATAGATGATAATTCTTTATCAAATGGGTCAGGTAAGAGTAGTTTATTTTCTGCTTTATGTTGGTGTCTTACCGGAGAAACTCCAAGTGGTAATAAAAAAGTAGAAAATATATATTTAACTGGACAAACATTTGTTGAAGTTAATTTTAATATAGATGATAATAATTATATTATAAAGAGATGTAAAAATCCTAGTAATCTCTATATAGAAATAAATGGAGAAAATAAATCTGGTAAAGGTATAAGAGATGGAGAAAAGTTATTGGCTGAATATATTCCAGAAATAACTTCTTCATTAATTAATTCAGTTATTATACTTGGGCAGGGGTTGCCTCAAAGATTTTCTAATAATACACCTTCTGGAAGAAAAGAAGTATTAGAAAAATTATCTAACTCAGATTTTATGGTCTCAGATCTAAAAAATAGATTAGATTCACGTAAGAATAAATTGGATTCACTTTTATTATCATACAATAATAAAAAAATAGAAACTGTTACGAGATTAGATATTCTACAGAAAACTATTGAATCTTATATTGAAAAACTGAATAATATAAATGTATCTGATCTAGAGATCAAGTTAGATGAATTACATAATAAAAAACTTATATTGGACAAAGATATAGATTCTTATAAATCTGCTAAAGAAGAATCAGAGATATTGCTTAATCAAAGAACTTCTGAATTAAATGGTATAAAGAAAGATTATGAGAATGAATTTAATTCCCTTGATCTTATACCAGAAAAAGAACTTGAGGGGTACATTTCTTTAATTGCACAAAATAAGGCTATATTAAAATATAATCAATCAGAAATTTTAAAATTAGAATCTGTAAAAGATATATGTCCAACTTGTGGTCAGAAAATACCGGGGGTTGTAAAATTAGATACATCTTCATTAAAGGAAGAATGTAATTCTATAAGTAATGAAATATCCCAATTAGAGAATAGTTTAAATGAAAAAAAGAAGATAAATGCTACACTTATAGAGGAATTAAACAATACTTATAATGAAAAAGAGAGAACCATCGAGCAAGACATCAAAACTATTAAGTCTGATGTTAACAACTTTAGTAATATTCTTAATGATAAGGAACTCGAATCTAAGGTACTATTAGAAGAGATTATTGAAGCAGAAACTAACTTTAATAATATACATAATATTATTGAAAATTTAACTTCTGATATAGATACAAGTAAAAAAGAATATAATGATCTATTAGATAGTAAGCAAGATATAGAATTGCATATAGAACATTTACAGACTAGACTTGATATAATATCTAAAATGAAAACATTAGTGACTAGAGATTTTAGAGGTTATTTATTATCAAGTATAATAGAGTTTATAGCTAGTAAGATTAAAGTATATTCATTAAAAGTATTTGGTACAGATCATTTGGAATTTAAACTTGATGGTAATAACATTTTAATTTCATATGATAATAAAGAATACGAATCATTAAGTGGTGGTGAAAAACAAAAAGTAGATATAATAGTTCAATTAGCTTTAAGAGATATGTTATGTAATTATCTTAACTTCTCTTCTAATATTCTTGTATTAGACGAGATAACAGATTCATTAGATATAGTTGGTAGTCAAAATATTTTAAATCTTATTTCTTCAGAATTACAGGACGTGGAAGCTATTTATATTATATCACATCATACTGATTTTGATATTCCATGGGATGACGAAATTATTGTAGCAAAAGATGAAAATAAAATTAGTAGGATTATTAATTAATGTTATATACAAAGCCTAAAGATGTTAGATATGTTGATATGTGCATATTCATAGATAATAAGGTTAAAGAAGGTAATTTATCTGATGAGGATGTTGAATTAATATTTGAGTATTTATATCATTTATCTTTTATGTTAGCACATAAGCATAAGTATTTTAATGAATTTCATTATTATGAAGAATTTTCTATCTATTTTGCTACAGAGGTTATGTATAGATTATTTTATAATCCAAAACTTAAACAGGTAAAGGAAGATGGAACACCAGTTTTACCTCCTGTAAAAAGTGTGCTAAATTATATGAAAGCTATAATTTATGGTAGAAAATGTGTTTTTGAATCCATGAATTATAGTCAGAAAATAGTTAAAGAAAATTCAAACTTTGGTGGTCATACTGATATTTATGATAAATTAAAAGATACTCTAATATATAATACAGAAACTGATATAAAGATTTATTTAAAAACATTATCCAAAGAAATAAAAGATATAGTTTATTCAAGTTTTAAGCATAAGAATGATAAAGTATTATTGAAGAACGTGTATGTAAGTTGTTTATTATCAGTTATAAACAGTCTTACCTTTACAGAGATAGATTTAGATAATATTAAGAATACATATTCGTTACCTGAATCAAAATACAAATACATAGATAAACTATATAAGAAAAATAGAGATAACTGTGTTGTATTATATAATCTGCCAGAAAAATATCATGATTATATACAGATAATCGTAAGAAAAATATTCACTAAGTTAAAGGAAGATATAAATTATTTGACAAAAAATGATGTTGAAATTTCAAATGATACGTTGTCCGAATTGGTATATTTGGAACTAGATGGCATGGTTAATAATTAATAAGAGGTATATATGACTATAAAAGAGGAACTACAAAAACTAAAGACAACAGATTTATTTTCATTATTACTATTTGTTTTATATAAAATAAGGGATATAGATGAATATTCTACAATTAGTGAATTAGCATACGTATTGGACAAAGAAAATCTATTAAACTTATGTGAATATTTTGGTGGACTAACAATAAAAGTACCGACTATAGACGAATTAGAAAGTATAATAAATTCATTACTGCTTTATCAATATATTAATATTGATGGATATTCATACAATGAAGCAGTGAAAAAAATAGGTTTTGAATCACATCAACTTAGAAAGATTAAGAAAGACTATAATAAAATAGTAGATATACTAAATGATTATTCATTTCCAAAGGGGTAATATGTATAATAAATTTATGCAATTAAAGGAAGAATTGAAATTTTATCATAGAGATAGAAAATTTCTTGAAAAATACTATATAAATAAAAGACTAAATGACTCATTAGAGTCTTATTATAAAGATCTAAAATATAGTCTAAAATATCTCGAAAATAGAAAGGCTGAAAATATATTTAAAAAGATGGGTGACTAATTTATGAACTATGATTTAATTAAAAATTTAGGTATATTAACTTTGATAAAGCATTCTATATTAAAGAAGATAGTAGAAATATCTGAAAATTGTATATGTGATTCTGTATTAGACGCTGTACAAAGTGAAGAAGATATTATATCTATTAATATTGGTATTGGTACTTTATTCATTAGTATAGTTAATTATGAAATATCTTATAAATTTGAACCAAGCCAAAGATTAGAAAAGAAACTTATAAAATCTATAGATACTGGAGAATCACCATTGGTGCAAAATGCTGAAACAAAATTAAATAAAAAGATTGTTAATACTTATAAGGAATTACTATAATGGCTAATGATTTAAAGTTAACGACCCCTATGGAGGAGTTAGAAGATAGTATATTATCTTCTGATGATCCTAATGAATTATATGATATTATAGACTTATTCAATCTAAATATACAAAAAAAGAATATTATAAGAAATAATAAGTTATCGGAGATTCAAGACAAAGTTGTTGAAAAGATGTTAGAGAGAATACAAGAGGAGCCCTGGAATTTTTCTAATGATGATCTTGTAAAATTCCATAAAGTTATACAGGATTCATTAGCAAAATCTAATACTTCTTTGGACGAAACAAATATTCCTTCAATACAACTTAATCAGCAAATAAATATTTCTACACCTGAGTTTAATAGAGAATCTAGAGAAAAGATATTACTTGCTGTTAATGAGATATTAAACAATCCATCATTATTAAGTGATACGGATGATGATACTAAATAAATGGAGAAATTTACACATGAATTATGATAAACCTATATCGTCAAAAACATCTTCAGAATCAGAATTTGAATATTGTATGAGGATATGTGATTTAAAGGATGAGTATGATCTTAGTTGGAAAGATGTTGCAGAAATTATAAATAGTGAATTGAATACTAATTATTCACCAGATAAATATAGGAAAGCTTATTACAAATATAATACAGATAGGGATGCACAACAGTTATCTGAAATAAGTAATTCTATATTAAGTTTGAAAAAAGAAAGAGTAAAATTACAAGAAGAAAGAACACAGATAAACGGATTAGTAAGATCTTTAGCTAGAGAAGAAACACTTAAAGAAATAGCTTTGGATGTTGTAGAATCTATATCACAGAAAAAACTTTTAGATAAACCAAGAGTTCATGTTGTACATAAATATAATAAAAAAGGTATATTAGTAATTAGTGATTGGCATTATGGCATAGATGTTACTAATTATTATAATACGTATAATACTGATATAGCAAAATCTAGAATTTATGATCTACTTGAGAAGAGTATATCTATAATTCATAAAGAAGAAATAGATGAAATATATTTATTAAACTTAGGTGATATGATTTCAGGTATAATTCATTTACCACTAAGAATAAATTCAAGATTAGACGTTATTTCACAAACGATGGAAATATCTGAAATATTGGCTGAATTCATATCTGAATTGTCAAATGAATGTGTTATTAATTACGGTAGTGTAAGTGATAATCATTCCAGATTAGATCCAAATAAAAAGGAAGCTTTGCAACCTGAATCCTTTACAAGAATTATAGATTGGTATCTAGAGTTAAGACTAAAGGATAACCCAAATGTATATTTCTTAGAAAATAAATTTGGTGATGATATATGCTCCTTTGATATATTTAATTATAAAGTATTAGCAGTTCATGGAGATAAGGATCCACAAAAGAAAATATTATCACAGTTAGTTAATTTTACTCAAGAACATTATGATTTAGTATTCTCAGCACATAAACATCATTTTTATGCTGATGAATCAAATGAGGTTGAGTTATATTCAAATGGTTCTTTGATGGGTACAGATGATTATGCTAATTCATTAAGAGTTAATAATAAGCCGTCTCAATTATTTGTTGTGGTGAGTGAAGAAAATATTTCTTATTGTGTATATAAGATTAAATTATAAATAACTATCAATTATATGATAAATACAAGTCTTAAAGTAAGTCCTTTAAGGTAAGTCTTTAAGTAAAGTAGAGGAGATGTTTAATGAGATATTATAGTGATATTTGTAACAAATTTTTTGACAAAGAAAAAGATTTATTAAAAGCTGAAGAAGATTTCTTAAAACTCAAAAAGGAAAAAGAAGAAAAGAAATCCAAAGAGAAACAAGAATTAGTAGCTGATAAAAAATTAATGGCTAAGGCCGTAGAAGATGCTGATGCTGAGATTGATGCTGCTCAAGAACAATATGCTGATGCTATCAAACAGGCAAGAGAAATAATTGAAAAAGCTAATAAAGAAGCAGAAGCTATTACTTCTCCAGCTAAAGAAAAATTGAAGAATGCTAGACAAAAAAGATATAATGCAATTAGTGCATTTAATAAAAAGTATGGACCATATTCTGTGATGTACAGCGGGGATAGAGCCTATGCAGAGTTTAAGCGTAATTTAGATTTTATAGATGAATTTTTTACTGGTTTATTTTAACATAAATTTTTTATATTGATAGTTATTTTATAATATATAAGCTATGGGATTTCTATCTCATAGCTTTCTTTTTAAGGAGACAAATATGAAAAAGTTTTTTGTAGTATCAGATGTACATAGTTTCTATACAGAAATGATGCATGCATTATATAATTCTGGGTTTGATCCAAATAATTCTTCCCATATATTTGTTTCTTGTGGTGATTTATTAGATAGAGGTCCAGATGCGCAGAGGTGTTTAGATTTTGTTAATCGTATACCGGATGATAGAAAAATATTAATAAAAGGAAATCATGAAGAATTACTAGAAGATGTTATACATAGAGGTTATTTTTTATCTCATGATTATCATAATAAAACTCATGAAACAGTTTATCAATTAACTGGAATTCATCCAACGGATAATTCTTTTTCTTCATATGCTGTTGATAGGACTGCTATTTCTGATATGTTAATAAATAAATCATGGGATGAGTATAAATCTAAATTAATTGATTTCTATGAAGCAGATAAATATATATTTGTTCATGGGTGGATTCCTTATTTATTAAGATACGAAGAAGATAAAAATAATCAATTAAACACGATACCGTATTATAATGAAGAGTGGAGAAAAGACTCCGCCGACTGGGATGGTGCAAGATGGGCTAATGGAATGTATATGTGGAGTTGTGGTGTTAAAGAAGAAAATAAAACAATAGTTTGTGGTCATTGGCATTCATCATATGGTCACTCTGTACTACATAACGATGGTGTGGAATTTTCAGAAAATACAGGAAACATATACTCAAAACATACGCCGTTTTATGATGATGGAATTATAGCAATAGATGCATGTACTGCATATTCTGGATTCGTTAATTGCATAGTATTAGATATAGAGGATAACTAAATGAGTAAGAAGCATGTTGAAAGTTATTATTTAAAAATGGTATCAGATTATACTGAGATGAAAGAAGTACTAGAGGAGCTACAGAAATCTATAACAGATGATCCTACATCTGTTAATATGGAATATATTAATACTGTAAAAGAAAAGGTTAAACTATTAGAATCCAATTATAAAAGATTATCTTATATAATGTTTTTATTAAATATGCCAAATAGGGATTCTAAGAAAGAAAGATATATAACAAGAGAGCATAAAAAGTTAGATGCAATACCGAAGAGAGACAGAAGAGGTGCTGTGGAACAAGAGAACAAAGAAGCATTAGACCTTATAAAAAATAAACTATAACCATTTTTAATTTGTTATTTGATTGCTAAATTTATTATATGGAAAAACAAGTAGAACAATTATTAAAAAAACTAAATATTAAAGAACCATACGAGAAACAAGATAATTACTATGTTATTAGGTATGATTCTTATGAAGATTTTATAAGATTATATAATAAACTTGAAAAATCATTAGTGATATTTAAGAATAGCTTACTATCTTTTATGACAGAAGAAGAAGGTCATATTCAGTATGAAACTGATGATGGATTAATACTAGAATTAGTGGCTATTTTTGATGAAGATGATTACACATTAAATATTTCAAAGGAAGAAGATAACTAATGAATGAAAAAGATATTTTATCTTATAGTGAACTAGATAAACTTGGTAGGGCACAAGAGATAAATAGAGAAAAAGAAGAAGTTTTATTAAAAGAAATTATAGCTGATATAAAGAAAACTATGAAGAAAAATAACATAGTTTCTTTATCTGCCCCAGGTATTGGATATAATAAAAGAGTATTCTGTATAGATTTTAGTGATAGTGAGATAAAAACATTTATTAATCCAGTTATTACTAATAGAACAGAAATGAAATTAACTAGAGAAATATGTTCTTCATTGCCAGGTGAAGAATATTTATTGCCAAGGCATTATGAGGTAGATATTATTTATGAAACTCCTTCAGGTAAGATAAAAACAAATAGATTTAAAGATGTTGCCTCTTATGTTGTACAACATGAATTAGATCATTTAGAAGGGGTTACAATAAAAGATATTGGCCTAGAACTAGATGAAGATTTTGATAACGCTACAGATGAGGAAAGACAAGAAATTATTTCTATGTATTTAGATTCTTTAGAAAAACGACAAGCTATGCTAGATGAGTGTATAAATGAAAATGAAGAATTAAAGACTGTTTCTGATAGATTAAAATTTTCTGAGATGTTGGCAAAAGGTGAGATAACATTTGAAAATATTGATGAATTAGTAAATATAGGAAATACAGATGGCAAACAGCACAAGAATTAAATTTAAGAGAACGACTACTGAATTTAGTAATGCTAATTTTCAAGGTCATTCTATATATTTTGGTGAACCTATTTTTATAGATAATAACCATTTAAAGAAGGAAGAGCCTTGTAAGTCATATATAGCAATAGGGTCAAATACAACCGAATCTCCAGGTACAGTTCAAACAGCAGCTATATTTAAAGGGTTTTGGGATATAAATAAAGCAAATAGCATAGTTTTCTATAAGAGTAATAGAGAAGGATTAGTTGATGAATCTGGAAATGACGTTTATGCAGATAAAATAATAACTAAAGATATAACTAATGCTACTAATTTAGAAAACAAAGCAGAAAAATATTATTTATTATGTCAACCCGATGTAGAAAATACTAATAGTGATTATAGAAGTGTAAAGACATTTAAGTATGGTGACGCTGGTATTTATATAGATACTAGAGGTATATTACACGGTGCCGCATGGAATGACTATGCAGAAACAAGAACTATAAAAGGTACTGTGGAGCCAGGAGATGTAGTTTGTGAGTATGGTGGTGGCGTATTGTCTTTATCAGAAACTAGATTACAACCTTGTCCTTATGTAGTTTCTGATACTTATGGTGTTATTATAGGGGATTCTAAAGATACACCAGTAGCAGTAGCAGGTAGAGTATTAGTAAAATTGTCTGATTTTTCTTTTAAAATAGGTGATTGTGTATGTGCAGGACCTGATGGAAAAGCCGCTATTATGACAAGAGAAGAGATAAAAAAATTCCCAGATAGAATACTTGGAATAATTACTGAAATACCTAATTATGATGAATGGAATGGGGTGAAAGTAAATAATAGAGTTTGGATTAAATTAAGATAAAGATATTGGATATTAGATGAATAAAGTTATTTTACGTGGATATTTAAGAGATATAGAATATTCTCATAGTATAGGAGATATAGAGTATGAAAAAGCAAATCTTATATGTCCAAGTACTTGTGGCAGAGAAGATGACATAATTTCTCTTAAATATAAAAAATATTCTAACAAATATAAGGAAGGTGATTTTCTAGAATTAGAGGGTAATTTAAGATCTTATTCCACTTCAAATGGTGGAAAAAATTCTGTACAAATATATGTGTTTACTTATTTTGATTCTCCAGAAATTATTTCCATGTATAATACTGAAATAGATGGTAGGATATGTAAAATAGATGAACTAAAAACTACAAAATATAATAAACCATATTTGCATTTCACATTAGCTAATAATATATTTACTAATGATAAAAAAATAAATAATTATATTCCTTGTACATGTTATGGAGACATGGCGGAGGAACTTTCAAAACTTGGTGTAAATACAAAGATTTCTATTTGTGGTGAGTTTCATTCCCATTGTTATAAAAAATATATAACTAAGGATGATTTTGAATATAGAGTTGCTCATGAAGTACTTATAAAAAAATATGAAATTATGGATTAATATATACAATCGTAAGATATTGTAATATAATTAAATAAATACTAAATAGGACCAATAATGGCTAATAAAGAATTGGTAAGAGATTTTTATGGAAAAATAATAGGGTCCATAGAAACAGATGGAACTAAACAAATTGTTAGGGATTTCTATGGAAGGATATTAGGAAGATACGATAGTAAAGATAATAAAACAAGAGATTTTTATGGAAGGATTTTAACCTCAGGAAATACATTAATGGGGCTTTTATATAAAAAATAATTATTATGTGTAGAGAACTAATAGAGTATAATTAAATAATAACTTTGATATAAAATGGACTATTATTGGTCCATTTTTTTGACCATATTATAAGAAAAAGAGGATGATTTTATGATAACTATTTATACTACTGAAACTTGCCCAAAATGCAAGATACTTAAAAAGAAATTGCAAAGTAAAGAAATACCTTATGTAGAAATACAAGATATAGATGAACTTATAAAATTAAATATAGATGAAGTACCTGTAGTTAAGGTAGATGATAATATAATGAATTTTAATGAAGCTGTAACTTGGGTAAATAATCAGTAGGAGGTAAATGGGTGTTAATAAATTTAAGATTAAATAAAAATTTTGCAACAGCGTTTAATAAATTATCAAACGAATATGGTACAGATATGGTACAACTCAATGGATTTTCTGACGAGCAATTAAGTTGGACAGATTTTTTAGATAATTTTGTTGCAAAAGATACGGTAGCAGATGCTACTATAGACAGTAATGCTAATATGGGCACTAAAGATGTATGCTCATTGGAAGCTGAAATGAGTAAACCTCATAGTAAATTAATTGCATTTAATAAAATTTATCAAGAATTAAACCAAATGTTTGGGTTTAAGGTTGCTAATGATTGGATTCAGAATGAGTGGGATGGTCATTTTTATCTACATGATGCAGCTAGTTCTACATTAAAAAGTTATTGTTATGCGTACGATCTTGAAAGATTAGTAAATGAAGGATTATATTTTATAGATAACTTCAATAATCAACCCCCAAAACATTTAGTTACATATACTGATTTTGTGGGTGAGTTTGTAAGTTGGGCAAGTAACAGAACTAGTGGGGCTTGTGGACTTCCAAGTTTTCTTATCTATTCATACTATTTTTGGAAGAAAGATGTAGAGAATAATTATTATGTAATAGATCCAGAAACATACCGAGACCAAGAATTCCAAAGAATAATCTATAAATTAAACCAACCTTATTTAAGAGTTAATCAATCGGCATTTACTAATTTTAGTATTTTCGATAAATCTTATTTAGAAGCAATTTTTGGTGGAAAAGAATTTCCAGATGGTACTTTTATTATTGATTATATAGATGAAATTCTAGAATATCAGAAATCTTTTATGGAAATATGTAGTAAGATTAGATCTGATAATATGATGACTTTTCCAGTTTTAACTTTTTCATTATTGAGAAATAAAGATGGAAAATTTGTAAATGAAGATTTTGCTAAATGGTGTTGTAGACATAACATGAAATGGGCAGATAGTAACTTCTTTATTAGTGAAGATATTACAAGTTTGAGTAATTGCTGTAGATTGTTATCAGATGTAAAAGAACTAGGCTATTTCAATTCTATTGGTGGTACTAGTTTGGAAGTTGGTAGTATAAAAGTTAATACTATTAACTTAGCAAGATTAGCTTATGAAAATAAAAAAGTAGATTATCTAGATGCTTTAAGAGATAAGGTTTATTTATGCCTACAAGTATTACATATTATTCGTGATATTATAACAAAAAATATTCAAAGAGGATTATTACCTAATTATACACATAAACTTATAAATCTTGAATCACAATATTCTACTATTGGTATCATAGGTATTTATGAAACTTTACAAAAGTATAGAATGGTCAAGAAAGATGAATTAGGTTATACGTATTATACAGAATCTGGTATTGAGTTTGCTAAATCAATTTTTAATACTATAAACGAAGTTAAGCAGCAGTTTATAGAAGATAATGATATTAATTATTCTATTAATATTGAGCAAATTCCAGGTGAAAGAGCAGCCTCGATTTTAATGCAGAAAGATAAATTTTTCTTTCCTAAAGAAAAGTATGAATTACCTTTATATGGTAATCAGTGGATTCCATTAGGTATTAAAACAACATTAGATGAAAAGATTAAATTATCTGCTATCTTAGATAAGGCATGTAATGGTGGATCTATAGCACATATTAATATTGAAGCACCATTTAATAATTTTGATACAGCTTGGAAGATGTTAAATAAAGTCGCTGATGCTGGGGTTGTTTACTTTGCTTTCTGTACAAGAATAAGTGCTTGTAAGAATAATCATGGATTTTATGGAGAAATTTGTCCAGTATGTGGAGAACCAAAAGAAACAACCTATCAAAGAATAGTAGGATTTTTAACTCCTACAAAGACATACAGTTCTGAAAGAAAAGAAGAATTTAAGATGAGGGATTGGTTTAAGGTAAGTTAATTATGAATATATTAAATATAAAAGCAGAGGATTTTGTCAATTATAAAAAGCCTGCTATGTTTATTGGTATGGGCAAGTGTGACTGGAAATGTTGCATTGAAGCACATATACCAGTAGATATTTGTCAGAATCATGATTTACAAGATTATATAGAATTAGAACCTAAAACAATAGTTGGAAATTATATGAGTAATACTATAAGCGAATCTATTGTTATAGGTGGATTAGAACCATTTAATGATTTTATGAATTTGTTAGATCTAGTAGATGAGTTTAGACAAAATACAACGGATGATATTGTAATATATACTGGGTATTATCCTTATGAAATAACAAATGAACTTATGTATTTATCTGACTATGATAATATAATAATTAAATTTGGTAGATTCAAACCTGATGATACAGGATATAAAGATGAATTATTAGGTGTAAAATTAGCTAGTAGCAATCAATACAGTGCTAAATTAAATATAGGGACAAAAGAGATTATAAAAGCAATGAAAGAAAATGATGGTTATTGCCCTTGCATGACTAAGAAAAATGAAAATACAAAATGTTGCTGTAAAGCATTTAGACAGCAAGAAAGTGGTGAATGCCATTGTGGTATATTTAGTAAATAAGGATATTTAATGATATATGATTATATAGTAGAAGCTAATCTATTGGAAAGTGAAGAATTATTAGAAGATAGGATGGTTAAATATGGGGGTGAGTTAGCTCCAAAATTTGGATGGTGTGTTATCTATGTAGGTGGCCCAGGATCTGGTAAAGGATCTTCTACCTCTTATCTTTCTAGATTACAAGGAGATTATTATAATGTAGATGATCTTAAAGAAATAGAAAGAATGTGGCAAATAAGAGATCCAGAAACTGGTAGACCACATGCTGATAATTTTAAAACTCCTGAAGGGAAAAAGATTCCAGTATTAGATAAAGATGGAAATCAAGTTTATAAAGGTGGAAAACCTGTATTTAAAGATGAGTTTAGAAATATGGGAAATTCAGAATTCGTTTCTGAACTGCACCAAGAGATGAAACCATTAAGTAAAAAATGGAAAAGATCTATACTTGCAAATCCTGAAAATTTAAAGGGTAGGGATAGACTACCTAATATTATCTTTGATATTACTGGAGATGAGTCTTCAAAGATAATGGAGATAGTAGATAAATTAAAGGAATTCGGTTATAAAATAGCCATTATTTGGGTATTATCTACGGCAGAAAGAGCATTTAGAAATAATATGAATAGGGATAGACGAGTTGATACGGACAATGTATTTATTCCTAAACATTTAGGTGTTATCGACGCTGTAGAAGATATATTTAAATCTGGTCAAATATCAAAGATAGATGAATTCTGGGTTATAGATGCTGCTATTGAAATTAATCCTTCTGTGGATCCAGTAGCTTATCATGATGCTCAAAATGTTTATCATATTCCTACAACTCCAGATGGGTTAAATAAGTTTGAAAATATAGCAAAAAGAATTGAATATAATAAACGTGAGTTTAATAGATTAAAACAAAAAAGAAAAGAAAAAAATATTAAATAAATATTTACATATCCTTTACTATAGTATATAATAACTATAGTAAAAAGGAGGTGATAAATATGAAACTCAAAGATATTAGATCAGAACTTGAAAATTTTGATTACTGTGAGATCATCTATAATCTATCTAGTTCTGGGTGTACTAGATATGAACAAGAATATGAATATGTTTATCAGCTACTAAATTATCCTGATGATTATGAAATTCCATATAAATGTTATGAAGTATTATATGATTGGGATGATTTTGGATATGGCGATGGGCATGATGCAGTATGCTTTTACTCAGAAGAAAAAGGTTATTTACAGCAAAACCCAAGAGCTAATAGAGTTTATGGTAAAAAAGAAGAAAACTAAAGGAGAAATTTATGAAAAGTGTAGAAAAAGAACTGAATAAACTCAGTTATCTTATTAAACTGTATAATAAGAAAGATATGCCAAAAGTTAAAAAGGTATTGTTTAAAGTTCCAGCAACTATTGTATTTTGGGAAGATGGCACTAAAACAGTAGTAAGGTGTTGTGAAGAAGATACTTATAATAGAGAAATTGGTCTTCTATTATGTGTTGCTAAAAAGGCACTTGGGTATGAGGAAATGCATAGAATTTTAGAAAAATATATTTATAAAAGATAGTAAAAAATATTTACAAATATTAGATTATAGGTTATAATAATAAAGTATTAAATATTTAATAGATCTATTTTATATAAATTAATCCCTCTGATGTATGGGGTAATATACATCATATAACATCGCGGGGTCGTCAAGAGGCAAGACATAGGACTCATTATCCTACATTCGTGGGTTCGACTCCCACCCCCGCAACCAAAAGTCATTGTTTTCATGTTCAAGTTGAATTTTGCGGCTAAACATCAAGATCGGGATGTTGTCCTATGGTGGACGGGGCAGAGCAAAAACTTATCCACCGACCTCCTTTCTGGGGATGAAAAGGTGTCGATCTAAAATAAACCAACAAACGGAGTTTTAGATACGTGAGTTCGATTCTCACCATCTCCACCAATTTATTTTACAAGGAGATATGCGGTTGTGATGGAATAGGAAGACGTGAGGGACTTAAAATCCCTTGGTAGTAATACCGTGTGGGTTCGAATCCCACCAGCCGCACCAGTACTAATATTCCAGTATCTCTTTCAAACTGATAGAAATAATTGTACCAGGAATATTAAGTTGAACACACAAAATAAGAAGTAGATACACACAGCAATCGTTATCAAGCCAGGGATTTTGATAAAATTGTATCTAGTGGCAATATGCCAAGGAGAAAAGTATGAAACATTTTATGGATTATATTGAAGAAGCACAGAAAAGCGAAAAGACATTAACCGAAAATTTAGCAGTAGCATATGAAACATCTGGTGATGCTCTGTTAGATTTCAATTTTAAACTTACAAGTTTAAGATCTAGTTCTGAGGAAGAAATTATTAAATCTTTCAAGAAAATTTATTACACTTGTGATCGTGTAACAATTATGAAATATCTTTTCTATGTTGGAGATATTAGAGAAGGTATGGGCGAAAGAAATGTATTCAGAACATGTATTAAGTGGCTTTGTAAAGAAGATACTGAACTAGCTAGAAAAGTTATTCATCTTATTCCAGAATATTCAAGATGGGATATATTAACTGATTTAGTTGACGTAAAGCCAATAAAAAATCGGGTTATAAGAATTGTAAAGGAACAGTTATCAGAAGATATAAATAATATGAATAATGGTAATCCTGTTTCCTTACTTGCTAAATGGATGCCGTCTGAAAATACTTCATCTAAGCACAAAAGAAATTTGGCAAGAATTTATATTAAAGAATTTAAAATATCTCCGAAAAGATATAGACATATTCTTTCTTCACTTAGATCCTATATTGATGTTGTTGAAGTTAAGATGAGTAGTAAGAATTGGTCAGAAATTGATTATAGTACTGTACCTTCTCAGGCTAATCTTAAATATTCAAATGCATTCTTAAAAAATGACTATGAAAGAAGATGTGATTATTTATCATCATTAGTTAGAGGTGAAACTAAGATTAATGCATCAGTTTCTCAGCCTCATGAAATAGTTAATAAATATGCTTTTAATAGTTATTGGGATAAAGAAGTAAAAGGTTATGATGAAACATTAGAGCAAATGTGGAAAGCTCTACCTAATAAAGTAACTAAAAATACTTTAGTAGTAAGAGATGGTTCAGGTTCTATGACTGCTCCAATTTCTGGTAGAATAGAAGCTATAGATGTAGCGACAGCGTTAGCAATTTATTGTTCCGAACATACAACCAAGGCATTTAAAGATAAGTTTATCACATTTTCTAGCAAACCTAAGTTTATTGATTTATCTTATTGTAACTCACTTAAAGATAAATTAAATCTTACTTTTGCAGAAGATGATATGTCTAATACTAATATGTATGCTACTATGAAACTTATCCTAGATACTGCTGTTCATAATAAATTATCACAGGAAGATATGCCAGATAATATTCTTATTATTTCGGATATGCAGTTTGATGGCAGATGGATGAAGTTTGATGAATCTTTGTTTGATCAAATTTCAAGAGAATATAATTCTTATGGGTACAAACTTCCAAGAATTTGTTTCTGGAATCTATGTGCTTATGATGCAAAGACTATACCACTTCAGAAAAATGAATTAGGATTAATTCTTTGTAGTGGATTTTCAATTAACAATTTAAATATGTTTATGAGTGGTGAGATTGATCCATTAAAGGTATTAATGGATATTATTAATTCAGATAGATATAAAGCAATAGAAAATGCTTTTAATTAATAATGTTTAGATACTAACAGCAATTAATGTGTACAGATGGTTGTTTGGTTTTTAGTACAAAGTATCTAGTTTCATACTTACCTCCTTTCATTAGACTCTAACAGCAAAATTATGTTATAAGAATAACTCTTAATAAATTCTGTGTTGGTTGGAAAATTTATTATTATATATAGAGTCTAGTATCCTGACCCATTAGCTCAGAAGGAAGAGCATCTGACTTTTAATCAGAGGGTCTGGAGTTCGAATCTCCAATGGGTCACCATTACATGAGGGCTATTAGCTCAGTTGGTTAGAGCGTCCGGCTCATAACCGGTAGGTCAAAGGTTCGAGTCCTTTATAGCCCACCATATTTTAAAATAAAAATAAAGGCCTTAAATGAGTGAATCAATATTAATAGCATTAATAGGTATAGTACCTTCATTATTAGTTGCATTGGTTTCTATTATTTCAAATAATGCAATAATAAAAGTTAAAATAGAAGAATTAGAAAAGCATGTTAATAAACATAACCAAGTAATAGAGAGAACTTATACATTAGAAAGAGATTTAGCAACCTATTGGTCTAAATATGATGAGATAAAAGAAAGATTAGATAGGTTAGAGAAAAAATAAAAAGAAAGAGAGAAAACTAATGGCGCAGGTAAAATTATCGCCTCCATGGGCTATTTATTATGAAAAGGTTAAAGCATTATTTGAAAAAGATAAGTTAGTTAGAGTTTATTTTAACGAAAATGAGAAAAACCTTTCTCTGTTAGTAGAAGATAAACGTAAAGCTGAGGCCTTAGAATTCCTTTTACCATCTACTGTAGAATTTGGTAATGTTACTTTAAATATTTCTGTTATTCCATCTAACACTGCGACAGGTCACAGTATATGTGTTAGTAGATATGAGATGAATCAACTATTTGAAATTGCATTTTGCGAAAATGAAGCTTTTCGATATGCAGAAACAATTTCAGGGATCATGTCTAATCCTATAACATTTGTTGTATTTGAGAAATGTGTTGTACAATATTATAATGATGATCTAAGTGATATTCATGGTGTATGTTCTACATTATATCAAGAACTTGCAAAAGAAGTATTTGTAGATTTAGATGGAGTATATTTTAATACAGATACAGAGGTAAAACAAGAAAGTATAAACACATTTACAATAACACCAACAGCAGTTAGTTCTACATGTTCTAGATGTTAAGTAAAGTTATAATTTCTTGCGGTCCCGTAGTCTAACGGTTAGGACACGTGGTTTTCATCCACGTAACGTGGAGTTCGACTCTCCCCGGGACTACCACTAAGTGCGGCGGCAGCGTCGGAAATACGGAATGGGATAACAGACGATACAAGATGGGTTGACTTGCACCCGTCAAAAGGCAAGCTACAAGCCATTCATTACCGCACGTTAATAGAGGGAGTTAGTTAATACTAATAGAAGAGAATATAGTTTATCGTTAATAGAAAGCAGTGGGGAGACACCACAGAAGGCAGCGGTGGACCACATAGAAACAAATCCGCGTAAGCTACCTCAGTTACGTTCGTTAAATCTATTGATAAACCTCCCTCTTATCAATGGGGTGTCGTCAAGTGGGTAAGACACAGCACTTTGACTGCTGTATGCGCAGGTTCGAATCCTGCCACCCCAGCCAAAACAAATTATAAGTTATATAAATAGAAATAAGGATAATAAATTATGTTTATAGTATTAGAAATTCAAAGAGAGAATGGTGTAACTTCAGTACTTCCATATACTTTTGATACAATTAATGAAGCAAAAGCTAAATATTATGCTATATTATCTGCTGCTGCATTAACAACTATAGAACTTCACGGGTCATGTATTATTGTTTCTTCTACAGGTAGTTGTGTTATGAGAGAAATCTTTGATAGAACTTCAACTCAATAGATATGAATAAAATAGAAGATAAGTTAAAATTTTATGTTTTAAACTATGATTTTAATAATCATAAAGTAGTTCATTACAATATATTTAATAATATACATGTATATGAATCTACTTTAAAACTAATTAAAGACTATAGAAAAAATAAATATTCATTTGAAGAATTTGTTGAAGAATTAATTAAGATAGTTCAATGGCAAGAATGGAGTAGACGAGAATACGAAATTTCTGTTGGGGACGCTTTTGAAACTGATTTAAATAAGTTTGAAAAATGGGATTGTTTTGAACAGTTTAAACCTAATGCAGAAATGTTTGCTCATTATTTATTAAATGAATAATATGGCTCCATAGCTCAGTTGGTAGAGCGATTGGCTGTTAACCAATTTGTCCCAGGTTCGAGCCCTGGTGGGGTCGCCATTTATATAGGAGTACTGATGACGCTATTGTACTTAATACTCTGTGGCACTGCAAAACAAATCCTATATATATTTGCCTATCTACCATGTGTAGAAAAGGGTTCTTTAGATGGGTATATGTACATACTCTCTAATGTGAGAAAAATCGGGGCCTGAGCTAACTCGTAAAAATAGCGGTAGGTAGCAGACGCATTGAAGACGTCAGATGCGTCTTTTGTGGGCAAGTAGCCCAACGGCAGAGGCACTAGTCTTAGGAACTAGTAAGTGTGGGTTCGAATCCCACCTTGCCTACCATATATGGTCTATTAGTATAAAAGTATTATATCGGTTTGTCACGCCGAAGAAAGGGGAGCATTACCCCTATAGACCGCCATTTGTAGAATTGGTGTAATGGTAGCATTTCAGCCTTCCAAGCTGGTGGTACGGGTTCAAGTCCCGTATTCTACTCCATTAAGTTTAGGAGGAATGGCGTAATGGTATCGCAGCGCTCTGCTAAGGCGTCCAACCCATGGTTGTCCGAGTTCGATTCTCGGTTCCTCCGCCATTATCGAGAGATACCCAAGTTGGTCATAAGGGCGTAGACTTGAAATCTATTGTGACGTAAGTCCCGCGGGTTCGAATCCTGCTCTCTCGGCCATGTAATAAAAGCTGATTTTATCCCGAATTATGTTACGGGTGCCACGGTGTCAGTAATCCGTCATAGTGGGGTATACCAAATAACGACTCCCCAGGGGTCCGGACATAAATAAGATAGAATTGGCAAAGTCCAGATCAGCTCTAGACTATAAAAGGAAAAAATAAGGCTCTTAGGCTGGACGAGGGCCACCATGAGGAAGTGGTGTAATTGGTAGCACGTCGGTCTCCAAAACCGTTGGTCTGGGTTCAAGTCCTAGCTTTCTTGCCATATATCGGAGGATACCCAAGCGGCGAAGGGAGCGGACTGTAAATCCGTGACGTCTAGACACATCGTTGGTTCGAGTCCAACTCCTCCGACCAATTAACCGTCGTTGACCGCCAACCGTAGGTAGCTCCTCCTATCGGAAGATAGTGGACGGTATATAAAAGAGAGGTCCGAATTTTAATAGGGTTGGCTATTAAAATTTTTTCGGAGTATAGCTCAGTTTGGTAGAGTGCTTGGTTTGGGACCAAGATGTCGCAAGTTCAAATCTTGCTACTCCGACCAATATATTTATAATAATAAAGTAAGTCCGACCAATTTATGCAAAAAAGATGAAAATAAATTTCATCTTTTTTTATTTTTCTATGTACATTTCATTTATAATAGTATATAATAATAATGTGGAAAGGAACTTTAATACTTAAAGGAGGTAATAAAAATGATGATTAAAGATGGAAGGATTGCATTAGTTATTGGTATTATTCTTTTTATAATCGTTGGTCTTGGAAATCATTATATTGATGGAATATATTAAGGAGGTAGAATATGAAAGTGAAATCTGGTAAGAAAGAAGATAAAAACACTATAGTAAGAATAAATAAATCAAGTTTAGATATGCTATCTACCAAAGGTAAATATTATTATATGGATCGTAAACCTGATGCAGATGAAGTTTATTATGTATTAGTGGATAATACAAAAGGTAAAAAGAAATTAACAGAATTTGATTCCATAAAGAAGTTAGAAGAAGCAATTAAATAGAAAACAAACAAATAATAAAAATACAAAGATATTGCTAAATTATTTATATAAATGTGATTTAGCAATATTTTTTTATTGCAAAATAGGGAAATAAAAGATGTATAGAGGAACAACTCCAACATTAAAATTTAAACTAAATATAGACGTAAAAAGAATTACTAATTTATCTATAATATTTTCTCAAGGCGGTAAAGCTATTTATAAAAAATCATTTGATGATTGTGATATAGATGAAGATAAGAATAGAATAATAGTAAAATTAACACAAGAAGAAACTTTAGGACTAGAACCAAATAAAGATCTACACATTCAATTAAAATTACAATTAGATAATGAAAAGGTTTCTGTAAGTAAATATATAAATACTTACGTAAATGATGTTATAGATATTGATATTATGTAAGGATTTTATATGAAAGAAGTATTTGATAGTTTATTTGAAGTAGATACATTAGACATAACTGATGATATAGATGCTGAAATATCTGAAGAATTAGAATGTAATGAAGTAGAATTAAATATTTCTGATGAACATTTCTGTACACAAACTGATGCAAAGGTAGATATATCACAAAACTATAATGATTTAGCTAATAAACCATCTATAAATGGTGTAACTTTAATTGGAGATTTTAAAATAGATGTAATAGAATGTGGTACTAGTACTACTGTAATATAACTAATTGAGGAGAGGTAATGGAATTACAAACAAGAATAAAACAAAAAAGAGATACTACAGCTAATTGGGACGCAGCTATAGGATTTATACCTCTTCCAGGTGAGATAATAGTATACACAGACTATGAAACTAAAACTTATGAAGTAGAAGAATATGGTGAAACAGTTACAAAAACTGTAAATATACCTAATATAAAAATAGGCACAGGAAATGCCTATGTTCAGGATCTAGCTTTTGTAGATCAAAGAACAAGAGAAATATTATTAGAACATATTAGAAATCAAGATGTTCATACGACATTAGCTGAGAAATTATTTTGGAACAATAAAATTAACGTGGATGACGCCGAAGAACAAATCACTGGCGAATTAGAAGATGAGACGTTAATTCTAAATAGGAATTAATAAAGGAATAAATTAATGGCAGAAATTAGTAAGATAACCCTACCTTCTGGGAATACTTATGAGATTAAGGACGCAACTGCTCGCCAGATGATAAGTGGTGGAGTTAGTTTTATAATCGCCTGGGATGGCACTGACACTGCTGTTGCAGAAAATGTACCAAAAGGTGTTAATGCTGGCGGTGTTACAGGTACGCTTGAAGCAGCCGATGCACAAGCTGGTGCATTTTATTTAGTTAAATCTTCAACTACTCCTAGTTCAGAAACATTAGATATTTATGATGAATACGTAGTTGTAGGAAGTACAACAAAGCGTTGGGAAAAGATTGGCGATACTCAACTTAATTTAACTGATGTAGTTACAGGAGTTAGTTTAACTAAACAAACAGATATAGTTCTTGGAGAAGCAACTACATTTACAAATGCCAGTTCATCAGTTTCATTTACTGGTGGAACTACTGATAAAGTACTTGGTGAAGCTACAACTTTTTCTGTAAATAAACCAACTATTACAGTTACTCCATCAACTACTAATATTAAAGCTACTGCAAGTGGCACAGCAGTTGGAGCAAATGGTACAGCAAAAGCAATTACTGGATTTGGTACTCATACAACAGATACATTTGTAAAGTCTGTTACTGCTGAAACTGGTAAGAATTTAGTTACAACTACGGTACCTAATGTTACTGGTAATACTACTGTTTCTATTCCTAATGTAACTGGGAATACAAATGTTACAATTCCAAATGTAACAAGTGCAGGTAGTGCTTCTACATGGAATTTTGCAATGGGAAGTGGAGATGCTGCAGAAACATTAATTATTAGTGGAGCTAATTCAACTGCACCGACTTTAGGTACATCTTTAAGTGCTTCAAAAGTAACACTTGGAACTGCACTTACCGCAACAAATACAACTCTTGGTACAGCAAAAACGGTGGCTACTGGAGCTACATCAACTACTGGTACTGGTGATGCGGTTGTTACCGGAGTTACTGTTGGTGATTCAGCTGCCGCTATCACAGCTCTTGGAACTCCTACTACTGCGGATGCATTAACAGGAGTTAAAGTTACTACACAACCTACAATCGCTCTTGCAACGGGTGCAACAGCTGGTACTGGAGTAGTAAACGTGGCAACTGGAATTAGTTCAGCTACTGCTGGAGATCAAACAGTTACAGTTGGAACAAATGATAAAGTTACAGCAGTTACTGGTATTGGATCAGGTACTGCGGCAGCTCAAACGATTACAGTAGGAACTAATGATAAGGTTACTGTACTTAAGAATACTACAGATGTAAGTGTAACAAAGGGTAATGCATAAGGAGTTAAAAGTATATGGCATTACAAGTATGGTTGCCATTGACAAAAGATTTAAGGAATCAAGGATTGTCAGATGTGACAGTTACGAATAATGGAGCGACGTTTAACTCAGCGGGAAAGTTGGGCGGATGTTACAAAACTTCTTCTACAGCTACAATAGATTTAGGATACAATGGAAATCAAATAAATTCTGGAAGTATTTCATTTGGTGGATGGTTCAAATTCAATAAAGCTGAATTATGGTCTGTAATGAGTGGTTATAGTTATACTAGTACTCGGACTACACCAACTGGTAATTTAATAGGTAATAATAGTTATGGTGGAGTTAGTTTACAATGGTATACTAATAATATATATAATGATAATACTTTGACAACTTTATATGTACAAGGTTATTTAAGAAGTACTACTAATGGAGCAAAAGCAACCTCGGGTGTATCATTACCTTTTGATACATGGGTACATATCTTTTTTACTTTTGATAAACTTAGTAAGGTAATGACAATATGGTTAAATGGGGAAGCTAAATATACATTTACTAATTTAGAATTTACTGATGCTGTTAGTAGAAATTTATTAGTTAATTATAGTGCTGTAGCTGGAGGAAATGGACCGTCTTTTAATATACCCTTTTTAATCAATGATGTCCGAATTTATGACAACTGTCTTTCTCCAATGGAAGTTAAAGAACTTGCAAAAGGACTTGTACTTCATTATACATTAGGTGATAAAGCGATTGAGTCAACAACAAACTTGTTTTATCCATTAATAGAAACAAGTAGAAATACTAGTCCGGCTTGGGATAAGACTTTAAATGGGAATTATATGATTCATTGTAATGGATTTGGTGACGGATACAATGGTGGTGTTAGCAATCCAACAATGGGATACCATGGTCATTGGACATATGATGAAAATAATAATTTGATAGGAATTCTTCCTAATTTAAATAGTGTTATTGGACAAACAAATAGATGGTTAGGACTAACTGCTTCAGTACCATCTACTTCCATTGGTGCGGGAAATAGTTATACAATTTCTTGGGAGCAGAAAACAGATAATTTAAATTGTTATACAAATGCTGGATATTATTACAAGAAAAATTCATCGGAGAGTGGATACGGTAGTTTTCATGATGGCACTAAAAACTGTAAAAATACTTTAATTAATACATGGCAACCAATGGAAATTAGTTTTACTTTATCTCAAGATTGGGATGGTACTTATACTGGTGGTACGGTATATTTTTATGGACATTATGGTTCGGAAGGTACTACTTATTTACGAAATTTACAATTTGAAACGAAGAACCATGCAACAGCTTTTGTTAATGGATTAACAACAAGAACTAGTAATATAGTTTATGATTGTAGTGGTTTTTGTAATAATGGTGAAATAACGGGTGCATTACATATTAGTCATGATACACCAAAATATAAATATTCAACTAACTTTTCTTCAGGGGCCAATTTTATTCGTGCTGGACGTGGTGCAATGGTTACGGATGGAATTACTGTAAGCATTTGGACTAAATATTCAACCTGGGGGAACCCCATTTCTTGTACTGAAGGCGGTGGTTGGAATTTTGAAAACGGTTCTAATAGTATCCGTTTCCCGGTATATGTTTCAGGTATTGGATATAAGCTCGCAGAATCAAATATTGCTCCTTCTACTTTAATAAATGGATGGCATATGATAACTGGTACTTTTGATAAAACTAATGTAAAAATATATATAGATGGTGAATTAAAAGGAACTACTACAACTGGTTCAACTAATGGTATAGCTTATCCATCAAGTAACGTAATATTTATAGGAGCCGAGTCTGCTGGAAGCGCGACTTCACCAGAATCGTACAATTTTGTAGGTAATATATCCGACTTTCGCATTTATGCAACCGCTCTATCCTCCGATGATATAAAATCTCTTTATGAATCAAATAAATTATAAGGTATAACTTGTGGCAAATATTAAAAAAATAAAACTCCCAAATGGGACAACATATGACATAAAAGACTCGGGGGCCTTGCCATTAACCGGTGGTACAGTTACTGGTCCGGTTATTTTCCAAGATACAACTTCTATGGACGAAGCAACCATTGGAGATTTAGTAGTTAATGGAAATGCAAGTTTTACGAATAATATACAAGCTAATACAATTAACGGAGTTGTAGTTGGTAATAGCCCTAAATTTACTGATACGATTACAACAGCTTCAACAACAGGCTCAGGTAATGCAGTCACAGCAGTAACTGCATCTAATGGGGTGCTTACAGTTACAAAAGGGACCACTTTTTTAACTTCTCACCAAGATATAAGCGGAAAAGCAGATAAAAGCGCTACAGTATCTACTGTGGCATATGACTCAACTAATAAAAAAATTACAAAAACAATTAATGGCACTACTTCTGATGTAGTAACAGTGGCTACTTTAAAAACTGCACTTGGTTATACAGCATCTGATGTCGGTGCATTACCAAGTAGTACAACTTATGTATCTACAATTACAACTACTGCTGGAACACACTCTGCAATTTCTAGCAAATCTGGTGCAGTAAGTTTTAATGTACCAACAAAGACTAGTCATTTAACAAATGATAGTGGGTTTATTACTTCTTACACAGATGAAAAATTAAAAATAAGCACTGCAACTTCTGGATCCTCATACTATCCTTTACTTGGAAATGGCACATCTGCAGCAACAAGACAGTACGATACTGCATTTCAGTTTAGTGGGACTAACGGTACAGCTAGTGGGACTGGCGGAAGTACTACGCTTACTTTAGGGAATTCTACTACTTCTTCTACTGCTGGGTGGAGAAGAGGGATAATACAATTATATGGCTACGGAGCTTATTCTACTACTATTGAAAATAGAACTTCTACAGATAATAGAACTATTATTTTACCAGATAAAAGCGGAACAGTAGCATTAACTAGCGATATTCCAACAGTCCCAACAGCTACTGGTAATTCCGCAGCAGGTATTTCTATTTCTGATCATGGGACAACATCTGTTGGATCTGCATCTGGTTGGAGTGCTGGTTCTGCATCTACTTGGGCTTTTGAAGAAGTAAGTATTCCAAATGTAACATCAGCTGGTTCTGCATCTACATGGGCATTTTCTAGTGTCACTGTTGCAAATTCAATTACTGGTGCAGTAGATTCAACGGATTCATCTCAGTTAAATATAACTTTAGGAACTACATCTGTTCAATCTAAATCAAGTGGATCAAACGGTACTGCTCCAACATTAGGCACTGCTATAAAAGTTCAATCTAAGAAGAGTGGTGCAAACAGTACTACTCCTTCTCTTACAGTTACGCCAACAACAGTAGTAAATGGTAAAACTCATTCTATTACTGATAATGGTCATACACATACTATATAAGGAATTTCTTATAGATGGCAACTTATAATAATATAAAGAAAATTAAAATTGGCGATAATATATTTAATTTATATGATAGTGGTAATAGTGGTGGCACAATCACCAGTGTAAAAACAACTGCCGGGACACATTCTGCGATTAATGTGACAAGTGGAGCAGCTAATTTTAACGTGCCTACAAAGACAAGTCATTTGACGAATGATAGTGGTTTTATAACGAGTTATACAGATACAAAAAATACTGCTGGATCAACAGATACTTCATCAAAGTTATTTTTAGTAGGTGCTACTTCACAAGCAGCTAATCCACAAACATATTCTCATGATACAGTTTATATTGGTACTGATGGATGCTTGTATTCAAACAGTACGAAAGTATCAGTTGAAGGACATACACATAGCGGATATGCTACTTCAGGACATACTCATACATTAAGTTTAGCTTCTAGCACAGGATCGAGTCAATTAGCTTTAGCTGCTAGTACTAAATATCAATTAACAGCAGGTGGCAGTACATATATATTTACAACACCGCCTAATACAACGTATTCAAGTAAGGATGCGGCTAGTGGTGGCATGGATGTTTCATTAGTTACTACTGGAGAAAAGTATACATGGAATAACAAGAGTAATTTAACTATAGGGACAACTTCAACAACTGCCGCGGCTGGTGACCATACTCATGAAATAGGGTTAGGTTCTACTACTGATACAGCAAGTGCTGTTACATTAGAGAGTGCAACTAAGTATAAATTAAGAGCTGGTGGTAATGTAGTTTATTTTACTATGCCTACAATTCCTACTGTATCTTATCCAGTTACTTCAGTTAACAGTAAAACTGGAGCAGTAAGCTTAACAGCTTCTGACGTGGGTGCAGCAACGAGTGGGCATACTCATACAGCTAGTTTAGCAACCAGTACTGGTACTTCCTCAATTACTTTAGCTTCTGCAACTAAATATTCATTAACTGCAGGTGGAAGTAGTGTTATCTTTACTATGCCTACAATCCCAACAGTTCCAAGTAATATTGTAAATACAATTACAACGACAGCTGGTACACATACAGCAATTTCTAGTAAAACTGGTTCAGTTAGCTTTAACGTACCTACTAAAACTTCACATCTTACGAATGATAGTGGATTTGTTACAGCTGATGAAAATGTTAAAAGTGTTGCTGGTAGTACTACTACTGCTGCTTTTTATTTAACAGGGAGCTCAAACTCAAGCACAGAAACTGGTACATTAGTAAAACATGCAGAAATTTATGCGGCTCACAATCCTAATGGGGCATATATTTCATTGGGTGGAGGTAGTAGTACTTATGGCGGATGGCTACAGTTATATTCTTTATCAGCTAGTTATTATGCGACATTAAAACCTGCTAATAATATTAAAGCTAATAGAACAATAACTCTCCCAGATAAAGATGGTACAGTAGCATTAACAAGTGAGATTCCTTCTGTACCAACTAATGTATCTGCATTTACAAATGATGCTGGATATACAACTAATACTGGTACAGTAACTTCTGTTGGATTAACTAATGCTACAAATGGTGGATTAACAATTAGTGGAAGTCCAGTTACTGGATCTGGTTCAATAACTGTTGGTCATAGCAATGTTTTGACCAACGCGCAGACTACGCAAGCTGTATATCCAATTAAGATAGATAAAAATGGGCATATTTCAGCTTATGGAAATGCACAAACCATTCTTACTATAGGTACTACTGCCTCAACTGCAGCAGCAGGTAACCATACACATTCCTATGCAGCAAGTTCAAGTGCTGGTGGTTCAGCTACTACTGCAGCTACTACTGCAGATACAACTAATGCACTTTATCCAGTTGGCGTCACAAGTTCAGCAGTCACTACTTTAAAGAGAGATACAAGTATTACATTTACAGGTGGAACTATAAGTTGTTCTGGATTAACTGTAGCATCAGTTAGTCATACAATAACAGAATCTCAAATGACAACTTTAATGTCAGCGTTATCAAATATTTAAGGGGGTAATATTTATGGCTGCAACTTTAATGCAATTATTATATGCAATAATAAAAAAATTAAGACTCAAACACAGGGAACTCGATTATTATATGAGTTTATGCTCAACAGTATATACTCCAACTTTTACTACCACAAAAGGGTCGTATAATAGTGTAACGACATCAGATTGTTCAGCTGCACTAATTGGAAATTATTTATGTGTTGATTTTAGGGCTACTATGACAAGTTCACAACAAACATCAGTTGGAACAGGTGATATTACTAATAGATCTATGGGTACTATGGTTTTTTCGGATTTTTATTATCCAGACCCTAGTGATTTAACTAATGAAGAAAGAAAACCTGTAATATATCAATTGACTCCTTATAATATAGGTGCGCCTACTGCTTATTCAACAGGTAATGCCCACGTAGGACAATGGTTTATAGAGTGGTCATACTCTGGTCATACCTTAACATTAACTTTCAATTTAGCTGCATTGCAAGCTAAGACATCACAGGTTCGATGTATATATTGGATCCCAGTACATAGATGTCCTTGGTCAGCTGATGCAGAGGAGGCATAAATATGGCAACGAGTTTATTTGAGTTATTACAAACTGTGGTTAATAAATTAACCACATATAATACTAAAATAGAAAGACTTACTAAACGATTTCATACAAATTTATCTGATACTATAACAGTTTCGTATCCTTCTGGATTTTCAAAACAAGGTGATCCATTATGTAGAAATTTAGGTGGTTCTACTTATACATACGTTACTATAACTAAATCTTCAAACTGGAGTACTGGTAATATAACTAATACTGTATGTGCTAATTTTACATATACATTAGAAGATTTAAGACACGTATATACCTTACAAACGGTTGGAATGGGTCGTGGAGGTCTTAAAAATATGTATGCATCAAATACTTCTACTAGCAGTGGTACTACCACAAAAGCTGTAACGGTTACAGCAGTAGGTACGGCCGATACTTCAGCTCAATGGGGACAAGGCATGCCTACAGTTTATAATAGTGTTTTATAGGTGGATTTATGTATAATTTATTATCACAAATAATTCAATCTTTAGTTTTATTATACAATAAAATAAAAAAATTAGATGAATATTGGTCAATGATATATGGAGATAACACTAATGAATTTGCTGTTGATGATACCTCAGCTCTTACAATGACTATTGATACTCCTGGAACCAATGTTTCTCTTTCTAGCTGTGCCGTAGCATTATTTAATAATTGTTTAAGAATACAAGTTAAGTATACTCTATCGTCTCAAATCTCTTCTGGTACATCTGTTAAAAGAAAAATTTGTGAGTTCACAATAACAGATAAAAAGAAATTATTGTCTGGGCCTTTTGAATTAATGTCTGGAACACTTGGTGGTACTGGACCA